CAAACTTCTTAGTAGAATCGGCGGCTCCATTACCTAATGCATTGAAGGAATTACCCATGCTTTGCATAGGTTTGAGCATTTTTTGAAAATCACCTGAGGCTAAACCAGCATTATTAGCCATCTTTTGAAGTTCGTTAGTGGTGAAAGTGTTAACAGCACCTAACCTACTGATACCATCAGAAAATTTTAGTAAATTATCAGTTTGGGCGGTCGCTGCACTCACTACTTTAGTAAATGCAGCAGCTACTAAACCTGCAGCAACCCCAACGGGCCCCAAAGCTTTTCCTACTTGTATTGCGGCGGTTCCCATGCTATCTAAAGCTGATGTATATTTGTTTAACTCACCTGTACCGTTAAGTAATGCTTTAGCGAAGCTACCGGCAGCATCGTCTAACGATCTGAATGCTTTGTTGACGCTACCTACGCGAGTTGAAGCGTTATCAGAAGATTCGCTGAGATTTTTTATTGCAGGAGAGGCGTCCCGGCTAATAATATCTGATAACTCTTTAAGCTGTGCGCTTAGCTCTGCTGCGATTTCTGGATCCATAGTCGATTCCGTTAAATTAAATAATTGGGTTTTTTGACCACTAAATATACGTATGTATTTAGTGTTAACTAAAAACCGAAAATTATGAGGAAATTATGAACAATAACCCGCTAAGACAGTACTTCAGAAGACCTGCTGTTTACCTAAAACTCCCCTCAGGAACCACAAGCTACTCAGAGGACGTGATAAACATTCCAGTAACCGGCGAATTACCAATCTATCCGATGACTGCTATTGATGAAATTACAGCCAGAACTCCGGATTCGTTGTTTAACGGTACTGCAATTGCTGAATTAATAAAAAGCTGTGTACCTGACATCAAAGATCCATGGGCTATTAGTAGCAGTGATTTAGATGCTATCCTCATCGCAATTAAGTCTGCTTCCAACGGTGATCAATTGGACATAGATTCGATCTGTCCAAAATGTAACGAACTTTCTCCGTACGGCATCAGCTTAGTTGGTATATTGTCTACCCTTAAGGCAGGGGATTACAATAAGGAATTTGAAGTAGGTGATCTAAAAATTAAGTTTAGACCGTTGGTTTATAAAGAAATGAATGAAGCTTCTATAGCTCAGTTTGAAATGCAAAAACTGTTTGCCTCTATGGAAAATATGTCAGAAGAGGAAAAAAATAAAATAGGTGGTGATGCACTTGAACGGGTAACGTTGTTGACTATGAAATTATTAAGTTTAGGTATTGAATATATAGAAACACCAGAAATCAAGGTACAAGAAAATGAGTTTATTCTAGATTTTCTCAAGAACTGTGATCGAAATACTTTTACTTCTATTAGAGACTACGCTACAGAACTTAAGAAAAGTTCCACACCACAGCCATTAAAGATAAAATGTGATAGCTGCGGACACGAATACGAGCAAGATTTCTCATTGAACCCTTCTGATTTTTTCGGCTAAAGCTTCTACGCTCTAAACCCGAAGAGATTCAGAAGCTACTAGATGAGTATGAAAAAGACGTAGCGGGTATACGCAAATCTGCACTTACTATGGCATGGTACATGCGCGGTGGCGCTTCATATGAGGACATCCTCAACATGTCTATAGAGGAAAGAAAGGCTATCAACGATATAATTGATAGCAACCTAGAAACTACAAAGAAATCCCAGCTACCATTCTTCTAACCGACATAGAGAGAACTATTCATTTAATTCTCTCTATTTCCATATCTACTTAGGTTAGAGTATCTTTTAGAGTTGTCCTTACGGACAACTTATATCTCACTACGTTCGATATATTCTTTTTAATTGTCTTAAAGAATACTCTCTAGGAGTTATACATGCCGGATTGGAAGCCATGGTAGTGCTATTCAGCACTACCAATGGTATTAGGGGCCATGCCATGGACCTTCCACCGTTGCTGTCTATCCCCCGTCAATCTAGCGTTTGTTGCTGATTGACGCTACCGGTTGCACTGTAAAGTTTGCTAGGGCTGTAGTGAAGCTGACCACCCCTTAGGGGAAGTTCTTCTGCAACGCATGTTCTACACCTTCAAGACAGAATAGACGTGTAGACTCATTCAGGGTTCGCATTCTACCAAGCGAGAGCCCTGTCGGTATTCCCGAACATCATGGATTCCATGATGCTCAGCAGACTCCAGATCCGCGCCATGATATCTCGCATGTCGCTCAAGGAGAGTCGAGGTACCCCGACCAAACGCCAATATAGGGTTCTGTGATTTTTTAGATTTGAATGGAGATAATGTTGTCGGACGTGGTGTCGGGTGAGCCAGAAGAATTATTTGTAGATGAGCCTGAATATGCTTTAAGAAGGTCTTTGTTGAGTTTAAAAAAGTTATCGAATTCTATGAACACCCAATCGCCGTGTTTAGCTGAGGTGTAAAGAATGAAGTTGTCAGTAACCCACGTGTACTTTGTTTGAACGGCGACAAAGCGTCCTTTTCTATTAATCTTAAACATCAATATGTTTAGATTGTCAGGGTCAGATACTTCCATTAACTGATCTAACCAAGACTCGACCACTTTGCAATCACCTGAGAGCAAAAGATGAAAAGGGAAAGTAGCATAGCTCTTGCATTCAGAGTTAAAATTTACCCAATCATCAGGCGCAATTATGTCTCCTTTGAAAGACTTAGTTTGATTTGCATCAAGTATGTTTTTGCGATGAGAATTAGATCGTCCGATATACGCGCCTGAATTGGGAACACGCACAAATGAAGCGGAATACAACGCTGACAAGAAGGCCGCGACCTCCCGCTCAAATGAACTTCCTTTTGCTTTAGATTTAGAAGGCATATGATATTTATTGTCTATATACGGTTGTTTTTATTTTTACACTTATCTCCGTGATATTTCACAAAGTTGTGTCTAGCGCAGGTTTTACTGCAATGTTCACACGTCATGGGCGGAGATGTTTTGCCATACCTTGGACTATGTTCTCCGATTTTGCCGAACATAGGATTGTTGTGGCCTGAAAGCTTTTCTGATCGTTTTCGTTTAGACTCGTCAGTGTGTTTTTTACCGAGATGGGATCTTCTAACACGGTCCGCTATTGCAGGGTCTTTCATCGGATTGTTATCTCCGGATATATCATCTCGCTTCTGTCCAAACATGTGATTTCCGAAACCTTTCCTCTGCTCACTCAACTTTGGGTTAGTAACATCGGTTTTGGCAATGCTTATGTTTTCTTTGTGAGAATCTGTTAACTTAAATCCCGGTAATCTACCTCCTCCGTCACTGGTTTCTGGTCTTAAATTAGCCCATGTTTTCTTTCCGTTGGCATCTTTTTCTTCAACCACGTTCCATAAATTACTATAATACAATCCCCGCTCTTTTAATTCTTTAGTTGTTTTGCATTCTGCTAGTATCTCAGTCGTAACATCATATCCGTGAGTTTTAATATGATCTTTCCAATAGTCACCTGAGCCTTTATATTTGTGCGGGTCTTTGGCTGTTGTTTTACCTAGGTATTTAAGACCGGTTATGTTGTGGGTCTTTTTATATAGATAAATATTCATTGCTGATTGCTCCTTCTAGCATTAGAGTGAGTGGGGATTCGTACTCCCGCGACTCACATCTATTTATCATTCTTGTTCAGCATCATTTCGATAGGTTGTAAAACCATTCTCTTTCACAACCTTAAGTACGCTAGGTACTCGACCCGCAAGTTCTTCGCGGTGAGAGACTAACCAGATTGACTTGCCGCGTCTTCTAGACAGGTCCTTAAGAATTGCCATTGCGTTCTCGACACCTATAGTATCAAGTCCAGAATCTATCAATTCGTCAATGAACACGGTATTGATGGGATGATATAGATTTTCCCAAACGTCTCTGAACGCAAACGACAGTCCTAATATCAATCGGTTCCGCTCGCCACGTGACAAATTATCAAAATCTAGTTCACGTCCGAGTTCAGTAATTTCAACCGAAAGATCATTCTTAAACACTACTGTATGCGGCAAGCCAATCTTGTCTAGATAGTTCGTAAGTCTAGCATTAAGATATGATAGATTTTGATCTATAATCTTCTTTCTAACAAACGAGTCTTTACTAGTTAGAAGGTCTACTAGAAACTTGTAGTGATCTCCTAATTTTGAAAGCTCATTTATTTTGTCAAAACTTATAACTTGCAGAGCCTTCTTTTCCATATCATCAATTTGCTCACTGTATGGATCAGCTTCAGCTACTTTGTTTTCGATTTGCTGAAGTAAGTTGGCAACTGTGCTACGATGTTCAATCGCTTCGGCTTCAGTATCATAGTGTGTGATAGGCGCAGGACCAACAATCACACCAGAATGCTCCACTAATTGTTCAGCATATGGATCAGTTTCTGCCTGCTTTGAGTTAATTTGATTCTGAATGTTCTCAAGTTCTGAACTATGCTTGATAGCCTCAGTTTGTGTTTTGTAATAAGTAGTAGGAACCGCGCCCAAAACAAACAAAGAATTTTTATTTTTTTCTAACTCAGTTTGGGTTTGGGCAAGATCAGATTGTGCAGTAGACAATAAGGCACGCTTGCTAGATAGGACCTCAACATGACCGTCATCATGGAAATCTTGTCCACACGCATAACATCTGTTTTCCTCAAGAGTCTTAACCTCGCTTATCAGTTTTTCAACCGATAAACGTTCTTTTTTGAGTGTAGATTCTAAAGAGGCAATCGTTTTATTTACAGAGTCTAGTTCGATTTTTCTACGATTGTATTCTACCAAATCAATATGAGCCTGTAGCTCAGCTTCAATATCGATGTGGCTCAACTTGTCATAGGTAATTTGTAAATCAGCAATATCTTTGTCGCGCTTTTGCTTCCAGGCGATCTGCCGAGCCAATACAGCTTCATACTGCTCTTGCTTTTTCTTGTTGCTATTGTATGTTGTTAGCTCTTTGTGTGCTTGGAGTTCAGCCTCGATATCAATTTTGCTGAGTTCATCATAATCAAGCGCTAACCTAGCCAAATCGTCGTCATGTTTGGCTTGCCACAGGCGCTGTCTGCGCTTAAGACCGTCAAGCTGTTCCTGAACACGCTTGTTAGCTTCCTCAATAGCTTTGACCTTATACTCTTCCAATTGAATGAGTTCTTTGTTGCCCTTGAGCTTTTCTTTGATTATCTCCGCTTTTTCGGAAAGCAGAGTTATGCCCAATAGTTGTTCAATGATCTTTCGTTGTTCGTTAGAACCTAATGCCAAAAACGGCTCAGAGTAGGTGTTAAGAGCAACGATGTGCTTGAACATGTCAGCGGACATTCCGATGGCACGCTCGATTGCAATCTGAGTTTCTTTATTTTCGCCTTGGGCGGCGTCTTCATCCGTAGAGGCCGCCGCATTATTGACAAAGAAACGCAAAATGTTTGGTTTGCGACCTCTTTCGATCTTGTATTCAATTCCACCAGAACTGAATTCCAAAGTGACCATCATGCCCTTAGCATTGGTTCGATTGATGAGATTGTCTTTACGAATACTGTTGATAGGAGTACCAAACAGAACGTAACTAAGACCTTGAATAAGGGTCGTCTTTCCGGTACCATTACGAGCGCCATCACCACCTAAATCTAGATTTTCACCTAAGATCAGTGTAAGTTCTTTGCTATCGAAGTTTACTGATTGACAAACTGCGCCAATAGACAGAAAATTACGGAGAGTGATATTCTTTAGTACAGTACTCATAGGTTACGATAAATCTCTAGTAATAGTTTTGCGTCATAGAAATCACTCTCGATATTAGTGATTTGGTCTACAACGATTTGATCAACACTTTCAAACTTGATTTCGCCAGGCGCCAAATCCTGTGAGTGCTGATCTTGCTTGATCGGAATCAATGCCATTTCACGAAGACTGTGTGCTGGTATAAGCGTCTCTCGAATAAAGTTTGCTTCTTCGTATGAAATGTCAATGTCAAGATGTACTCTAACATTAGATTTAGGTAAAAGCAAGCCGGTTGGGTTCTCTAATACTTGACTCAACTTGTATACCCTAAATAAAGGTTGCTTTGGCCAAGAATAGAATTCTGGATCTTTGCCCCACTCAAGAACCATCATACCGCGAGCATCATCACCTGCATCTGCGTAGTTGTGAGGGAAAGCATTACCCATATACCAAATGTTCTTCCTAGACTGTCGCTTATGAAAATGACCAGAATAAACCTTCTCAAATCCAGCAACATGTTCTTCGTTTAGTTCACCATGATCCGGCATCTCGATCATTGCATTCATATAAAAATGAGGAAGCTCCATGTGCGAGAAAAGATACTTGCCGCTAAGCTTAGGTAGTTTCTTATAATCATCACCAACTAACCACGGAGCTATGACTACATCATCTTGCTTGAACCAATCATTTACTATGACTACATTGTGTAAATGTTTTGCCCATTCAACTGAGTGAATATCCCGACGATCACGATAATATAAATCATGATTGCCGGGAATAAAGTAAACAACGTCAAACGCTGCGCTTAACTTCTCTAATGCCCGCAGTCCAAATTGCATAGTATGCATGTTGATGCTTGCTCTATGGTGATTGTAATCACCTAAAAAGAAACAAGTCTCACAGTTCTCTGTCTTAGCTTTAGTAATGAACCAATCAACGAAATCAGTACAGTCTTGGTTGTGCTGTAAACTATTGCTTTTAGCTCCGAAGTGCAGGTCTGTAAATACCGCAGCTTTTTTGAATAGATTTGCCATAGTTAAGTTATACTACTTAATGAATACAATATCAATGAAATAGGTTACCTTATTCAGGAGCCTGTATTTTCATATCCTTCATTTGACGAGAGAATGACGGAGTTAACCCGTTAATTTCCAATATATCATCTCTGATATTCTGGTTGCGTTTTTCGATATTAAGTACTCTACAGAAGCTATTAGTAATGGCTGCTGTATAGTATGCAAACGGATTAGCAGATTTGGCTTCGTTAAATCGAAGTCCAACGTAAGTTAGCTGAAGAATAGCCGATCCGCGCATCTCATCATTATAAGTATAGCCGCGCCAATTGTACTTCATGGCATACTTCTCACAAAGCATCATATACATTCGAGCCAACTTATTAGTGATTTTGCCGTGATCCTTAGAAAACTCGCCGTTTTCTATGCCATTAATCCAATGTGACTTTCCTACACATCTAAACGTATTAGTTTCATCTAGTTTGAAATGTTGGAACGGTGGAAAATTTACTTTGACATGAACCATGTCATCCACATCATCTTTGGTTGTCTTGTCTTCTAAATCAGAAAAATCTAAGTCGTCATCGTCATCGAAGATGAGAATGTCTTTAGCAGTCTTCTTTTTTGCTGACTTTCTTGGTTGCTTTTGCGCAACTGGAATGTGATCCCATGTCATTATTCGAAAGATCAAATCTTGTGTTGGGATATCTTCAGGGTTCAGTTTTTCGCCAGTTTCTTGTGATAGTCTGGCTGCTCTGGCTTCTTTGGCTAGTTGAATTTGTTCTGGTTGGGCAGTATATTCGAGACACTTAGCTAGCTCGGTCGTTAGATCCAAATCAATGATAAGATCATATCGATGATATTCGGGTTGAGTGAAGTAACAATAGGTAGTTTTGCTCGTATGAATCTCTTTAAGCATATCCTTGTTGTTTAGATAATTTATTGGTTTCTTTGGTTTTAATCCCACTGGTAATCCTCTTTACTATAGGGTATTATACTATTACTGTTGCAGTATTGCAACAGTATACGGGTAAATTTGACGATTTTTTGAAACGATAAATACAATCAGAGTATTGTATATTTATCATAGGAATCTCTGTTACATGGCAACCGTACAACTTAGTCCTAATGTTAAAATTGAGGCGATTACCCCAGAAGGGCCCGGCACCGCACCTATCTGGTATACTTTAACTATCGGAGACAGTGACCTTAGCACGAGAAACCCTACACAGTTTCAAGACGAAATTACTAATGCGGTCAACACCGGAAAAATATCGGCAGCAGAAGGCGCCACTGCAACCGCCGGATTGAGTCAGGCAATTACCGAAGTGCAGCAACAGCTATCATCTAGTGCAACCACAACGCAACCTTCATCAGATCCGGCTACAACACAGACCGTAACGGCCGAAACAGCCGCAGCCACTGCACCTCAAGGTTCAATTGCAGATGCACCCACACCTGTTTCAGAAGTAGTGGTTAACGGTTCCCCTGCTCCAGGTTCAGTAACTATAGTTCCGCAACCACCAATAATTGATGAACCGATAGTAAATCAACCGCAAGTAACTATAGTTCCGCAACCACCAATAATTGACCAACCTGTAGTAAGTTCAGTACAGAATACTATTGTAGATACACCACCTGTAATCACGGATGGACCATCAATTCCACCAAATCAGCCGGCTGTTCTTCCGGCAGACTTTTCTACTGATCCTTCTGCTCAAGGCAGTTCTAAAGGATTGCAAGGTTTGGTCGCAAATACACAGTCACAGGCAACACAGTCAATTGCTGCAAATGCCGCAGGCCAAGGTGACTGGCGAGTAAGACTTGCATTGGCTCCGGGAGCAACATATCTGTATAAAACAAGCTCAGATCCTGGTATTTTAGCACCACTGGTGGATACTGATGGTGTTATATTTCCATATACTCCTGCTATTTCGGTAAATTATGCGGCTAGCTATGATGCGGCTAGCTTAGTACACACCAACTATAAAATGTTCCAGTATACTAGCAGTTCAGTTGATTCGATCACACTCACCTGCGAATTTACTTGTCAGGATGTTGCTGAAGCTAACTATGTACTGGCTGTAATACATTTCTTTAGATCGATGACTAAAATGTTTTATGGACAAGATCAAAACCCTAAAGCAGGTACTCCTCCTCCGTTATGCTTTATATACGGTATGGGAAGTTACCAATTTTCAAATCATCCGTTAGCTATTACTGGATTTAACTATGCTCTTCCAGCTGATGTAGACTATATTAAAACTACAGCACCTTCTGTACCCGGAACACGTCCGGCATCCCCTACTAATAATACTAATTTAAAGTCAAGCCCTACATCGGCTAGGTTGTCAACTACTGGAGTTTCTCCGGGCGGAGCCACCCCACCACCACAATTCTCTACACCCACATCAGCTAGTACAGTGACTTGGGTACCGTCAAAGATTCAGTTGTCAGTAAGCTGTGTTCCGATTGTCAGTAGAAACCAAGTGTCTAATATTTTCAGCCTTGCTGATTATGCGTCTGGTAAAATATATGACGGAACAAATAATTCAAATGGAGGATTTTGGTAATGGCCGCATCGACGCAAAATCAAAGATTGTATTCGGCATCGAGTCCGTATTTTAATACAAATATAGTGAATAACAATTATTTGGATGTTCTTGCATATAGACCACTTCCTATGAATCCTACAGATGTTTATATGCAAATTACAGCAGTGTACGAATATAGACCCGACTTATTAGCGTTTGACTTGTATCAAAATGCAAGCCTTTGGTGGGTGTTTGCAGTTAGAAATCCTAATTTACTCGGCCCGGACCCGTACTTCAACTTTACGGCAGGTACTGGGATCTATGTACCAACATTGTCTACTCTAAAGACGGTACTGGGAATCTAATATGGTCGATAGTGTGACAACTACTATTAATGGGTATACTGTTATCGCTCAATATAATCCTGAGTATCAAAGGGTTTCCTATGTTATTAATAATCCAAACGGGTCTCTTTTATTAAGTGCAGGGAATGCGCAAGCGGCCATGTCGGGCGTGAGGAGTTTGGCGAATGAAGCAATAGATGCCGGTAATAGTGCATTGGCTTCTAGTCTATCAGCATTGAATATGAATCTTGTTATGCAATCCCCCTCAATAGACGCACAGGCCATGGCTCAATATAAACCTACACCACCAGAACCTACGCCTACAGATAACTCCGCCGCACTAACCCCAACAGCGACAAATGATAAACCTCTTCCTCCGATATCAGATGATGATAGCGGTAACACGCAGTCAAATCCTGCAGGATCATCTGGTGCACCTCCTTCGTCACCGGCAAATCCGTCCGGATCAGTAACAAATCCAACTCCCGCAAGCGTGTCTGCTGCGGCAGCAGCAGCGCCGACGCCACCCAACGGAGACCTACCTGGAAAACGCCTGTACAATCCATTAAGTCAGCTTTCTAGTTATACATATCAATTAAGTTTATATATGATAACACCTGATGCATACAGTGCATTTTTAGCGAGCGGAAAACAAAGTATAAATGTGATTCCTCAGTCACTGGCGAACAGCCCTTCTATAAACACCGCCGCGCAAACAAATACATTTATAAATTCCAATACGGGTCAACCGATAATCGGCGGCGCCTACCTAATAGCACAGAGCGGGGGAAGCGGTAATCCTGCCAATCGCGCCCCCGGAATTGATTTTGATTATGGTATTGACAATCTATCCTTTGATCATGTAGTGTCTACTAATGGGTCTGGCGCCGCCGCGGTAAACTCTGATATAAAATTTACTATTACAGAACCATATGGTTTCTCGCTTATTGATAAAATAAAAACAGCACAAACTGTTATAAACAACTACAGTTCGGCCATTAATATACCTGACAATCCGACAAAAAGTCTTTTTATTTTGGGTATTAGATTTTTTGGATATCTACCAGATGGAACACTAGCAACTGGCAAAGAAATATTTAATGGTATTCCACTAGATCCTAATGCTGGCGGCGTCGGCGCCCTTTTTGAAACTTATTATGATATTAATATAAACACATTCGGGTTTAAGCTTGGTGCAGGCACCACTACGTATGACATAGAAGCAACTTACCTAGCAAGCTCTACCGGATTCGGTACAAAATACGGATACCTAAACGGTAGTCCCAATTTTACATGTAAAGGTTCGACCGTTGGTGAAGTTTTGAGCGACCTTGCTAGTCAGTTGAACGCAAAACAGCAACAACTAACTAATACCAGTAATGGTCAAAAACCATCACAACAATATCCTATAGCCTACACATTTGAATATCAAGGTAACGCAGCAACCACTGTTGCGAATGCTTCTATGATTAATCCAGCCGATAATAACAAAGCAAAAGCAGCGATGTCTGGTGCAACAAATAGCGCACAATCTAATCCTAAGGCTGAGGTTACCGGAGTTTACAATCCCAACATAAAGACTATTACTTTTGCTTCCCAGCCTATTTTACAGTGCATAGACCAAACAATAACATCCAGTACTTATGTAACAGACGCATTGTCTTCTAATACGACCAACTCAACTAACGGGGATAATACAGTTATACCAAACCCTAACCCTACTTATCCGGTTTGGTATAACTGTAGTGTCCGGGTAGAAAATCCTAGATGGGATAATATTATTCATGATTGGATATTTGATATAGTATATGTTATCCGGGAATATCAAACACCTCTCGTTAACAGTCCAGCTATTAGTACAACTCAACCATATTATGGTCCTTATAAAAGATATCAGTATTGGTATACAGGAAAAAATTCAGAGATTACAGAATATTCACATACTATTAATAATGGATATTTTTTGGCTGCACTAAATCAACCTGGCCCAGACCCTTTAAAGGGTGCACCTAATACTGCTACTACTGCTCCCGCGCAAAGCACGCCCCAATCCAGCACCAACACTCAAGGTAACGGAGCAGAAGCAGTAGCTAGCTACAAAGACAGTTTATACAATCCAGTAGCCTATTCAGACGTTCACGTATCTGTTTTGGGTGATCCAGATTTCCTAATACAAGATACGGCTAATCAAGACAATCATTTTAATACACACTATTCTCCGAATGGATATAGTATTGCACCCAATGGTGGTCAGGTGTTTGTTGAAATAAATTTCAATGAAGCGATAGATTATGATACTACTAGTAACGGGACTGGACTAATGAATCTAAATGACAAAGTATATTTTCAAACATATCCGAATTCGGTGAATATTCTCAAAGATGCTAACGGAAATCCTTTAGTTCAAGGGGTTAGTTACCAAGTAAACACAGTAAAAAATACTTTTTCTGGCGGAAAATTTACTCAATCATTTGAGATGACAGTGAATCCGTTCAACGGGGTTCCAGTAGATTCTAACGCAGCGTCATCTGCATCACAGTCTTCAAATCCAGGTCCATCACCGACTAATGCGAGCAAACAAGCGCCTACTACTGGATTAAAGCCTGCTCCGCAAACTGATGCCCAAAACGGCACAGTAAGCCAACCTCAACCAGCACAACAAAAACCAGCCGAAGCTACAACTTAATAACGAGAAACCAGTATGCCAATTGATACATTTAAACCAAGAGGTCAGATAGCAGCAGACAAACCTGGTAAAGGTGGGTCTGGTGTACAAACTGTACCACTAATAGGCGTAGTTAGAGATAATGTTGACCCGACACGATCTGGTCGTATTAGAGTATCTTTGGTACAACCTAACAGCTCCAGCAAACCAGAAGACTCTACAAATTGGATTACTGTAAGCTATCTAAGTAGCTTTTTTGGTAAGGTGCAAGCAACTGCGAATAGTGACGGTTACGGTACTTACAAATCTAATTCTAGCTCATACGGACAATGGCAAGCTCCGCCTGACATCGGTACTCAGGTAATCTGCATATTTGTTAATGGTGATAAAAACTACGGGTACTACATCGGTGCTATTCCGGAAGCAGAATCATTACAGATGGTTCCTGCAATCGGATCATCAGATAATATTCTCACTAACGAGGGTGAAGCAAACAGTTATGGAGGCGCAACTCGTCTTCCTGTAACTAATATGAACACTAACGACAAGAAGAAGTCAGATAGTGCAGAATTTTTAAATACTGCCCGGCCGGTTCACAGCTATACCGCAGCAATCATGAATCAACAGGGTATAATTCGTGACCCTATTCGCGGACCTATATCATCCTCTGCATCACGCGAGACTGTATCTCGTGTTGGTTGGGGAGTATCTACTCCGGGCAGACCCATATATACAGGTGGATACGATGATACTACACTACCTGCATCATTGCAACAAGATAATCCGCAAGGACTTCAGGTTGTAGCACGCAGAGGCGGCCACTCAATTGTTATGGACGACGGCGACATTATCGGCCGCGACCAGCTAGTTCGAATTCGAACAGCTTTGGGTCATCAGATTCTTATGAGCGACGACGGTCAGACATTAATGATTCTGCACTCTAATGGTCAATCGTATATTGAATTAGGAAAAGAGGGTACCATTGACATGTACTCAACCAATTCAGTGAACATTCGAACACAAGGTGACCTGAACTTACATGCGGATCGTGACGTTAACATTCATGCAATGGAAAATTTAAATATCCAAGCAAAACAAATTCATACCAATTCTGAAGACGACACTATGATGCGTTCGGGCGGCGACTTTAAAACTTCTGCGACCGGTGACATAACTGGATTAGCAGCCGGCGCCATTGCATTTGCTGCGGGCGGCGACGCTTCGTTAGCAGCATCAGGTCAGGCATACGTTAACGGCACCAAAGTAAACCTTAATTCAGGAAAATCAAGCACGACACCTGAGGCAGTGGACAATATTCCACTAAATGCACAAACTGACACCTTATACGATGAAGAAAAAGGATTCCTTGCTGCACCCGGTAAACTACTTACGATTGCCTCAAGGGCACCAGCACATGCGCCATGGGCTAATGCAGGTCAAGGTGTAGATGTGAAAACCAGCCTTAGCGCTTCAGATAATCTTCCCGCAGCACCAACTCCGGCTGCAACAGCCGCAAGCTCTGCTGGCGCAGCGACCGGCGCCACGCCTCCTGCGGTAGCAACAGTAGCGTCAGCGCCTACAAACGCACCTAACATCTCAACTGCACTGGATAAAGGTACTACCAATGCAATGCTTGGTGCAACAGCTACAGCAGCAGCTACCGGGCCGCTAGCAGCAGCGACAAAGCAGGGCGCTGCCGTTGTAGAAACTGCAACCGGAAAAGTAGGAGCAATTGGTTCATTTGCACTCACGCCTTCGTCATTGGCTAGTGCTGGTGTACTTAAACCCGGAGCAGATACCCTTGTAAATGGGCTAGTTAAGAACGGTGTTGATTTGACGAATGCGATGCCGTCTTCTCTCTTTACTGGTGCACCTGGAGCAAAAGATTTAACAAACCTAACCCAAAATATTACTGCACAAACAAATACCGTAATTACCAACATGCAAAAGTCACAAACTGCATTAGGAGCAGCCGGCGTTCTAACCGGAGCAGAATCTCCGGCAACGGTTGCTGGTTTAGTCCAGTCCGCGACAACGAACGGAGTAGAGGCCACAACTGATGCTGTAAAACAAGTGAGCGGTGTAGCAGGCGCAGCATTGGGCAACATTACGGGAGCACTACAGTCTATTGGATCTGGTATAGCAGCAGCAGGTTTGGCTACTTCCTTAGGTGGATTGGGCGGCATTTCAAATGCATTAACTGCGATGGGTAAAATTCCATCCTTGGCTGGTTTAATAGACCAAGCTAAAGGTATTGCAGGTTCAGCGTTCGATGCGATCAAGAATTCATTTAAACCTCTTAAACCAAATGTCCCACAGAATCTCACACAAATTGCAAAAGATAATGCTGCTACTGCTGCTGGATTGTCAGAGCAAACTGGTCAACTAAGCACTACGGTAAGTTCGGATGCCTCTAGCATCTTTGGCTCAAACGGTATTAGTGCAAACTTTACTACGTTGACTGGATCGCTTGCAGGCGCGGCCGGCGCACTAACGTCATTGACTAAAATTGCAGGTTCAGTCAACGGAGCAGTAGGCTCTATCAACAATTCAGTGGGCGGAATAACTGGTTCTATCGCGGCCGTATCTACTCTCGCAAGCAAAGCCACAAATATCGTTAACGCTGCAACTAGTTCATATGGTTCTGTCACAACTACTATCGGCGGCGTAACCGGTGTATCTAGTACGACGGCTACAGTTACACTATCTTCAGTTACTAGCAATCCTCTTAATCCTACTTCAAGCGGAGTGCAAACGGCCGTAAACTCAGTAAGCGCAATTGCGGGCGCCGGAGCAACTATAGCTAGCGGAGGCATAGGCGGACTATCTACAGCAGCCTCGATTGTTCAGCAAGGTTCAGCAGCATCGACCTCATCTACTATAGCTAGCGGGTTAAGCAATTTACCTGGAGGAATAAGTGCAGTGTCATCGGTATTCAATAATGCTAAAAATGCAGTAAATGCAATTCCGGGTGTAGGACAGTTGACTGGTGCAATCAATGCTGCTACGGCAAGTGTGATGGGAGGATTAAATCTTTCTCCTATTAGTTTACCTAATAGTCTAAACAGTTTAACCAGCTTAGCATCTTCAGGGCTATCAGTTGGTGCAGCAGCGGACCTACAATCGGCAATCGCTGCGTTGTCGTCAGGACCAAGCGGCATCAAGTTGCCTGTTATAGGTTTCAACACCACAGACAGAACAAGTATAACCTCACAAATTACTAACGTATTAGGTGATCCTGGCATACCGATGCCAAATTTAGTTGGTGGAATTCCTAGTAGTGCAGTAAATGACGCACAGTCACTCGTTGATCAAGGAAATAAGTTATATGACGTAATTGATCAATTGGATGCGTACAATAAAAAAGCAGAGGCTGCGAGAAAGGCATACGAGTCTGCTCGACAAACCCTTCCGGCCGGCGATCCACAATTAGCGGTTCTGCTTGCTCAGTGGAATAGTGTAATTAATGATCCAACATATTTGGCGTTGCTACAAGAGGGTGATGGAACAGCAGCAGCGGTGTCTGACCAAACAAGCAACACCGCTTCTGCACCTACTGGTCTTCCTAACCCACCTTCTACTATCAACACAGGAATTCCTCTTTCTACTGCAGGACTGAAAAGCACAGTTCAGGGCATAGTATCTACAATTACAGGGGCTGGCACGTCATTAATTAATCTAGCACAAACAACACCTGTAACAGTATCTACTACTCCTATAACTCAAACAGCTACCGCAATCAAAGCATTGCAACTCTCGACTGCAAATAACATTGCGTCTCTGAACAATTCACTTGATGGTATTACGGGACCAACAAATAATGCATAATACAGGGGCTAAATAGAAGTATGGCACAGTATATTGGATTTAGCACGATTGATGCATGTCTACCAAAGACCACAAATGTCCTAAATGGGCCTGATGGTGGTCCTGGCGGAACAGTAACTTCTTTAGTAATCGGCAAGAAGTTCCGTATGGTAGATGTTCAATTAGTTATAAGAGATTTCATAAATGCACTAAACATACCGTACGGTCAAAAAGTAGGACAGCCACAGTACGGTACCTTTCTCTGGGATTTTGTTTTTGAACCTAACACGACGGACACACAAGTTCAATTGCAAAACGAAATCAGACGTATAGCATCATTGGATCCAAGACTTTCCTTAGGGTATGTCAACGTATACCCGCAATTAAATGGTATTCTAGTAGAAGTTGAAATTGCAGTCGTGCCGTTCAATCAGCCGTCGGTGTTGAACGTATTCTTTAATACACAGACAGGTATAGCTGCCATACAATAACAAATCCACCTTTTTGGTAATGATAAATATATCTATATCAAAAAGAGTGTACACATGGCAACAAGTTCAAGACAGTCAGCGTTATTTGGATTAAATGATTGGAAAACCATTTATCAAACCTTCCAACAAGCGGACTTTCGCAGTTACGACTATGAAACTCTGCGCAAAAGTTTCATTGACTACTTGCAACTATACTACCCTGAAACGTTCAATGATTATACTGAATCGTCTGAATATATTGCATTACTCGATGTTATCGCGTTTATGGGACAAGGGCTTGCTTTCCGTGATGATCTAAACACTCGTGAAAACTTCATTGATACTGCCGAGCGCCGCGACTCTGTTATTAAACTAGCTAACCTAGTAAGCTACACACCAAAGCGCAACATTGCAGGTCAGGGTTGGCTGAAAGTCTCAAGTCTTTCTACTACACAAAACATTACCGACATTAATGGAACAAATCTAAGTAATATTCCTATACTATGGAATGACCCAGCTAATCCGAATTGGTTGGAACAGATGAATACAATCTGGAACGCCGCACTTGTTTCAACACAACGTATCGGTAAGCCAGGTAATATTGCAGACTTGCTAGGAGTTACTACGAGTGAGTACGCTATTCAAATTCCTCCTACTGTTCTACCGATCGTACCATTCACGTCAACTATTGACGGTGTAACTATGAATTTTGAACTATGCAGTGTCACTTCGTTAAATGAGGATTACATATATGAGATTCCACCTGCACCGTCCGGCAAATTCAATATGGTATATCGAAATGATACACTGGGCTTCGGATCACCTGCAACTGGATTTTTCTTCTATTTCAAGCAAGGCACGCTACAGAACTATGACTTCACTTTGCAGCAGCAGATTTCAAATCAAATAATTCCAATTGGCGCAATTCAAGGGGTCAATAATACCGACACTTGGTTGTACCAAATTAATTCTGATGGAACTACAACACCATGGATTCAAGTGGAAAACATCTATGCTGATGCATATCTACAAACGACTACATCAAACAAAACAATCTTTTCTGTGAACTCCGGCTTCAACGATCAAGTATCCTACATTTTCGGTGACGGCGTATTTTCTAAGATTCCAGTAGGAACGTATAGATCATATGTTCGTGCAGGTAATGCGCTGACCTACACAATCTCTCCTAGTGAAATGAATGGTATTTCGGTTTCGTTCACGTATATTGACAGTACAGGGAAGGCACAAACACTGACTATAGGGTTGACGCTTCCTCAGACGGTTTCTACTGCACAGGCTCGTGAGTCACTGGCTGACATTAAGCAACGTGCACCAACTCGTTACTATACACAAAATAGAATGGTTAATGGTGAAGATTATAATAACTTCCCATATACGCTTTACAGTTCTATAATTAAATCAAAATCTATTAATAGAGCATCTGTTGGTGTATCTAAAAATCTAGATTTACTCGATCCTACTGGAAAGTATTCAAGTACCAATTCATTTGGTAGTGACGGTGGACTATATCAAACTACAGTGGACGGTGTACTGACGTTAACGATCAATAGTACGAATGATATTATTGCGTTCTTTAGTGACACACTATCTTCGGTATTATCACTAAACAGAGCTAACCAGTATTATATTCAAAATTATACTAGATATCCAGTAGTAGCTCCTACTCCAACTAGTGATAACTTAGTTTACTGGAATACAAGTTCAGTCGATTCTGGATCGGAAACTGGATACTTTTATACCAAAGCCGGTAGCCAACTTAATCCTATATCCATTGGTACTTATGGAAGCACTAATGGAATCATGTACATTACTACTGGCGCTATATGTAAATTCCAAGCGCCGACTGGTTATTATTTTGACATTAATAATCGTTTGGTTGCAGGTATACCGGGCGCGACAGACTCGACTTATATTTGGTCTACTGTACTAAATGTAGTAGGCGATGGGTCAAATAACGGTGCTGGCACGTTTGCAAACGGAGTTGGTCCGGTTAGCATTAATGGTTATGTACCAGACGGCGTTACCGTCAGTGAAGTGATCCCGGTATTTGGTAATGCACTGTCCACAGCAATCATTCAAGAATGTATATTTAAAATGGAGTTGCAGCAAGATTTTACTCTGGTGTTTAACAACGCTCTACAGATAAATCAAGATCGTTGGTCAGTAAGCACTGCCGGCGATCCAAATTATTTCGTAAAATTCACCAGTCAAGGTGGCAATAGATACATAGTTACATACAAATCATTAACATACTATTTTGGTTCAGTTGCAGATACTAGATTTACTTTCTCAAAAGACGGAATCGTGTATGACCCTTATTCAGGTAAACTTATACAAGACTTTGTAAACGTGCTGTCAGTAAACAGTCAATTTAACTCTACTACCGCATTGGGTAGAGACTACAAAATAAACATTGTGGGACAAACGACTCAAACTGACGGTTATGTAAACGATTTCCAAATAGAAGTTGCTGCAACTGACGTTAACAACAAACAATTAATATTAAATCCAGACTTCTTTAATGAAATTACTGGATATGTTAACGGATCTTCAAACACTGGTGTGTACGCTTTCTTTGAAACGGTACAAGATCCAATCAATCTAACAAGACAATATCTTATACCATCAAGTTCTGTAGTATACCAGTATCCAACAGTTACTAACATCGAAGTAGTAAAGTACGATTATCCTTTAGGTCAACTATTTTATGCGTATTCAGAAGGTAACTTTTATACTAGTGTTCAAGATCAAACAGTGACCACACCCTCATATATTTTGGTTGTTCAGAACCAATATTCTGTGTTGTTTGGTAGACAAGGGCTGTCCTTCCAATATAGACACAACTCAAATGATACCAATCGTATAGATCCTATCACGACCAATATTATTGATTTGTACGTCGTTCCTCAGGCATACTATACTGCATATACCAATTGGATTACTGATACCACAAATACTGTTCCTGAACCCACAGTACCTACTATAACTGAACTTACCCAAGAATACGGTAAAGTTCAAGATTATAAAATGCTATCGGATTCTGTGATTGTAAATAGTGTTGTCTTTAAACCGCTCTTCGGTCCTAAAGCAGATGAGAACTTACGTGGAACAATTAAGGTTATTAAAACAAGTAATACCAATGCAAGTGACAGTGAAATTAGAAGTGCTGTACTAGCTGCTATGAATAATTACTTTAGCATCAATAATTGGAATTTCGGAGATACTTTCTATTTCTCAGAATTAAGTGCGTATCTTCATGCGCAATGCGGAGATTTAATTAGTTCTGCGGTACTCGTATCTAATGACCCAACACAACCGTTCGGCACACTGTATGAAATCAAGTGTCTACCGTATGAAATCTTCGTATCCGCCGCCACCGCAAATGACGTACTAGTAGTTCCGGCCCTCACACCCGCCGAATTACAGTATTGATAAATACACTTGACTAGCAGTAGTCTGCTATGTGCAGTAAAAACAAAGTAGAGAACCATTATAATGGCCCGAATTCGGACAATAACTTTTCTTCCTGAGATTTTTCAAACCTCAACTAACGCGGAATTTTTGTCAGCGACCCTAGATCAGATCGTAAATCCACCGAATACGATGAAGATTCAAGGCTATGTAGGTAGCAAGTTTGGATATGGTGTAAATGCAACTGACAATTATGTAGTTGAACCAACAAAAACTCGGGTGAACTATCAGTTAGATCCGGGTGTAGTTTTTACTAAGCCAAACGAATCTGTAGCAAACGACTTTATCTCGTATCCAGGCATCATCGACTCTATTGCAATGCAAGATAGTATTACGGATAACAACAGTCGTCTATTCAAAAGTCAGTTTTATTCATGGGACTCCTTCACTAACCTCGACAAGCTCATTAACTTTAATGAATATTACTGGTTGCCAGTCGGGCCGCCGGCTGTTACTATCTCAGCAGCAACCGTGTACTCTACTGAAAATTATGCAGTCACATCACTACCTAATGGATATGAAATTGCTCTAGTCGGACAACCTATCGGTAGCATCAATCCTACACTTGGATTGATCCGCGGAGGAACCTATACTTTTGCTGTAAATCAATCGTCTCAGTTTTGGATTCAGACGGATCCGGGTACCTCAGGATATTCGCCATTCCAATCGAATCTTACTACTAGACAAGTATACGGAGTAGACAACAATGGCGCAAGTCAAGGTGTTGTTACGTTTACTGTTCCGCAAAAAAATGCACAAGATCAATATATTTTTCCAGGTAACAACACTGTCGATCTAGTCAGCACTAAATTGTTTGACCAAGTAAATGGAGCAGTTTTAAAGACATTTACTGACACGGATGGCGTAACATATCAAGGACTTAATGACATTGATGGCGTGACTGCGCTTGAAGGGTTACGCATCATGTTCTATTATGATGGTATTCCGGCAGAGAAGGGAAACACAGAGACCTTCTTGAGCGAGACACCGCTGGACATCAATAGTGATGTTCTCGTCGCACCAATCGTTATAAATGTAACTAGCTGTGATGCTTCTGCGTTTACTACAGATAGTACCTCTCAATTAGTAGTCGGTCAAACTGTAACCTTTAACAACCCAACATTCGGTGGAGTTACTGCAGGGGAAGTCTATTATGTTCATAGTATTCCTACTTCAGGTACATTTACTATCGCGTTGACTCTAGATGCTTCGTCTCCGTTAACTTTGGTTCCTGGATCAGGTACTATGGTTGCCAATATCAATCAGGGTCTATATGAAGAAAGTGTCGCATCAACGGTGTTTGAATACTATTACTTGATTGAATACATCGGTGATCCAAAGAACCCAACTATTCGTTTAGTTCCAGATGGTACTATTCCTGTAAATCAAACAATTACTCCATTATATGGTACTCAATGGAACAATATACCATTTTATCGTTCACCTACCGGAGTAATTAATCCAATTCCTGTTATCACTGCTCCGTTAGATGTTCTATATTATCAAGACGGTACATCTGCTGATTCTGTCGGCGTGATTAAAATCATTGACAGCAATACTACAAATACTATTAATGTTGTGACTGAAATCTTGGGTAACCCTAATTATACGTCATCTAGTGGAGTAGTATTTACTAATGGATTGAAAGTTAACTTTCAAGGTGACATTATTCCTACAAGTTATTTACAGGGACAATACTATGTACAGGGTGTAGGAACTGCAATTGAGTTAGTTCCAGTAAGCTCTCTAGTCTGTACTGAAGATTTTACACATGGTAATTACATTCCATATGATTCTACACCATATGACATTAGCAATTACGATTCGGACCTTTTTATTCCAACAGATAAAGACTATATTACTATTGCTAGAAACGCAATCAATAAAAATGCTTGGTCCAGAAGCAATCGTTGGTTCCACATCGATGTCATCAACGCAACTGCAAAATACAATAACGACCCTAATATCGCAACTACTTACGCGACACAAGCAAACAAAGCAGTCCGCCCTATAATCGAGTTTTATCCTAATCTAAAATTATACAATTCGGGTTCTGTAGGCGCCGCAGGAATCGATTTTATCGATACCCATAACACTGATGCATTGTCAACAGTAGCAGGATCTTACAATTATTACCCAGATACAGAAGTACTTACTACAGCATCGGCGTCGGTTGTAGGAGTAACCGCCGCAACATCAACTACCTTTAGTGTAGACGCTGCTAACGTTTCGGGTACATTCCAAATTGGAATGTATGTTGCAGATTCTTCAAGCATTCTTCCTAATAATACACAAATTACCGACATTACTGGTACTACTACGCTAACTGTAACAGTTTCATGGCCCGGCGCAAAAAACATATCCTCTGCTTCAAACTTGTCTATTGTGGGTTCAGACACTACTTTAGATAACTATGCTTTGTTTCCGGAAGCAAGAATCGTATTTGCTGCTGACTCTAGCTCTACTGTAAGAAACAAAATCTATGTCGTAAACTTCTCGGTAATTGATCCTAATACTAGACCTGTAATTACACTCACGGTAGCAGAAGACGGAAATATTGTCCCTGATGAACAATTAGCAATTAAGCGTGGTTATTATCACCAAGGCACTAGTTACTATTATGATGGTATAAAGTGGATACAGGCACAACAAAAGGTTACGGTTAACCAACCACCGCTGTTTGACGTTTTTGATGCCAACGGTATTTCTTTTGGGGATTCTTCGGTCTATCAAAGTACTTCGTTCAAGGGGTGTAAACTTTTCGCATACAGTGTTGGTAGCGGAGTCAATGACCCTATATTAGGCTTTCCAATCGCATATTCTGGTATAGATAACGTAGGGGATATTAGTTTCGACGTATCACTGAATTTGGATACATTTAATTATGTGTCTGGATATAATCCTATTAATCAAAAGGTAAATACTGGCTACGTATATAATTATACATCAGGTACATCATATGTAAGACAGCTTGGTTGGCAAACCGCAATTGCTGATAGCACGCAATATCAATTATTCAGTTTTGACTTTGATCCTACAAATCCAACATTAAGTTTCCAGTGTGACGTTGCAGCATTGCCTGCTTTAGCAACGGGAGAAACTGGTTGGCCGAGAGTTAAGGTATACATCAACAATGTATATCAAGCACCAACATCATATGCTACGGTAGTTGGTACCAATACTACCACAATTACATTTAACAGTAGCAGTTCACTACCAACAACTAGCACGGTAGTTCAAGTATTAGTATTGAGTGATCAAGTAAGCCAAATCGGTTACTACGACATTCCTATTAATTTAAATAATAATCCATTAAATGCTGATTTAACTACAGCCAATGTTGGTGATATCCGTGCACAGTATAGAGACATTTTTATTAATTCACCAAACACGACAGGTGAAATTTTCGGCGCAAATAATTTTAGAGATTGCGGTAACTTAGTACCATATGGTACAGAGATAATTCAAAACTCTGCGTCATTAGTACTGCCGGGAACCTTTTTCCGAAACACGCAGCACAACTTGTTTGACGCATTGATGTTTAACAGCCGTGAATATATAAAGTATAAACAATTACTAGTATATACGGTACAAAACACAGATTACGTTCAGCGATACACTCCGTCGCAAATTCTGGATAGCGCACTAGACCAGATTACTGCTGCAAAGAGCGAAATCAACGCATTCTTTTGGTCGGACATGTTACCGTCAAAGGCTCCGTACCGCACCAACACGTACACGTTCAATAATCAACTGGATACTTCTGTTTATCCATTAAGCAATGTTTATAATTTTGAAACTGCTAACTATAGCGGCGTTCTTGTTTATGTGTTGAGAACAGTCGCTGGTGTAGTAGTTGAACGACAACTTACTAGTGGCATAGATTATATAATAAGTCCGGATGCCCCTTCGCTCACTATCATTAGCCCGCTTGGTGATGGCGATAAGGTCATCATTAAAGAATACAACCAAACATACGGCTCATATATTCCTAATACACCAACTAAGTTGGGACTATATCCTTCATTTTATCCAGAAGTAGTTTTGGATTCAGATTACACAGTTCCTACTTACTTCATCAAAGGACATGACGGATCGTTCACTAAGTTATACGGTGACTATGACGAAACATTAGGAGTATTGATTGATTTCAGAGACCAGGCTCTGCTTGAGTTTGAACTAAGAATTTACAATAATTTAAAATTAAGCACAACTGTTCCTATCGAGCGATACGAAGTTGTACCTGGTTACTTCAGAAGTTCTACATCAACATATTCATGGAATGAATTTATACAGATGTACGAACCTACGTTCTTGAACTGGATTGGTCAAAATCGTCTCGATTATAAGTCCCAGTACTATCAAAAGAACAACGAGTTCAGTTATAACTATACAAATTCAGGTAATAAACTAGACCAAGCTGCTATTCAGCAAGGTTATTGGAGAGGGGTCTATGAATATTTCTATGACACAACTACTCCAAACGAAACTCCATGGGAGATGTTAGGATTTGCTAATGAACCAACCTGGTGGGCTGATCGTTACGGACCTACTCCTTATACGAGCGATAACGGTATTCTATGGGGTGATTTAGAAGCTGGTTATATTTGGAATAACGGTAATCCCTACACCGTACCTGAGTTAGCACGTCCTGGACTATCTAAAATTATTCCGGTTGACTCCAACGGCGATTTGTTGTCTCCGCTAATCGCAATTGTAGGCAACTATAATCCAAGTACGTTCCAAAAAGATTGGGTAGTAGGAGATGATGCACCTGTGGAGTTGAGCTATCGACGTAGTTCAACTTGGCCATTTGATTTAATGAGACTATTTGCACTGACTAGACCAGCTGAATTTTTCAATTTGGCCGTCGACCTTGACAATTACAAATACAATGCTGAATTTAATCAATATTTGGTTAATGACAGAAGCCATTTAGTTCCTGCAAATATTGAAATTTATGGTAATGGTACTGCAAAAACCAGCTACATTAACTGGATTGTAGATTATGAAAAGCAACAAGGGGTTGACGCAACTACTAACATTACAACCCTTTTGAATAACCTTGATGTTCGTCTGGTTTATCGTCTTGCTGGATACAGTGACAAAACATTGCTTCAATTCTATGTGGAAAAGGGTTCGCCTAATAGCAATAACGCAACACTATTGATTCCTAACGAAAGTTATTCAGTGTTGTTATATGACAATCAGCCCTTCGATCAGATTATGTTCAGTGGCGTGGTCATTCAGAAAAATCAAGGCTATTGGACTGTATACGGTAATTCACAAACATTTGCATACTTTAAAACACTAAAACCTATCAATAACGGTACATACGGTAGTGTTGACGTTTTAGGTACTACAGTTAAGTATGCTAAAAACTATACTGATCAAGTAGTTCTTGTTCCATACGGTACCAAATTCTACAGCACTCAGGGAGTAGTTCAATTCCTAATGAGCTATGGTGCCGAACTTGAAAGCCAGGGCATGTTGTTCAATGAAGTTGAACAAGGAATTGAAGTCACTTGGGCACAGATGGCAGCAGAATTCTTGTATTGGTCAATGTCCGGATGGGAAGTAGGAAGTCTGATAACACTAAATCCGTCTGCTACTGCAATAAACATTGATAGACCAAGCGCGATAGTTCAGCCGCTTACGGTTCAGCAAACTAACTTTATACTAAATCAAAATCTCTATCCGATACAACTAAATGATCTTTGCGTTGAACGTGACGATACATTATTCCATGCGCACACCTTGAATCAGGGTGATTCTATGTCTTATGCTCAATTTAACGTAAGTAATTTCGAGCATGGTATCGTATTCGATAATGTCACTTTGTTTAATGATATTATCTATAATCTAACTACTGGACTAAGACAAAACCGCATCTACGCTCGCGGGGTCAAGACTGCTGATTGGAACGGAACCGTAAACGCCTGGGGCTTCATTTTAAATCAAGACAACGTATTAGAATGGAATGGTAATCTAAAGTATACTAAAGGTGTTATCGTACAATATAAGAATAAGTATTGGACTGCACTTAAAGTAATAGAACCATCCGCGACATTCAACGAGCAAGATTGGAAGCTCGTGAATTACAATGACATTCAAAAAGGAATGTTATCAAACGCTTCTACTCGTGCATACGAAAGCACACTATACTATGATGTTTACCAAGCAAATCTTGAACAAGATGCCGACTTGCTTGCGTTCTCACTTATTGGATATAGACCACGCGACTATCTTGCTCTGGTAGACCTTACAGATTCTACTCAAGTTCAAGTCTATCAAAATTTGATCAAGAACAAGGGAACCCGCAATGCAGTAGATGCATTCCAAGGTGCTACTTTCCCACAAGGTAGTATATCTTATGATTTCTACGAAAACTGGTCTATTTTAACTAAACAATATGGTGGAGTGCTGAATGAAAACTTCGTTGACTTCAGAATAAACCAAACAAATCTTATGGGTAATCCATCAATTGTTAGTTTGACAAATGGAGTATACACGGTTGGTTCAGACCAAGAAGTTCCACTATACAATTTATTCAATTATAACACACCACCAGCATCACCGAATGTATTGTCAACACTAGACACTACGGTTAATTCACAACTGTACCCATCCGCCGGATACATCAACGTAAATGATGTTAAGATGTCATCATATTTCTTCTCTGGATTGCCTTCTGCGGTTGACAGTACCGGTGCAGTTGTTCCTATTAATAATTTCTACGTAGGTGAATATTTTTGGTTAGCTAACTTTAAAAATAAATGGGACGTATTTAGATGGACCAATATTGGTCAAGTAATTCAAGTTAGAAATAATACTAACGGAACAGCAACCATAACGTTCAGTTCTCCGCATTCTCTCAATAAGCTAGATCCGATGGCCATCATTAACTTCGCGCAGAATGTTGATGGATATTATATAGTCGCTGATGTTCTAAATCTTTATGAAGTTGTAATAAATCTATCTGCACTAAATGCAAATCAAAATTCAATTCAAGGCAGAGGGTTAGCCTTTGGGTTCGTGTCGCAACGAGTAGCATCACCTGCAGGAATAATTCCGTTAGCATCTGCTGAAAACGAATTTATCAAAAACACTGTTTGGGTAGACGAAAACACTGACGGCAACTGGGCAGTCTATCGCAAGAGTTTAAATTATGCTTATCAGAACCAATTTGAACAGGCCGATGGCGGCACATTTGGTTCTGCTGTCGCATATACATCTGATATGGGTTACCTGATAGGTGATTCCGGCACAGGGATTTTGTATAGATACATATACGACAGTTTAGCTCAAGCGTACCTTCTGAAGGAAAACAAGACCGGCGGAACATCGTTTGGTTCAACAATAAAGTACGCCCAAAATCTATATGCAGTATCTCAACCTTCTGGCGTATCGCCAGCAGTAACGTTGTACACCTTAAATCATACGGTTGTTACTGATCGTATGTTAACATACCAAACCATAGCCGCGCCCGGAGGAGTAACCGACTGGGGCAGTGCATTAGCTATTTCGGGTGACACTAATTGGCTTTACATCTCTGATGCGCAAAACAACAATGTATATGTATATCGCAAGCAAAATATTCCTCTAATTGCAGGATACTTTGTGACCGGTGAAACATATGTTATCACGTCATTGGGTAGTACAGACTTCACTGCTATCGGTGCAGTAGACAACAAAGTAGGTATTACTTTTGTTGCAACTGGCGCCGGCGCCGGCACCGGTACTGCGACCCAGATTACATACAAGCAATCCACTATCATAAGCGGGTCATCTTTGTTCAGTCTAGGGGCCGGTGACGGATTCGGGACTGCGCTTGCAACATCATATGACGGTAGCACTCTAGCGGTAACCGCACCGTTTATCGACTATAGCCCAACGATAACAAATTGGGGTACAACATTTGTGCTACAACGCACGATGCAAAATTTTGAAGCAAAACAAAATTCGCTCCCTGAGCAGACAACTTCTTTCTCATTGTCTTGGACTCCAGCTGCTGGCGCCACTATAACAGCAAGTGCAACCTCTTCGGTAACAAATAGAATTACTTGCAGCGGATCAATGACTGGATTCCAAATCAATCAACCAGTAGTATTTGCAGGTAGCAATTTTGGTTCAAGCAATGTTTCACCTAATCAAGTCTACTACATTCACGGTATTTCGGGTAGCGAAATATCAATAAAAACATCACGATCAAGCACCACTCCTGTAAATCTAACTACTGCGGCTGGTCTATCGTTCTCTGTTTATGTACAAGTTGATCCTCTTTATGTGTATCTCAACGGTAAATTGGTTACTGATGACAATTACGCAGTAATTGGTACATCGTTTATCTATTACAGTTCATTGATTGCAGGTGACATTTTAACTGTGAGCGACAATCAATACTTCCCTGCGCAACAAATCAATTCTGATTATATTGACAGAACAGATATTGAATTTGGTTATGCGGTTGATATGTACAAAACCGGGTCAACACTTCTAATTGGTTCACCGTACGAAGTTGATGCAAATGATGTCGAAGGTGCAGTATACTCTTATGTTAACGGTGGCGCCGAATATGGCGTAGTGATCGGAACGAATGAATGTAACGTAACTACCAACCGCACGTTGTTGATCAATGGATTCGCAGTAAATCTCTCTGCTGGAAACGCACAATCAGTTGCGAACACGATCAATTCTAGTAAGATTATCAATGTACAAGCAGCAGCGACTAGTGATAATAAATTGATTATTCAAGTAATCAATCAAAATATCGCTCAGATTAATCAAAAGTTAACTGTGTATGCATATGATAGTGGTACTACGCTTTCTGAACTCGGTATAAACCTGTACACTAAAACTCAGATTATTCAGTCTCCTCACGAGCAAGGTGCATCTAGATTCGGGTCTGCAATCAAGATCAATGAATTCGATAGCGTTATAATTTCGGCTCCGGTAGGAACACGATATGAAGGCACCTTCTTTGACTTTACTGATGACGAGAATTTAGACAATGATACGGTCTTCGATAACAATGCAACTCAATTCGTAGATTCCTACGTTAATGCAGGCGCAGTTTACATGTTCGACTATATTGGTCTATACAATGAGAGTCTAGCAAATCCGGGCGCATACGTATATGCACAGAGCGTAAACAGCAAAAACATTCCATATGGTCAACAGCCTCTTTATGGAACAGCGATTGATTTTAATGAAAATGTCGTAGTTGTAGGTAGTCCTAATTTCTATCCAGTAGCCGTTGGCGGACAAGTAGTAGTTTACAACAATGCAACTGGTGTTTCTGACTGGTCAGTATACAGAAATTCTGCACCTATCGTTGATATCAGTAAAATTCAAAATACTCAAATTTTCAGTGCTTCTACTAATCAAACGCTAATCAATTTGGATTATATGGATCCTTTACAAGGTAAACTGCTGGGCGCAGCAAGAGAAAACCTAGACTTTGTTTCTGGAACTGATCCGGCACGATATAACAGTGATCTATCAACCATCATCGGTTCGGTCTGGGGTGCAGAGCACGTTGGTCAACTATGGTTCAACACAAACAATGTTCGTTGGATGAATTATCATCAGAATGATAATGTTTATAATAGCAAATATTGGGGTGCAGTATTTCCGGGCTCAGATGTTGCAGTTTACACTTGGGTAGCAAGCTTTGTTCCGCCCAATTCATATCCAGGCCCCGGCGCAGTTTATAACCCTAATCTATATGTAGTGAGCACGGTATTAAATGCATCAAATAATGCAGTCCCTGTATATTACTTCTGGGTTAGCAATACTAATATAATATTTGAACAGACCGGTAAAACATTATCCGATTCGGTTGTTGCATCTTATATTTCAAATCCAAAAGGATCCGGTATTGCATATATGGCACCGCTGCTACCTAATACATTTGCATTATATAACTCAGTAGATTACTTTAATGCGAATGACAGTGTTTTCCATATTGGATTTGCAAATGGAACAACAGATGACGTTGCTCACCAAGAGTACGCATTGATTCGTGAGAATTATCAGGATGACTTCTTGCCAGGTCTACCTCACGGCGGAACTTCGGCGCACACATTAGCAATTCAAGGCGGATATACTATTTCTGAAACAGACGTACCGTATTCATTGTACGCAAAACTTCTAGACTCTTTGGCAGGCTGCGACGGCGCAGGAGCAGTTGTCCCTAACCCATGGTTACCACTAGCTGTTCAGTCGGGAATTCGAAGCCGCCCAAACCAAAGTTTCTTCTATGATAGATACCTTGCAATTAACAACTACTTGACGTATGCAAATACTGTTCTAGCACAATATCCTATTGCAGAAATTAGACCAGACGCAACATTCTTGTTCCAATCCGGTACATACTTCAATACTGCTGATTATTGGTCATACGTCAATTGGTGGGCAACAGGATATAGCGATAGCACCAAATCTTCGCTTCAAGTGCCAAACTATGCAGATTTGGCAGCGTTAAATGTTGCAGTCAACACTATCGTAACAGTAGAACAAAACGGCGCAGGTAAGTTTGAAGTATATCGATATGATGGTTACGGTGTTTGGACACGTATCGGTCTTCAAAACGGTACTATTGCATTCGATACTAGCCTCTGGGATTACTCCTCAGCTAAGATTGGTTATGGTGATAATTTCTTTGATACAACACCTTATGATCAATATCCAAGCGAAGAAACTCGATATATCGTCCGCGCATTAACTGAGCAAATTTATATCAGCGACTTGCTAATATATCGAAACACGAGCCTAATTCTGTTGTTCGACTACATCCAGAGCGAGACTACTCAATCTCAAAATTTCTTGCCTTGGTTGAATAAGACGTCCTTGGCTGATGTATCGCATACTATTCGTGAGCTAATACCATATGAAGTTTATCAAACAGATAATACTGCATTCCTGTCAGGATACATCAATGAAGTAAAACCTTATCACGTTGTAATCAAGGATTTCGTGTTTAAATATACCGGAACTGACGTATATCAAGGTAACATCACAGACTTTGACCTGCCTGCAACTTACAATTCGTCGTACCAGCAGTATATTTCACCTCAGTTAGTGTATAGTAATCCTAACAGTCAGTATGAATATCTTCCTACTGACAGCATTTGGTCTACGGCTCCGTATACACAATGGTTCCAAAATCACGGTGTATCTATTACAGGTCAACCAAACTATAACATCACAGTAACTACTTCCTATGTGAGCACAAGCTCAACCTACATCGTAGTTGACAATGCACACGGTTTCCCAATTAACGGTACCATTAATATCGGAAATGAAATCATCGGATATTCATTTGTAGATAGAGCATTGAATGTACTAAGTGGATTGGTTAGAGGTGTAAACGGAACTCCTATTGAAAATCATATAACCGGCGCCCAAATTTATATTGATTTACCAGCTGCATTGGTACTATTCGGAGGCCGCGGCTACGTTGAACCACCTAAGGTTACTGCATATATCGATACAAGTATATATCCTGCACCGAAAACTCCGGCAGTTCTAGAAGCAGTAATGAACCTCGATTCTGTGTTACAGATCAATGTAATTGATCCTGGCGAAGGATACGCAGTTCTTCCTGAAATTGTTATTGATCCGGCAGAAGTAATTGCGTTTGACAATACCGCAGTTAACGGAACGTTTCACACTATTAGACTTTATGCTCCTAATCTACAGACTGGTGACGCCGTTCTATATAAATCCGGAATAACAGCATCAGTGGGTGCATTGGCAAACAATCAATGGTACTACATTAATGTATTAGAGACAGTTCCTACAGCTATCATTGCTCTCTACACAACCTATAGTGATGCGATAAATGATAAAGCTAGAGTTAAAATTTACCCAATTGGAATTGGAAGTGATATGACTCTAAGTTCAGGCGCGAGAGCATCCGCTATCACGACGGCATTGCCGATTAGAGAAAACAATACTACAATACGTTTTGACAGAACTACATATGGTTCTCAGGTACAAGATTGGGAGGCTGGCGCATATTACGGATCGTTCTTTGCTGGTACGCTAGACAACAGTAGCACAACTTCAAGCTCATCCATTGGATTAGAAAGCACTGAACCACCAATCGACAGTATTTTGGCTAGTGCCCAAGGCGCAGTATTTGAAATTACCGACATAAGCAACGATCAGCAGCTTACCTGGTCTTCATTTATAAGATATGTATCCGGAACAACAGCAAGCAATCATTCTATTACTCTGATTCCACAAGATAACGGAGGAGGACAACCAAACGCATCTGGTACTACCATCGGTTTCTATATTGGTATGCCGGTCAAATTCCAGTCGACCTTGTCGTTTGGTGGACTAGTGTCCAATCAAATATACTATGTGAATACTATTCTTAGTGAAACTGAATTTACAGTGTCAACTACCGTCGGTGGTCCAATATTTGGTGTAACTGACTCTGTGGTAGGTGTCTACACAATGGAATGTTTTGTTGGTGAGGTAACTAATACTGCGGTAATGTCTATTAATTATCCTGGCATTCTACAAGTTACTGCCACCACAGCAACAACTAATGCATTGACTGTTCCAACTAGTTTGGTTGGTACCGGTGGAACTTTAGGTTTCTATACCAACTTACCGGTCTTCTTCACTGAAGATGTATTCGGTGGAATTGTAGCTAATAAAACATACTACGTTACAAGTGTGATAGATAATCAAACATTTACTATGTCTGCGACTACCAATCCAGTATCTACCACTGCATATTCTGTCGATGGTTCTACCGATAGAGTCGCAGTAAATGATGGCACTAACTTTAACATCAATGATATTGTGGTCTTTACTGATATGGTTATTGCAGGAACAAGCACTACTAATTTCGGTGGCTTAGTAGCTGGTACATTCTATTATGTCAGTGGAGTTTATCTCTCAAGTAAAGAAATAACTCTCTCTGCTACAAAGAACGGAGCAGTATTAAATCTTACTACAGTTGTTGCTGCTTCTGATACCAGTGCAATAATGACAAATCAAAAGGACACGGTTGCACTAACAACTGCGGTTGGTTCAGCAACTATGAATGTGTCTTTACCAATAAGCCCTGGACAAATTAACGGACAACTGTTTACCATTTATGAAACTTCGGGCCAATACCCTAATAATATTGTATCCGCAGGTGAAGTTTCTTCGCTTATATCTCGCAGCATTAACGCAACGATTTCAGCAGTTAATAGAATTGCAGTCAGTGCTTCACTGGGTGGAACAGATTTCTTCTACAAGAATATGCCTATTAGAGTTACTACTAACATAGGTAACCTAGTAGCGGGTACAACATACTATATTAGAGAGTACACTGGCGACGGCACAAACACTGTAATTGAAGTAACTGTAACTAATACATCAAGTTCTGGTAATGTACTAAGTTGCGGTTCAACTGCTTCTCTGTATATAGGAATGCCAATAGTATTTTCGGGACAATCGTTGGGTGGTATCTTTGTAACAGAGACGTACTATATTCAGGATATTCCTAGTAGTACAACGTTCACCTTGTCTCTGACCGTCAGCGGCCCGGCAATTACGTTGACAAATGATAATGGAGTCATGACCGGCGCTGGTGATCCATTCTTTACGGTTTCTACTACAGTTAATGGCAGCGAGTTTGCACTGTCATCTGATCACACTACGGTATCAACTGCAACACAATATGTAACTGGTTATACTACATTCGATTTGTCATACAAGTTAGGTGGGTACAGTGCAGTTCCAACAAATGCAGGATCCGGATTTGCAGTCAATAATATAATTACTATTCCGGGTACAGCAGTCGGAGGAACGTCACCGGCTAATGATATTACTCTTGAAGTCAATTCGGTTGATGCATTAGGTGGAATCATTAATGTTATTGCATCGGGTAATGTACCATCTACATCTACTAAGTACTACCTAAAAGTTATCTCATCAAATCAATTAGAAGTCTACAGCAATCCTCTGTTAACTGTTCCAGTAAGCGGTATCAACTTCCCATTCAATGGGTATACCACTACTACAGTTCAGAGTGTATCATCAAATATAATCACAGTTAATAGTACAACTGGATTCAATGTGAATGATGCAGTAGTGTTTACTGGAAATGTGTCCGCCGGCATTGTTGCAGGGCAAACGTATTACATTGTAAATAATGTAAACTTCACATCCAACACCTTACAGATAAGCAGCACCCCTGGCGGAACAGCTATCACCTTGTCTAATGCATCTAGTTTGTCATATACTATGGCCAAATCAGGTAGTTATGCGTTCTTACCTGAACCATTCTACTTTAATCAATCGATTGTGAAATTCAACAATAAAGTCTATATCTGTGTCATATCTAACAACGATAAAGAATTTGTTATAGGCAAGTGGGAGGAATTGGATTCAGGTGATCGTAGACTTAATGCGATGGACAGAGTTATGGGTTACTATAAACCAACTGTCAATATGCCTGGTGTGGATCTAACTCAGCTATTCGATGGGGTAACTTATCCGAATTCAATATACCTGGGTAATGCATTCCAACCTAATCAACAATTTGCGTTAGATGTGGTTGTACAAGATCAGCCATTCTATCCATCACAAGTCAACATTACTGCGGTAGAGTACCATAACAATGTATACCATGCAGTTGCCAACTTACCTACATATTCTGCACTTCTTACTAGTGCCGATGGTATAACATGGGCTATAACTCAACTAGCAAATACTGATATAAATGTAACTAATATTGTATACAACAATGGTACTTACTTAATTTCCGCCGCTAACAATGCAACTCCTATTCTTACTAGTGTGGATGGTCTAGTTTGGACAGTAGCAAATACTACTGAACATTCCTCGCAAGCGGCTGCATACGGTAATGGTTGCTGGATATCAGTAGGAGACAATATCGTTCGTAGTACCGATGCAATAACATGGAATACAGTACACACGTTTGATTCTATTTTTGAAGTAGAACTCTATGGAGTAAGTTTTGTTCAAACTGCCTCGTTTACTGGATTTGTAGCAGTAGGTAACGGATTAAGATATGATTATTCAACAGGTGTCACTCAGTTGGTCCCTACAGACATCATCATAACTAGTGCGGATGGCATTACTTGGACTCAAGTTGCACCACTTACTAATAAGAGCTTAAATTCTGTAGTAAGTAACGGAACCACTATAGTGGCTCTGGGCGAAAATAATGTTCAGTATACTAGCACTGATGCAATTAATTGGTTCGGAAATGAGGCTTTAGTAACTACATTTAGTAGTACTAACTACATAATCAGTACTGCACCAAATGCATTCACAGTAAATGCAGCAGTACAATTTAGTAATTCTTTTTCAAGTATCAATGCAGGGACAACTTACTATGTAAAGTCCATAGTATCACCGACTCTAGTGACTATATCAGATACTTTGGGTGGATCGACTAAAACACTATCAGCAGATACAGTACCAATCAATACACTGATGTATGAGTACGACGCAAATCCAAGTACTGTACGTGACTCTGTTTATGTTGGTGGTACGTTTGTGAGCGTAGGTGACAATGGCCTGATCAAGACTTCTACAGATGGGTATGTTTGGACACTTCGTTCTTCCGGAACAACACAGAACTTGAATGGCATAACATATGATACTGACGGAATAACTACCTTTACTGTAGTAGGTGACAACAATACAGTTCTAACTAGCACTGACACAATTATTTGGACCGACAATTCAGTGTTCACTGTTCCACCTACTGTATACGATGTTAAGGGCGCGGATTTCCCATATGGTTACGGCCCTGAAGAATTAGTTCCAGGCGTCGTTACTGATAATCTTGCGCTGACAGTAGTTACTCGTCCCGGCAGCAATTGGGACGTAACTGAATACTCACATACCGGATTTAATGTTGTATCTCTTGAATTAGCTCCAACTTTCGGTACACAAACAGTTTATACTTTTGCAGGTGCAGTACAAGTACCGGCACAGCTTACCGTGCAAATCATAGATCCGGTAACTGGTTTAGGTACTGGTATTACAGAGGGTATAGATTATACTATTAATTGGTTGAATAAAACAGTTATACTTTCGACACCACTACAATTTTCACCTAAAAAAATATTAAGAATTGACGTTTATGAAGTAGGCAACGGTGATCAACTAGTGCAATCTAGCACGGATGTAAATCCTATTAGAGTCGATGATGTTACTGGCTTTAATGAAGTATATGTTGACTGTAATTACAGCGCATCTGTTTATCAAGGTAGCGGTGTAATTAGACCAGGTACCAGCGCAATCGAATCACAAGTTCTTTCTACTGATTCTACGACAAATAGATTGACTTGCACGGATATTTCCAAATTTATTCTTAATGGTCCTGTAACTTTCTTAGGTGTTCTGTTCGGCGGAGTAGTTTCCGAGACCACATACTACGTTAAGTCGATTAGTACAGCTACAGATTCTATAATTATATCTGCGTCAATTGACCCAGTGACTGGTTTAGCCGGCCCGGCATTTGATCTAGTCACTGCATCGGGCGATGCAATGTATGTAAGCATTCAATCTGGTAATGGCCAAGTTTGGACTACTCCTATCATGTATCATAATGGTAATAAACTAGTGTTAGGTGCGACTAATATTGTTATTAGAACACAATCTATTAATAATTCATTAACTACGAATTCAACATTTGGTTTCGTACCGGGCACACGCATCACCTTCTCCAATACAATGTTTGCTGGAATTTCTCCTCAAACAACGTATTACGTCTCGTCTGTTATAAACAATAACGAATTCACTATTTCTGCAACTAATGGTGGCCCTGTTCTACCGTTGCCGGATACAACCGGAGGCGCGATCTTTGTTACTAATGATTATGCGTTTGGAACTCAGCCAAATGGCATCGCTGCAAAAATTATATTTGCATCAGACGCATATACAACTGAAACTGACTACATCGTCTACTCGCTGTTCGGTGAAACTACACCACAGTACGGTTATGCAGTTCCAGAAATTCAATACTTTACTGGTACTGGATCACAAACCGCGTTCACCTTGTCTAACTATGTAGGAGAAAATAACCCTAATAACGCAGTTGTTGAAGTTAATGGTGTTAGAAAAACAGTAACTACTGATTACAGTATTAATCCTAACACCAACGTTATAACATTCACGTCTGCTCCTGTGTCAAATTCGTCTATCTCAGTATTGACATACAACGATACTCAGCAACAGTATCTCACTAGTCAATACGGATTAACTGGAACCACAGTTGCACCAATCCTATCGATTAATACTACACTAAGTCCGATACTAGCAACTACTACTGTCACCGCAACATCGTCTACTGGAAATCTAATTACAGCTACTAGTACCGCTGGTTTTGTTGTAGGACAACAAATTCAGTTCTTTGGCATCGCCCCGCTCGGTGGAATTAAAGTTGATGGTACAATGTATTGGGTTGGATCAATCATCAGTAATACGTTCACTATAAAAGATCAATACGGAGTTGCAGTACCGCTGTCGAATGCATCAGGTACGTTGCTCGCTGAGGTAGGTGGAATTTCTACTACTAGGGTGACTACTACTATTCCACACGGATTCGCTGAAAACTCTCTAGTTAGAATTGACGGTACAGTTGGGTCTATTCAGCTTAACAACAATATTTACTATGCTAGAGTGATCACTGATACTGTATTTGACTTGTATCAGAGTGATGTTTCGGGATACACTGGATATAATCCAACGTTGGGGGCAACTAATTATCCAGTAATCGGCGTATCTACTTATATTTCTGGTGGATATACTTGGTTAACGGGCTCGTTCAACATCACAACTACGACTGCTACTGCAACAACAAGCTCAAACAATACGATCACGGTTGCCTCTACTGCAAATCTGATCGTAAACACTCCAGTTTACTTTAGCGAAAACTACACATTGAATGGCACTGACTTAAGTTTCGGTGGACTAGTATCAGGAACAGAATACTATGTTAGCGAAATAGTTAACGGCACCACATTTGTGGTGTCTGACACATATGATGGTCCATCTAAGACGCTAACGACATCAGGTCCCGCCACTATCAACGTAACACAATGGTCACAACAATACACTGATCGTATCTGGGTAACAGTTAATGGATTGAGAGTACCATCATCTAAGTTAAGAATAAATCCTGCAAATGAGGTCAGTATTCTAGCTGAGATTCAATCAACTGATAAAGTAATTATTACTAGTATGATTGCACACTGGACACCAGAAGAAATGACTTATATGAATTTCGTAGACAAGAATGGAGTAGCATCGGTTTATAGATCAAATACGTTAACTAGAACTTGGTTAACTGAATCTATTCAAGACTTGACTACGGTGATTTACGTTAATGATGTAAACAGCGTTATCCAGGATGTAGTCTTTACTGCAACGGTACCTACTGTATCCGTCGACGGTTACTACTATATTGGATTGCCGGCGGACAAGAGAATTCTCACTGCTGTATCTGTTGTAAATATTTCAACTACACCAAATCAAACTATCAGCAGCAATGATTATGAGGTTGTACTAGTAGATACTGCACCAACACTAAAGATCACTCCAGGAAGCTACATTTCAACTGGCAACACCTTAACTATTAATGTACTTGAAGGAGATATCATCTACGTTAACGGAGAAGCTATTAGATTTAATGCAGTTGATATTGCAAGTAATTCGTTGCTTGGTATTCAACGCGGGGTTAACGGTACTGCTAAACAATCTTATATACCAGCGTACACTGAAGTATTTGGATTATTGACTAGCAACAAGCTAGACGATGTTTACTATAATCAAACTTGGAACTCCTACACCTTCAATACAATAGACGGGGATCCACTACAAATCAGCACTACGACACCTGCATTATTCTTACAAACGGACATCACGTAAATGATAAATAATGAGATGAACGAATATAAGTCAAATAGTGAAGGGAATCAGGCCCGCCCTGAACGCAAGCCTGATGAAGTTAGTGGTTACTATTTTTCCTCTAGCATAAAGATTTTTGATCCAAATTCGAAGGAAGTAATAGTACATAAAAGAGGCGATATATAAGTGGGTATTATCTACATCACAGAAAATTTATACAACAAAGCGCACGGTATTATGCCATGGCGGTATATAGGAAGTGAGCAATACAACAATGATAACTACTTAGGGTCAAGTATTGACCTAAAAAAAGACATAGCAGCGTTAGGTGCAGAAAACTTCAAGAAGATAATACTAGCCGATTTAGGTGACATTGATAACAAAGAGCTTCGCAGAATCGAGTCAATTGAATATTTGCAGCCGAACAATGTCCCCGCGGATGAAACGTACTACAACAACACAGATAAGTATGCGCCGGCCGGCGCACGACTGGGCATGAAGCATACTAAAGTTTTTAAACGAACACAAGCATGGAAAGATAGTAGACGAGGCTACAGGCATACCGATGATGCCAAAGCAAGCATGGCATTGAAAAAAATTGGCACTACAGCAAGCAAACAAACCAAACAGTTAATGTCAGCAGCCCGATCAGGTGAAAACAACCCGAATGCATTGAGTTGGACTATAACCTCCCCCGCCGGTGAAACCTTCAATGTTAAGGGACTTGCTAAGTGGGCAAAGGACAACAACTATAAATACAGAGATATATATCATAATAAAAACGGTTGGACCGCAGTAAAACACGGGGTTGGATTAGGCGGCCGAAAGAAAAGGGATCATATCAGTGGAATTTAACATGAGGGTGTCGGTTAAAGGGCACATTACAATAACTGATGTCACAGAACCGGATAATCACATTGTATTAGTTGACAAAGATAACAGCATTAATTATGAAAACATGTCAGAAGCTATTGCAGACACGCTAAGCAGTCGCGGCTATGGCGAAATCTACCAAATGGCATTTGGTGACGGGGGAGCGTCCGTCGATGAGACTGGTGTAATTACCTATCTTCCACCTAATACTACCGGTCAAAATGCGGCGCTATACAATCAAACTTATGCAAAAATAGTAGATGATACTAGTGTATTCAACCTTGATCCTACTAGAAATAAGATGACGGTGTATCACACTACAGGCAACCTATACACTGATATTTTAGTTCAATGCTTACTTGACTACGGTGAACCATCTGGACAAGCTGCATTTGACAACAGCACTCAAACTACATCCAGTTATGTTTTTGATGAATTAGGTTTACTAGCTAACTACGGTACTGACAGTAGCGGTAATGTAATAACTAAACTACTAACTCACGTAATTTTTCACCCTATACAAAAGTCGCTGAATAGACAGATTCAGATCGACTACACTGTGAGAATTCAGAGCCTAACTAATTTGATAACCATATAAAACAGTATAATTAGGGGACAATAGTGTCGTATACTATTTACAAATCGGACGGAACTTTATTGACGACTATTCCAGATGGTGTCGTCAACATAACCAGCACGCCGCTAAGTCTGCCAGGCCGCAACTACGCAGGTTACGGGCAAGTATTCGACACAAACTATGTACATCAACTAGAAAATTTTGCAAATAGTACTTTACCTGCAAACGCTCTGAGAGGTCAGTTGTGGTTTAATACTACCAATAGCACGCTGTATGTTTGTCCGACTGACGGTGAAACCAATCAAAGCAATTGGATCGCGCTCCTTACCGCTAACAATAGCGGAAATATTAATACAGGAAATTTGAACGCTTCTAGCAACATATATGCAAACAACGCCTCATTAACTAATAATCTTAATTCCAATGTAATATATACCAACTACTTAACCGTAAATGTACAAGCACAGATAGCAAATGCAAATATATCAAATGCAAATATAGCAAATTCTAATCTCACTGGTACTGCAAATATAGTAACATTGCGGACAAATAATATTACTACAGGATCAACATCTACCAATGGTAATATAATCGGTACATGGACTGCAAATGGAACAGGAACTGCTAACGGTGTATCTGGAACTGCACTGTGGGTTACTGGTGGAAATTTAGTAATCAGCGGCCCGGGCTCGCTGGGCATTAGTACTGATAATTATTATTACGCGAACGGAGTACCCATTTCTTTTGCGGGAACCTATTCTAACTCAAATGTTAATTCATATTTACCTACATATACTGGTAATGTTGGCGCACCTAGCGGAGCAACGACTTTCAATGGTGTATCTCTAAATTCGGGATCAAACTTGATTGCAGGTACAATTACGGGCAACTGGACTCTTTCTGCTGGATCAAATATTAATGGTGTGATCGTTTCCGGTGGAAACGTAGTTGGACCAGTAGCGTCTGCGACATCTGCAGGTACAGCGACAACTGCTACGTCAGCGATCACGGCCGGCACTGTTACTACTGCTGCGCAACCTAATATAACTTCTGTAGGTACACTATCATCTCTATCTGTGTTAGGCACGATCACTAGCGGGTCTTGGAACGGTAATATCGTCACACCAAATTACGGTGGTACAGGGTTGGCAGCAACTCCAAGCAATGGTCAGTTGCTTATAGGTAATGGATCTGGCTTCTCGCTTAGTGGGCTTACAGCAGGGTCTGGAGTAACCATCACTAACACGCCGGGCGGAATAACTATTTCGGTTACCGGATCATCTGTTCCTTCAGGTCTCATATCGATGTGGTCCGGTTCTATTGCTTCTATTCCATCTGGGTGGGTCCTTTGTAACGGACAAAACGGAACTCCGGATCTTAGAGATAGGTTTGTGATAGGCGCAGGAGGCTCTTACTCTCCGGGTTCTGCCGGCGGCTCAACTACACTAAGCACTTCGGTATCGGTAAACGGGCACACATTAACCGTAGATGAAATACCCGGTCACCAGCATACCTTCGATACCAATAGCAGTTATACTGGGATTTCGGTTAGCGATTCTGGACACGCACATCCTCTATATAATATAGTTGATAATAATGGTCCGTGGGCAGTCAATAGAGCTTTTGGACAATACAATGGTCAACTAGAAATAATAGACACAGCTACTGGTGTTAGTTATGCAGCCATCAGCACGTCTGACCCTTCACACTATCATAGTGGAACTACCAACAGTACAGGATCAGGCTACGCTCACAATCACACTGCATCAGCTACTACAACCGGTATTCCTCCGTACTACGCATTAGCATTCATAATGAAAACCTAAACGACGCAACACGAATTTTAAGATAAATAAGGATAACGGAGTAACTTAACTATGGCATATACAATCGTAAAAAGTGATGGTACGACTCTCACTACTATCGCTGACGGTACAATCAACACGACTAGTACTAGTCTGGGTTTGCCGGGCCGAAACTATGCAGGATATGGTCAACAATTAGACACAAACTTTGTTCATCAGCTAGAAAATTTTGCATTCAGCCAACCTCCGTCTAATCCCATCAGAGGCCAACTCTGGTTCAACACAGTATCAAATACCCTCTTGGTCTGTCCGGCCGACGGAACTACTAATGCTGCTGCTTGGCTGTCTCTTGCGCAATCAGGTTCAGCCGGTACTACAACGTTTGGCAGTATATCAGTAACTGGCAATGCTGCTGCAAACAACATGGCTGTTACAAACAATCTTACTGCCACGACCGGTACGTTCTTCAATCTAACAGCCACCGCAAACGCAAACGTTGCTAATCTAAACGTATCATCTACTGCAAACATTAGTACTTTGGTGACAACTGCAATCACATCAGGTAGCGCATCTACTAATGGAACACTAACTGGTGTTTGGACCGCAAACGGAACCGGAACTGCAAATGGTGTTGCGGGAACATCGATGTGGGTTACCGGCGGCAACCTAGTGATTACCGGATCTGGAATTGGTATTCGTACTGATAATTATTATTATGCAAACGGTGCATCTATTCCGATCGGCGGCTCATATGGCAATTCTAATGTCGCATCATACTTGCCAACGTATAACGGTGCGATATTAACTACAACTACGCAAGCTACTACATTAACTACTGGAGCAAACACAACCGCCGGAACGCTTACAGGTACCTGGACACTATCATCGGGTTCACAACTACAAGCGACTTACGCTGACTTGGCCGAAAGATTTGCAGCAGACGATGTATATTCTCCAGGTACAGTAGTACAATTAGGCGGAACCAAAGAAATAACAGCAGTGCAGTATGAACTTTCTGAAGATGTATTCGGTGTTATTTCCGATACTGCTGCATATCTAATGAATGCCGGCGCCGGCAATGATACTACTCATCCCCCTGTTGCAGTTTCCGGTAGAGTAGAGGTTAAAGTTACTGGTAAAGTACTAAAAGGACAGCGATTAGTAAGTGCAGGTAACGGTATTGCTCGTGCTGCTCACTCCGGTGAAGCAACCGCATTTAATACTATAGGAAGAGCATTAGCAGATAAAACCACAGATGGCGAAGGTGTTGTAGAAGCTATCGTTATGATTCGATAATAAGGAATAGAGATGACTTACTCACAGTATGGAACTATACAGGCTTCTGACTATAATACCTTTGTAGGGGGCAATCCTACTGGAAACTCGTCATTAAATGCTGTTTGGGCGACCGGATCAGGTTCAGCGGGGTATGGACAAACTGCTCTCGCTAATGTTGCTGTAGGTGCAACTGTAGCAGCATCAGATTGGGCAAACTTAGTCAACAAAACATCTAACTCAGCAAGTCACCAAGGAACATCAATTTCGGCAGTAACGGCACCATCTACTGGTGGTATAGTAACATACCTATCTGGTATTCCCACGAACATAACTTCAATATTTAGCAACAGATTTAACGCCGCATCGCAAGGTAGCACGTCAGCCAATACTGCAACGTATGGATCATCTTGGTCACATGCCATTACTTTTGCACATACAGTTTCATTTGCTAATGGTGACGCTGCTCGGTACTTCTTTAACTCCGGTGGACAAATTAAATTGACAATGAGTCATTCTCCTACCACAACTACTATGGATACGGTATTTCACAATCTAGCATCAAATGTGGGCACTATTGTAATGTCATCCCCCACTTCCGGCACTGTGACAATCGTAGGTGTTAGTTATAACGGCATTACTAAAATAGGTGGTGGAGGCAATTCTCCAACCCTTCTAGCCAACACCGGATATTATGCACTTACTACGTCTAACGCAGCAGTGTTCACTCAAGTTGCAACAGGTGCACCTACTCACTATACAAATACTGATATAGTAGTAAATATCAAGTCAAACGGTACGCAAGGATCAAATGGTGATGTCGGCAACATTATAACTATCTATTCAACATGGGGCGAATTAGCGAATACCGGACTTACTGTTTCTTCTGGTTCAGCTGTCAGTTGTACGGCAGTGGCACCAGAAACAACTTATATAGCCAATACATGGGGCGCTATTACTCTTTCGGGCACCGTAACCGGTTCATAATTATTTTGCATCTATGGCGTCTATCTAAATACTTTAGGAGTATAAGATGGACACTAAGACACTACTTGCTGATGCTAAAGCAAGATTTAACCACAATTCAGCCAAAGCATATCTAGAAGAAAAGTACACAGCTAAACTTATTGTAGCTGCGCAAGGTGGCCTCTGGAAGGCAGATGCAGAAACTATTAGTTTTCTGAGTTCATTTGATACCGAAACCCTGGTTTTAATAGATACCTTTAATAATCCAGTAGAAGTAAATCGTGCTGAATTGCTGAAAACATTGCGTCTCGCATATATAGAAGCCACTATGCAATGGTATGCTGAATGGAAAGCTCTAGAAAGTAACAGATGACGCGAGGTATAATACTCTTTGCCTTCAATTCTATCAAATACAACTACTATGAAATGGCAGAGTTCACAGCTAAAAGAGTAAATCATTTTTTAGGATTGCCAGTTACACTAGTTACTGACGAAGAATCATTGCCAACTAAAACAACCTATGTTTGGGATAAGGTAATTACAGTAACTCCAAATAAAGATAATTTTCGTACATGGGGCCAGTGGATCAACAAAGGCAGGTATCAAGCATATGAGTTGAGTCCATATGATGAAACAATACTACTTGATGTAGACTACGTGGTTAATTCTGACAAGCTACTAAAAACTTTTGAAGTATACGATGACTTTTGTTGTCACAATACTACTAAATTTTTAATGCAGCCAGCTGCACCGCAAGATTATCTCTCTGATTATAGCTATCCAATACTATGGGCTACGGTTATTGCTTTTAAAAAGACCGATAGAGCAAATCAAATCTTTAATACTATTAAAATGATACAGAATAACTACCAACACTATGAAAATATCCATCGATTCGTCGGTGGAACATATCGTAATGACTTTGCATTAACGCTGGCATTAAGAATAGTTAATGGACATTCTAATCCAATCACTGATTATCTTCCATGGAACTTAGTTCATATTGGAAATAACACACAGATATATGCTAACAACGATACTTCGTTAAACACTGAATACACAGTAATGTTTGACAGCACTAAAAACGGTAAGAATAAAAAAGAATACATGCTTATTAAGGATATGGATTTTCACATTCTTGTTAAAGAAATATACATCGATATGATAAAAGGAAAAGATCATGAGTAAACCAATCATTGACGCTGCCACATATGAAGTGGCCAAACAGTATGGTGTGGCTGTAGCCAACTTACATTTAGTAGAACAGTCCCGAGATAAAACGATAGAAGTAGCCACCCGTAGAGCCTTAGTAGAAAAATATCATGAATTATTGATCATGAAAGTGCAAGAATGTATTAAGGATCAAGAAGATGAACTAGACGATCAAACTAGAGTATTTGAAAAATTCGGAATTTCTTTCTAATGAATAGAGGATTTGTGATTATGGCACAGGGTGACAAATATGTCACATGTGCTAAAGCATTGGAAGCAAGCATTAAACTAACGATGCCCGATACCAACGTGACCATAATCACAACTGACATGTTGCCATATGGAGATCAGGCACCAAATACGAATTGGAAACTGCAAAACGATTGGCAAGTATACGACGCCTCTCCGTATGAGTACACCATCAAGTTGGAAGCTGATATGTACATTCCGCAATCGATTGATTACTGGTGGGACGTTCTTAAGGAACGTGATGTTGTAGTATCTACTCATGTCAGAAATTTCAAGCAAGAAATATCTGATGTTACTTACTATCGTAAGTTTATCGTTGACAACAATCTTCCTGACTGTTACAATGCGATCACATATTTTAGAAAATCGGATTTGGCTAAACAGTTTTTTGATATAGTACGAAAAGTCTTTGAAAATTGGGACGAAATTCGTGGCACTTTAAAGTGCAACGTTGATGAACCTGCTACCACAGACTGGGTATATGCGATTGCATGTCATGTGATAGGCGCGGAGAAAACTACTTTGCCTCAGTTCAAGCCTTATGGGATGGTGCACATGAAGCAGTTCATCAACGGACTATTTACAGACAACTGGACAGATACTCTAATATATGAGATTCTACCACATACATTTAGAATCAACACTATCGCACAGATGTATCCAGTTCACTATTATAATAAAGAATTCGCTAATACTATATTAGAGAATATAAAATGAACGAAGAACATATAATCATCTGGGAGCCGCCGGTAATAGTTCCTCCTACGTTTAGATTATACTATGATGATAGGGGAAAGGTACTGTTCTATACATGTGAAAAGCCTGAAGGTAACTTCATAGAAATCGATGCTCAAACGTATGCAGAATGCCGACATGATTTAAGAGTAATCGATGGTAAGTTAGTTAGACAAGGTGCTACTACAGTTTCACGATTGCGCAAGAGTGACAAAGGAACGCTGTGCGAGCAAGAAGATATGAGTATTATTACGACTGACAATGACGGACAATATTGGGAATTAGAAACATATGAACTCTAAAGAATTAGACATCAAACCTGGAATGAAGATTAAATTTGATGGACCATGGTGGAATAATAAAGATATACACTATACTGTAGTAGAAGCATCCTGGTATAACAAAGAAAAGGAATCTACCGCAGTACAACTCAAGCTTGAGGAAATTGATCATATTACAGTTGTTTCTAGAAACGGTATAAAGATTGTATGAGTGACATAGTAGACATTGCCGACTTAGACGTAATCTACTTAAGTTACGATGAACCCCAGAAAGAGGAATTCTGGCTCAAGATTAAGAACATGGTTCCGTGGGCCAAGAGAGTCGATGGAGTAAAGGGCAGCGATGCGGCACACAAGGCAGCAGCAGAAGCTTCCGACACTGAACGCTTCATTCTAATTGACGGTGACAATCTTCCTAACGAAGACTTCTTCAACATTCAGTTAGATTTTACAGATAAGGATCCTAGCTACAAGTTAGCACAATATCGTTGGCGAGCTATTAATGCTATTAACGGTCTTCGTTACGGTAACGGTGGTATCTCTAGCTGGACTAAGACATATGTAGCGAACATGCACACACATGAAAGTTCAGACGGTGATCCAACCACTACGGTAGATTTCTGCATGGATTCCAGTAACAATCTGTATTGGGCAATGCACGACTGTTATTCAGTAACTTACCCAAACTATACCCCTTTCCAAGCCTGGAGAGCCGGATTTAGGGAGGGCGTAAAGATGGTTCTCGATAAGGGTGCAAAGCCCAGCATTGATGATTTTAAAGCTAGAGTGTCAAGTCGCAATCTAAACAATCTGACAATCTGGCACAACGTAGGTGCGGACGTAGAGAATGGTTATTGGGCAATATACGGTGCTCGGCTCGGAACGCAGATGACGATGCTGACTGACTGGGATCACACCAATGTCATGTGGTTCGACAACTTTCCTGAGTTATGGGACAAGCACAAGAATAATCCGCATCATTACGCAGAAGTTATCGGAGAAGAACTTCAAGACAAGTTGGATTTGCCAATCTGTACGCTAAGTGCAGACCAAAGTAAGTTCTTCAAGAGACATTATAATGCAGATAAGTATAATTTAGGTCCTTTAGTTAAAGAGATGGACGTGATTCGTAAAATTGAAGGATGGTAAAATATGTCAAATAATGGTTATCAACAACATTTAGAAAATGTTAAAAATGAACTAGATTCTGTTAGCAAAACATTCTGTGCTGCTAAGTGGAAACAAGTAACTATGCATCTACAAAATGGACACACGCATAGTTGCCACCATCCTAAAACGCATCATGTTCCTGTACAAGAAATTCAAATAAATCCTACTGCACTGCACAATAGTAATTATAAAAAATTACAAAGGAAGATGATGCTTGAAGGTGAGCGTCCAGCAGAATGTGATTATTGCTGGCGAGTAGAGGATCAAGGTGATAGCCATAGTGACAGAATATACAAGAGTGCAGATAAATGGGCTAATCCTTTTATACAGGATATCGCCAATAAGCCATGGGATGATGATGTTGATCCAAGCTATGTAGAAGTAAGCTTTGGTAATGTATGCAATTTCAAATGCAGTTATTGTGCACCTCATATCAGTAGTCAATGGATGGAAGAGATCGAACGGTTCGGACCTTATCCTACCACAGATAGGTTCAATAATCTAGATTGGTTGAAAAGCCAAAATATGATGCCTATTCTCAATAGAGAAGAAAATCCATATGTAGAGGCTTTCTGGAAGTGGTGGCCAAAGATGTATAATAGTCTACAGCACTTCAGAATTACCGGAGGCGAGCCGCTACTAAACAAGAACACCTTCAAGGTGCTGGATTATATCATCGATAACCCTAATCCAAATCTAGAAGTTGCCATCAATACGAACATGAATGTTCCTGATGATATTTTCAATAGGTTCTTAGAAAAGATCAAGATAATATCTGAAGAAAAAAAACTGAAAAACATCAAGATATTCACAAGTGCTGAAGCACACGGTAAACAGAGTGAGTATATCAGGTTTGGCATGAACTATGAGCGTTGGCTAACTAATATTCATAAGACTTATAGAGAAGTTCCGGGTATACAGTTTACTATCATGAGTACCTATAACTTTCTAAGTATAACTTCATATATTCCATTCCTCAAGGATATCTTAGATATCAAGAAAGAATATCATCGTTGGGATGATGTAAGAACTCCTATGCTATTAGATATTCCTTATCTTAGATTTCCAACTCATCAGGCAGTATTCATCATAGAGCCTGAACAACTTCAGATGATCTACGATCAGGTGACATTCATTTATCAAAACATAGAAAACAAAAACTGGTACGGTACTGCAAATCGCGGCTTTTTTGAACATGAGGCTGACAAGTTAAAACGAATCTATAACCTCACTAAAGATGATGTGGTTAATGAATGGACAAACACGAATCGCAAGAACTTCATCACTTTCGTTGATGAGCATGACACGCGCCGTGGTACGAATTTCTTAGAAACATTCCCTGAATATGAGAATGTTTATTATAAGTGGAAGAATATGTGATGCGTGTAGCACTATGCATAAGTGGTCAGCCGAGGACATGGAAAAAGACATATTCAAATTGGATAGAACATTTGTTACCTAATGTAGAGAAAGATATTTTCTTTCATCTATGGGATTATAATACTTTACCTACGATAGTATTACAGTCTGGTGTCCGTTCCCTCAAAGACGTACATATCACTGAAGAAGAAAAACAAGATATCATAGATACATATCAGCCAAAGAAATACAAGTTTGATAATAGAAATGTCAATCCAACACTGTTCGACAAAGATCCTAGTATACTAACTGAGTATGTGAATAATCCGATAGGATGGTGGTGTAGAAGCCAGTATTATAGTATATATTATGCTGCTAATCTAAAACGACAATATGAGATCGAACACAACTTCGAATATGATGTTGTGTTTAGGATGCGGACTGATCTATACTTCATGGAAAATCTAAACATGCCCCGTGAAGTTCGTCCCAACTGTTTATATTCTAAGAGCAACGGATACGTGGATAATGTAGAATCATTTATGATCGGTGACACGTTTCATTTTGCTGATAGCTATACGTATGACCAAGCAGCAGAATTTATTCATTCATTGCAGTTTATCGATAGTAATCATGTGGTGCCCCCGCACATACAATGTCCCCCGCCGGCGCCGGAAGTTGCACTATATCCTTTTTTATGTGCTAGTGGAATAAAAAACGTCAGTTGTCCTCAGAGTATAAAGATATTGAGAAGCCAAGAATATCTTGATATCAAGAAAGAGTTAGCATCATATGAAGTCATATAAAATAGCAGTGTGTCTGAGCGGAGAGCCTCGCACATGGAACCATTGTAGCGAGAATATACTTGAATTTTTCAAGAGTGATATCCATGACATAAAGTTTTTTGGACACACGTGGACAGACAGTGAATACACGAAAGAACATAGATTTTATGGTATAGAGAAATGTGAATCTTATCCTAAGGACGAGCTATACCAGAATATGATATCAGCTATAAACTACGAAAAATTATTGATCGAAGATAAAACTGTAATCGATGTCACTCCGATACCAAGCGTATTAAGTTTTGATGAATGTACTTTTGGTATGAAAGTAGCAGCTAACCTAGCTAAACCTACAGTATACGTTCACATGAGCTACAGTATCATGCAGGCTAACTGGCTCAAAACTATGTATGAAATAGAAAATGACATGCGTTTTGATCTAGTTGTCAGAGCAAGGCATGATAGTTATTATACACCGGGTACAAAGTTTGAGGATTACTTACCAGGTAGAATAGAACCAACTGCAATATATGGTTCGACAAATACATTCCCGATGGAATATTGGCAGAATCATTTTACTGATGTGTTATTCTTCGGTTCAAGTAGGGTGATGAATACTGTTTGTGATTTTTATAGATACTATAGTACAGGTAAATTCTGGGAATTATTAGATGCTAACTGGAATGATCCTTATATAAAAATATGCGGATATAATGTCTGCTTATATAAATGGCTTATGCTAAAGAATATAAGAGTACAAGAAACAAACCTAATATTTAACACTTATATATTTAGGAAAAAGGCAGCAGAATTGTATAGTTTACCGCAAGACGCAGATGCAATACTACAAGTAGAAAGAAATCTATTCAGATGAAGATTGCTGTGTGTTTCAGTGGATTGATCAGAACAGGGATAAACTGTTATGTTAACATCACCCGTTACTTAGGAGATATGCTGCCGGATTGTGATTTTTTCCTGCACACCTGGGATTATGAAACTAATAAACCGTTTGCTAGAACACATTGGAATAATATTCGATTTATTCAACGCCCGGATGAAGCCTTATCTCAAGAAAAATTACAGAAATTTATCGAATTATATAATCCGATAAGATACAAAGTAGATAGTTATTCAGAGTTCATGAATAGTCATATGACTAATAACCAATTTCCTATAGTATGGCATACTCTTTGTAGAAGCTTTGAGCTTTAAAGGCAGTACGAGATAGAGAACAATTTTAAATATGATGTAGTCATAAAGATCCGTCCTGATGTTATATTTCCTACAGCTAAAAACTTTGGAAGTGAGCTATCTAACATAGACTTATCCAAATCGACGATTTATAGTGACCCGCACTGTGATAATATATTAGCTGATGTTTTTTGGGTTACAAACAGCAATGTTGCTGATATTATGATTGATCTGGTCAAAGAGCCTGGACACTCAGTGCATGATTCATCTGCTGCATTAAACAGATTTTTACAAAATAGGGGAATTATAAATCAACCATTGAGCAAAACTAATTTAGTTTGTTACACGATATATCGTTATGAGTCTTATATGTTTGATCCTATGACAAATTTTCGTGAGTGTTTTATGAATGATTTAATACATTATAGTTCTATATCAGAAGAAGAAATATATAAGGTTTTTCGGGATAACAATGAGAATAAATTATACGGAACAATAAGATGATTGATTTTTTATATGCTAACGGATGTAGCTGGACAGCAGGAAACGGTATCGATGATGATCCGAGCTTATCAAACATACCATTAATAGAAAGATGGAACTATTTTTTGAAATGTGCCTGGCCGTCGGTAGTCGCAGAAAAGTTTGGAGTTGATCATATAAATGAAGCTCTTGGTGCAGGAAGCAATGCACGTATGGTTAGAACTACATGTGACTTTCTACGAAAGTATCCTAAAGAAAAATATAGTTCATTAGTAGTTATGTTAGGCTGGACAACTGTAGATAGGAGTGAAGTCTATTTACACGAAGGACAGAAAGAGGGGTGGTGTATGTTTAATGCTACGCAGCCGGTAAGTTCGCATGATGTACTCTTTAGACCTGACTTTAGTAATGATTATTTAAAACTTATTGATGACTGGCAGAAAGACTATATTTTGAATGTATATTCACTTCGTGCCAATTACATCAGATTTTTTCAAGAAATGTATATTATGAAAAATCTATTAGAAAACTTAGGTGTAAAGTACTTGTTTTTTAGTAGTCTGCCGTGGCGAACAGTATGGTTACCGGAATATAAAAAAATTAATATATCAAAACAATTTGAACAAGAAATTTCAGTATTGCAGAAACCATGCATTCTGAATACACGTTCATGTGATGAATCATTAAATGTGATGAGTCTTTTTTGCGTAGCTAATCAAATTCCAATGGCTGCTGATCATCATACTATGATAGAAGGTCACAGAAGATGGGCAGAGCATTTATATCAGGAGTTTAATAACATCTATGAATAAAGAAAAGATCGTGGTGTGCGGTGATAGTTTCAATGTCGGCATTGGACTAGTTGATATGGAAAAACAACGGTATGGTCAACTTGTCGCAGATAAGTTAGAATATGATTTGGTCGTATTAGCTAGGGGCAGTGCGTCTAATTATGCAGTATTCCTCCAAGGTGTATATGCTAGTAAGATGCTGTCCAAACCAAAGTGCGTTATTTTATGTGTAACTAGTTATGATAGGATCGAATGGTTAGAAGACGAATTTCAAAAGCATATAACATTAGACCTATCACATTTGAACTACCATCAGTATCCGCCGCATCATCATGCACAACCGCATCATGATCGACCGTTAGATTTTTATCTAAAAGATGATGCAAGCTATAATCCAAAGTTGCTCACTGAGCAGGTCGGGGCGATACCTGATTATCTACAGACATTAGAAAAACAAAAGAAAATGCCTAGCGATTATTACCAACGTCTACATTCACAATCACCTGAAAAACTAAAAATGTTATTAGAACATTATCTAACTGTTTGGTCTAACAATAATATCAAATCTGATTATGATAGAGGGTTGATACTGTCTGCATACACTAGAATAACAAACAGTGATATACATTGCTTAGTGCTTGCAAGTGACGATAAGTTCGATGATCTGATACCTAAAAAAGATTTGATACATCATAATTGGGGAGAGCTGACTCTACAATATCCTGATACTATAGGAAGTCAGCATGCAGATTATCCAGCACATGAATATACTGCACAGTTGATAATTGAAAGGTTATTAGAGAATGGCTACACCTGATGAATTGATTTTGATAACGAACGGTGATAGCTGGACGTTCGGGTGTGAGATAGTAGATCCTGCTTTAGTACAAAAACATCCAGGTAATCATCTGACTACTATCGACTATCTTCCTAAGAATGATAGTTATAGATTACCGCGGATATGGCCAACTAAGCTAGCAGAACTATTGAGATGTCGTGTGATAAACCTAGCTGAACCCGGAGATGATAATGCTAGTATCTTAGCTAGGACGCAAGAATATGTTTTGCACCTACTAAACCAAGGTATAAACCCGGATCGTCTGTTTATCATAGTAGGTTGGACTACGCCGGAACGCAGAGATTTTTGGTACAAGAGTGATGATGACAAAGAAAGCTACAAGTTTAGGCTCAATCCGCACATGACTGATCATAAACAAAAACCATTAGCCAATCTTACTAAAACATATGTATTGAATTTTTGGAATCCTGAAGAATACATTACTAGGTATATTACTACAATATTGAACTTCCAGAATTTTTGCCTAACGAATAAAATCAGATTCTTAAACTTCAATGCTTTTTATAGATTGAATCAGATTAATATCGATCAGTGGCAAGACATCAATGTTGAAGAACAGATAAACTCTTTAGGTTTAGGTAATATCAGTATATCAGATGATGATGTCCGTATCATTCATAAAATAAACTATAACACTATATGGAAAACGATAGATAGTATTAGGTACTATAACAAAGACATCACTAATAATTCATTCAAGACATATGTAGATGAAAACTGCGGAGAAGCTGGATATACTGGCTGGCATCCAAATGAACTAGGTCATACTGTTTGGGCTGATGAATTATTAAAATACATACAAGATCATGAGTTACTAAATATTTGACATGAGTATAAATGAAATCAAAACTGTAGTCAAGCACTGGGGTCATGAAGTCTGGATAGCAGATGGTGTCAGGACACCATATGCACTAAAGCGTATATTCTTCAAGGCTGGCAATAGAACAAGCTTGCAAGTACATCAACAAAAATTCGAAACCAACTATGTTTTTTCCGGTACAGGAACATTGTACATAAGCAAAGAAAAATTTGATGTAGAACATTTTCTATCTAACCCGATGACCGCAGAAGAAGTTTCTGAATACGAATCAACGTTTGATATCATTCGACTTGAACCTGGAGTATCATTCGACGTTCATCCGGGCTATGTTCACCGTGTCGTTGCTATTACAGACCTTGAATTCTTTGAAGCAAGTACAACAGAACTTGATGATGTGATAAGGCTTCAGGATGATCAAAATAGAACGCACGGTAGAATACAGCATGAGCACCGTTAACACAGTAGTTATACCTACAGCCGGTATAGGCTCTAGGATGGGCAATCTGACTAAGAATCTAAACAAAGCACTGTTGCCCTACAAGAATAAACCGTTTCTATCACACATAATAGATCAGTTTCCCAAAGACACGCACTTCATCATTCCTGTTGGTTATCTGAGCCAGCAGGTTAAAGACTATTGCACAGTAGCACATGATGATGTAAATATCACATTTGTTGATATCGATGACTATACCTCTAGTCGGAGTGGTACTGCCTACACACTGAAAAAATGTACTAACCTATTAGATAAACCATTCTGGTACATACCGTGTGACACTTATTTCGATACAGACTTGATATCAGAGATCAAAGATACAAGTAAAAACTACTATTTCACTAAACAGGTAAGTGAAGATTTATCTGACCTATACACTATGTTCAAATTAGACAACTTGACGATCACTGATATGGTGTTTAAAGAACACTGCCCTGCTGATTATGTTGCTTTTACTGGCGTGATGTATCTAGGTGATCATGTAGATTTCATCACCCGGTTAACCGAACTAAACAATAATGAGTTTATCTTTGTTATAGAAAAAGGTGAGTCTATTGTTAACCTAGACAGTTGGATCGATTTTGGCAATATAGAGAGTTATGCGAATGCAGTTAATAGCAGCCAAAAATTTGACTTTAGTAAAGAAGATGAGATCACCTACATAACCGATTCTAAAGTTATCAAATGGTGGGCGAATAAAACTATCACTGAGAACAAATATAAACGAACGCTAGATCATGATGGAATATATCCCGACAATTGCAAGATTGTTGGCAACTATCTAGCATACGATTGGTATTCAGGAAAAACATTATACCAACACAATGATGTTGAGCATTTCAATAGTCTATTGAATTGGTTAGACAATAATGTCTGGCACCGGGCTGATGTTGACATCAAAGATGAATGCATAGAATTTTATAAAAATAAGACATTAGGTAGGATCGAAAAATACTTGACCAAGTATAACACACAAGAAAAGGTTAGCAGTATTAACGGTGTTGACGTAAAGGACTATGCATATTACCTAAACAACATCGACTATTCTTATCTTACTGAGACAGTGCAAGCATCTTATATACACGGTGATTTGCAGTTTGATAATATCGTAATAGGTAAAGACTTCAAGCTCATCGATTGGCGCCCTGATTTTGCAGGTAATACCAACACCGGCGACATATATTATGACTTAGCAAAACTCGCCGGCGGATTCATCATAAATTATAGTAAGATCAAAGAGAACAACTTCAAGGTTGATATTAAAAACAATCATGTTACTTTAGAGATTCCTTATATAGATAACCACGAACAGTATTTCACCCTATTAAAAAAGTTTGTGAATGAAAAACAGTTAGAGTGGAAGAAAGTGGAATTATTGATTCCTATTATATTTTGGAATATGTCTCCATTACATACTAGTCCCTTCGACAAATTTCTCTGGTACTTAGGTATAAAATTGTTCCAAGAGTATGAAACTAAATACTCTAGCAATGAAGCAGTTTTATAGTCTAAGTCAATATCCTGGCAAAACCGGAACTTATTACTACAATTTGTTTTTTGATAAGTTTGGCATTGACGCAACCTATACGGCTTTAGCTTGTAATCCAAACGAGTTCGAAGATACTTTCAAGCACTTAACAAGCGATCATACTACATATGGTATTAGCGTGAGTATGCCATATAAGAACACTGTAACTTATCTGTGTGATAATCTAGATAGTCTAGCACATAAGTATGGTATTTGCAATACCATAGCTGTGAATAATGGACATACCGTTGGCTACAATTGTGACATATACGGATTGATGGGTATCATATCTGAGATTTCAATCGATGATAAGATTTTGATACTAGGTGACGGATCGATAGGACAGATGTTCTATCATTATCTCATCGAAAACGATTATATGAATGTCAATATGTATAGCAGAAAAAACAACAACTGGCATGACAGACATGAACCGGCTGACATTATAATCAATTGTACTAGTTTAGGGACGAGTGAAGAGGCATCACCATTGCTATCAGTTCCTGATAAAACAAGATGCGTAATTGATCTAGCACTACGTAAAACTATTTTATATGAACAAAGTTTGCAGAGTCAAGTAAAGTATATAAGTGGTCTGAGTTTTTATGCCCATCAATTTCTAAAGCAGTTTGAGATATATACTGGTATGCATATCACGATTGATCAATTTAACGAGGCTACAGGAAATGATTATAGATAAACTCATTATCGATGTTGATGGTGTATTAACATCCGGACACATGCTGTACAACAATTTAGGCAAAACTTTTAAAGTTTTCGGACCGCATGACAGAGATGGTCTCAAGCTGATCAGTAAGTATATAAATGATATCACTTTTATTACTGCGGATAAGACTGGATTTGACATCACTTACGCAAGAATTGTCACTGATTGGAAGTATCGGGATGATCAGTTAGTCTTAGTTCCGGAAGAATCTAGACTAGAATGGTTTATAGAAAATTGTAATTTCAACACAACCGCATATATCGCAGATGGATATCATGATGCTGTTATATTAAAAAAAGTAGCTCTAGGCATCGCACCTAAGAGTGCTAGAATTGAAGCGAGAACTAGTGCTAAGTATGTGACACCGAGTGATGCTGCTAGCGGCGCAGTTCTTGATGCATGTTTATATATTGAAAAGATGATCAAAGGTTGGTGGTGGCGCCAACTATAATCTATATGAAAGAATGATCGATGGACTTGAAACGATTTAATTTAGGTATAGGTCCGATGAGCAAAGAAATAGTTGAGCTATGTCTCAGCTATAGTCATCAGAACGACTATCCACTAATGATTATTGCTAGTCGCAATCAAGTAGACTATGATAGTGGCTATGCTATGAACACTAAAGAACTATCTGACCTAGTATTCAATAGTGAGTATTATGACCGAGATAGAATATTGCTGTGTAGAGACCACTGCGGACCTTACTTTAGTGATGCAGACAAAAATCTAGACCTCGAAACGGTAATAGAACGATGCATGAATACGATCAAAGCTGATGTCGATGCAAAATTCTACCTAATTCATATTGACGTGAGCAGAGTCGAGACTGACAAACAACGTGCTGTTGCAGAAAAGTTGTTTTCTTATGCTATGGCATTGAATCCGAAAATTATGTTTGAATTCGGTACCGAAGACAACACTGGTAATACGACAGAAACCTTGAACATGTTGAATATGCAACTAGAGTATGTCAAGCCTTGGCAAAATAATATATGTTATATTGTTTCCCAGACTGGAAGCTTGACTAAACAAACTCAAGTAGGTACGTTCAATGTAGAACAAACACAAAAACTGATAAATGTAATACATCAGAATGGTTACATGTTCAAAGAACACAACGCTGACTACCTTACAGTTGACCAAGTAAAGTTACGTAAAAATACAGGAGTGGATGCATTAAATATTGCTCCGCAACTCGGTACTGTAGCTAGTAGTGTGTTATATACATTGGGTTTGGGTACAAAAGAATTAACTAAGTTCATTGATGTTGTGATAGAATCAGGATATTATAAAAAATGGTGTACGGTTGATGTAGATAATGACAAAGACCGCTTTATCAGTTCAGCACACTATCTATTCGAACATCCATGTTGTAAAGAATTAAAACAAGTAATAGATATGCGAGAATATAAAGCACTATTACAAGACCGATTGTTTTCTATTTTAGATGAATATAGATTAGGATACCATTAATAGATTTAATGATAAGGGAATAACAATGCATTTTATAAGAACATTAATCAATAAGATTAAACGTGAGATTCTATATAGAAAAAGGATTAAAGAACTAAGAAAAAGAGATCCCTTTATATACAAATAATAGCATGAATTATGTAGGTGTCAGTTGCGGGTTTCACGACGCTGGATTGAGTGTCATTGATGATGCTGGCAATATCCTATACGCCGGCCACAGTGAACGATACAGTAAGAAGAAGCATGACGCTGATCTTTGTTTAGGCTTATTAAAAGATGCCCACAAATATATAGATGGGCATTATGAGCTTCATTATTATGAGAAGCCTTGGTTAAAGGTAATCCGCCAGCTCAGAGCTGGACAGAAGTTAGGACCTTTCTCTGCAAAGGATGTCATCGGTAAAAACATGATGGTTCGTTTTAGCCATGACGGAGAAGTGAAAACACACAATCATCACTTATCTCATGCTGCTGCTGGTTTTCAAACTAGTCCATTTGACCATGCTACTGTAGTCATTATTGATGCTATCGGCGAGTTAGATACGATTACTATCTGGGATGCGTATTATGATGATAACGGTAGAGCCGTATATAAGAGGCTTTGGGGAAAGCAATATCCAGATTCTATCGGTTTATTCTATTCTGCTATGACTGCGAAAGTAGGACTGAAGCCATTAGATGAAGAATATATTCTTATGGGAATGGCTGCTTACGGTAAACCTATTCATGTTAATACGATTCAAAAAGCGTTGATTCATAATAGTGGTACATTATCTTTCAAAGAAAATCTACATACCGGGGTGAGAGATGATTTCCTCAAAGATGCTGATAATATGGATATAGCTTCATCTACTCAAGAACTTACTGAAAGTTTGATACACCATGTCATAGCAAAAGCTATTAATATCGGTAAAAGTCATAATCTTGTTTTTGGTGGAGGAGTCGCACTCAACTGTGCAGCAAATCGTAATCTAGGCGGATACTTCGATAACATCTGGATCATGCCTAATCCGGGTGATGCAGGAAACTCATTGGGTGCTGCTGCATTAGGTTATGGAAAACGAGTAAATTGGGTCGATGCCTTTTTAGGATATAATATAAAAGGCAAATATCCTATTAACAATGTAATTAACCAATTGTATACTAAGAAGATGGTTGGTGTTGCTAGCGGACGAGCCGAATTCGGTCCTAGAGCATTAGGCAATCGTTCACTATTAGCAGATCCACGCGGCCCTGATATAAAGGATACAGTAAATGAAATCAAGCGAAGACAGCAGTTCAGACCCTTTGCGCCGGTCATTCTGGAGGAACTATGTGGCGATTATTTTAATATGCCTTGCGGTTGGAACAACAGTAGGTATATGCAAGTCATCGCTCCTTGTAGGGCTCCTGACTTATTTCCTGCTATCGTTCACGCTGACGGGACTTCTCGTGTACAGACAGTACCGAAAGACGGTTCGGGAATCAGAAGACTCTTAGAACGTTGGTATAATGAGACACGCTGTCCAATGCTACTTAATACATCCCTAAATATTAGAGGTGAGCCTATGGTAAATGACCGGGCAGATGCTGATCGGTTCCAGCTACTATATGGGGTAAAAGTCTGCTCTTAAAGCATAAATAGATGTGAGTCGCGGGACTGCAATCCCCACTCACTCTAATGCTAGAAGGAGCTATCAGCATGTCTATTTATCGTAAAATTTACGAACAGAATTTTGGTCCCATACCCAAAGACGGTGACGGAAGAAGTTGCGATGTTCATCATATAGATGGTAACCGCAATAATAATGTACCGGAAAATTTAATCGCATTGTCTATACAAGATCATTACGATATTCATTATCAGCAAGGAGATTATGGTGCATGTTGGCTCATTTCAAGAAAGCTACGGTTGACGCCAGAGGAACTATCAGACCTCGCCAAATTAACCGGCGCCAACCGCATCGCAAACGGCACACATCACTTTTTAAAAAGGCCAGATGGGTCATCGTTAGGAAAAGACAGTGTACTCAGACAAACTGAAAACGGGACGAATGCTTTCTCTGGAGGAGAAGTTCAAAGAAAATCTAACGCTAAGCGAGTGAGGGAAGGAACTCACCATTTTCTTAGTGGTGATATACAAAGAAGAACTCAACAAAGGTTGGTGGAGAACGGGACTCATCATTTAATGGGGAACGGAGAATTTCAACGAAATGTTCAGAAAACATTGTTAGAGAATGGAACTCACCACTTTCTTACGAATCATCCAAATAAAATTCAGGTAACTTGTCCGCATTGCAACAAAACTGGCGGAAAAACTAACATGCATCGATACCATTTCGATAAGTGTAGGGTCTTAAAATAATATGACATACTGTAATTAGTGTAAATATTGTTATGGCAATTAGAGAAGTATTCTACTCCGGTTCCAAACCCAATGTCCATCCAAGAGAAAAATTTGCTGAATCACTAGAAGATGCTAGGAATCAGTGTACGACTGAGCATTTTTGGATTATCAACGAGTTTTGTGACTACCGTAAATTTGATTGGGACTTTGATTTCGAGCTATTACCTGACGAAGATATTTGGGCAGAGGCACACGACAATGTATGGCCTAGCCAACATCAAAAAGATAGTGGTACATGGCTGTGTCCTAAGGTAGCCGGTGATTATACTATCTATCGAACCGATGTTCCCCCAATTCAACGCAAGAATGAAATCAATGATTTTTGGATTATAGATCCGGCCCTGGATAAATCTAGGTTTGACTTTTCTTGGCACCCAGATCCTACGTCTCCTCCATACATATATCAATTCGGTACTCTGCTCGATGAAAACGACGGACCCAGATACGTCACTCCCTATAATGACGGAACCATAGTACATCTAGAACGCAAGGAGGTCATACTAGAAGACCTAGAGTTTTCGAAGTACTACATCACTACTACATTGGAAGATTTAATCAACGACCACACTAATGAAATCTTTTGGGCATTGAATCCTGAAATTGATTATTCTGGGTTTGACTTTAAATGGGTCCCTGACAGTAAGAACGTATATCACATAAATGCATTTGGTACGAAAGACAATATAAACTCCCAGACTTACTTTGTTAATGGTAAGATGTGGGCACGTGGTTATCGGGACATTAACTACATTGAGGATAAGGTACTAGATGTACGAACCAAGATCGATATTTTCTTTGTCGATAAAGGAAATCCTCAGGCACAAGAACGCTTTCAGCAATTATCTGAGCGTATGGGCAACGTAACTAAAACTAGATATCTGAACAGCTGGGTTGACACGATCAATCGTTGTGTGACTAAATCAACTACCAATCTATGTTGGATTCTCAATAGTGAATTAGACTATTCGTCATTTGAGTTTGATTTCTATCCTAGCCCATGGCAGATGAACTTAGTTCATGTGTTTGGAACTCAGTGGTCACACTGGGGAACAACCTTTATGGTTAACAAAAATACATTTGCTGATGATACCAAATATATAAAAGTCATTGAGCATTTGCCTAATATAAATTTTGTAAAACGATCACCTGCTAAGGCAGTTGATTGTCTTTATGCTATAGTAATCATCGACCATGGTAACGGTGTTGATACAGTAAAAGATGATCTACTCAGTAAAAATCTGAGCGAAAGAAACATCATTGCTGTGAAATATGATACCAATTATCTAAAAACATTCAAGGAGGTACTCAGTAAATTAGATGTCAATCGTGAACATTATGTATGGATTTGTAGTAGCGTGTGTGATTATAGCAGATTTGATTTTAGCTATATCTGCGATCCGTACACCAAAGAACAACTCCACGTCTTCCCGAGCGGTAATCAAAAATTAGGAGACACGTTTCTAGTAAACGTCAACAAGCTGCGCAAATTGATAGCAGATATGCATCGTCTAGAAGACTATGAAAAGATTAATTATAATCAACATCAAGTTGTCTCAAGATTGATGACACCCACAACTATCGAAGGTGCATATTTTCCAAATGAAACACATATGGATTATGCTAGAAATTATGAATGGGATTTTCCTTATGTAACTCTAGTAACTGAAGAAAACTGGGATATGGATCCTGAAATTGATCCCGAACCTATGTGTCTTTGGTCACCCGAACAGAAAGCAATCATTATTTCTAGTACAGGTGCAACTAGAGTTACGATTCCTCGCGAGGCTAAAAACTATGTCAAAAGTGAACTGTATGATTACCCGTATATAAAGCGAGCAAAAAAACTAACCAAATCTAAACCGATGGACATAGTGTATCTCAGTAACGGTGAAGCCGGGGCCGAAAAAAACTGGGAGCATCTACTTCAAATTACTAAAAACATACCAAATAGGGTAGTCAGAGTGGATGGAGTTAATGGTCGAGTTGCTGCATATCATGCTGCTGCCGAAGCCAGCGAGACACCATGGTTATTTACGGTATTCGCTAAGTTACACATCAATTCTAATTTTGATTGGTCATGGCAACCAGATCGAATGCAAGCACCTAAGCATTATATCTTTCATGCGAAGAATCCGGTCAATGGATTGATCTACGGTCACCAAGCGATGATCGCGTATAATAAGCAATTAGTGCTAGAGAATGACGGTTATGGACTAGACTTTACGTTGGATGACCTGCACGAAGTTGTTCCACTCATGTCCGGTACTGCAAACTATAACACTGATCCGTTCTCTACTTGGCGTACCGCATTCCGTGAAGTGGTCAAATTGAAGGCCGAAGATACCGACATTGCCCGAGAGCGATTAGAAGCTTGGCTTACTAAAGCTGAAGGTGATTTTGCAGAATATAGCATCAAGGGTGCAAAAGACGCAGAAGCCTATTACGATGAAGTTGATGGCGATTTTGATGCACTGCGATTGAGCTACGAGTGGGAATGGTTAAAATCACGCTTCGTGCAAAAATACGGTTGACATGCAATGTCATATATGATTAAATAGTATTTGTTCGTTGATACGGACTTAAAACCGGGGAAGACAGGGGTGCGATTCCCCTCGCCTCCACCAGTAAACACACGATAACAGGACGCTGGCTCTGTGAAGCGGGATATCGGGGTAGCTGCCGAGAAGACGGGGAGAGCATCGTGTGTTTTCTTATGGGGGCGTATAGTATCGATTCACGGCTAGTAGGAAAGTGGAGAACACGGTAAGAAACGACCGTCAATCAGTTCAAATTACTAAATGCAAACGAAAATGATGCATATGAAGGCCTTGCGTTAGCCGCATAAGTCTTTTGGGCTTTGCTAGTTGAGCCTCGAAACAGAATCAACTAGCACCTATAAAACCTTTAAATATGATATATCGTCCTATAGGTCATAAATAATTTTGACATGTTAGGAGAACAAATCATGAAAAACAAGTCAATTATTGCAATCGCTGCATTGGTAGCACTAAGTTTGGCTGCACCTGCATCCGCACACCACTCGTTCGCAATGTTCGACAACCAAAAGTCGGTGACATTGGAAGGAACAGTAAAAGAATTTCAATGGACTAATCCGCATTCTTGGATTCAACTAATTGTGACTGATTCCTCTGGTAAGCCAGTTGAATGGTCAATCGAAGGCGGTAGCCCAAATGGTCTATCACGTTCCGGTTGGAAGCGCACTTCATTGAAGTCCGGCGATAAGGCTGTCGTAGTTGTACATCCTCTTAAGGATGGCACGAACGGTGGCTCGCTCGTATCTGTTGCGGTTAATGGACAACCAATCGGCAGTCGTTAATTCTTTATATAAGTGAAGTTAGTTGATGTTCATTACTAAATACAGTATGGACATCAACGAACTTCATTCTTTTAAATTATCAGATGCGGTCAAATTCCACACCAAACTAAACCCAAAGCTTTGGAAGAATGACCAGCTTGATCCATTGGTCAGAGACCAATTATTAGTCATAGCAAAAGATTTTGTGAGCCAATTGGGCGTAGGTGATCTTGATGTGGTTGACGTAACTATATCTGGATCTAACGCAGCTTTCTCATATACTCCTCATTCTGACTTAGACCTTCACGTTGTTGTGAATATGAGCAAGCTACACGACGATGAAGTCTATCAGGAATTGTTCAGAGCAAAGAAAACTCTATATAACGATTCGCACGATATCACAGTGCATGGCATTCCAGTCGAACTATATGCGCAGAATGCCGCAGAGCCGGTCGTATCATTAGGTGAATACAGCCTGCTTCATGACAAGTGGATCAAGATTCCTAAAAGAAAAACAGCCAATCTAGATCAAAATGCTACCAAAGCAAAGTACGATCAATTAACCGACCTAATCAGTCTAGCAGTAAAGACTAAAGATGAAGATCGTGTCAACAAAGCTATTAAGCTAATTAAGAGATATCGCCAGGCAGGTCTTGACACAGGTGGCGAATTTAGTCCAGAAAATCTTGCATATAAAGCAATTCGTGCGCAAGGCGGAATCGATGACCTATATGCAGTGCGTGATTCTCTACACAGTAAAAAGCTAAGCATCGAAGAAGATGACCAGCTACTAGATAAACCAACCCTCACCGTAGATGAACTGGCTAGAAAACACGGTGTAGACCGAATGTCCATAGCAAAGCAACTGGACAAAGGTATAAAGGTCGAACTAGAACATACTAGTCATAAAGACATTGCGCGAGAGATTGCATTGGATCATATCAGCGAGGATCCGAAGTATTATGACAAGTTAGCTAAGGCTTCTTTGGAGGAACAGACTTTAACTGAACTAGCAGATGCTCCTTATCCGTATACTCTAACTTCTAGCGGACCTCACATGCTAGAGTACCAATTTACAGCAGCAAATAATATAAAATATATAGTTGAACTTAAAGTTATGTACGGTGGAGTTAGTTTGCGATTTCATGCTGCGGGACAGTCTAGCAATGATGATAGATTTCGCATCACTAAAACCGGCGACTCTATTAAGGTAATGTCTACTATCGCTACAATTCTTCGTTCATACATAAAAGAAAATTCACCGTCTTCAATCTCATTTGGATGTTATGCAGACGAACCCACAAAGGTTAAGCTGTACACTAGTATGGCAAAACGTCTGTCAAAAGAGTTTCCATATGAAGTTGGTGGACCATATTCGTATAGAGATCCTACATACGGTAATTCTGTGGGATTCAGATTGACCAAAAAAAAACAACAATCAGGTAACGTAAACAAAGACTCAGGATACATTCCAAACAGTGCCCAAAAGAATGATCCTGTATTATCTCTTGTCGATAAAGCAAGAGAAAGAATGGGCGAAGATGCATTATACGGTGGAAACTGTGGAATGTTCTCGTTGGCTTTAGCAAAAAAATTGAAAGAGGATGGAATCCCGGTCACGCTGGGTTTGCTGTTTAATGATGCTAATAATTTAGGAACCCCTTCTGATATTGTAGCCAACGAAGCTGACTTGTATCATGTTGTAGTTGAATATAACGGCAAATATTATGATGGCACAGGGGTCGTGACACCTAACACGCTGTTAGATATCGCCAAAGACCAGTACGGTGATGACAACCCGGGATGGTTTACTGATGCTGATCCGTTTGATCCGAGCGTACAGCGAGTAATTCGTAGTGAAACAAACTGGAACAAGCCTGCGTCTACTTTCTATCAAGCGCTAACCGAAGCCTCAGGGTACATTCCAAGCAATTCCCAAAAGAACGATCCTCGTTTTAAAACCGCGCTTACGGTAGACGTGAAACCGAACGCAATAAAGAAAAATGCTAAGGCATTCGGATGGCTAACATCACGGGCAGGTATACCTCCACAAGCCAATCCTAACGGAAAGATTTAACATGAAAATCAAAGATGTACTGAACGAAGGAATGACGTTTAATCCTGTAGTAGAAAAATCTTTTACTAAAGGGGAACATGCCGGCGAAACGTATTGGACTGGTTCTGATTGGGAACGCAAAGAGAAACACGAATGTCCTGACTGCAAAGGTACAGGCAAGGGAACATATTCAAACGGCGAATTTCCTTGCGTATTCTGCGGCGGCAAAGGGTACGAAGAGGAAACTTTTTCAGATGCGCCGGAGCTTTCGGTCAGTAACGCCAATGGTAAAATTATTCAAGAAATGTTAGGTTTGGATCCGGATTATTCAGGTGTCATTCATAATAAAGACTTATCTAACATAATGCGTCGATTGATACTGCTTAAAAACAAAGGTGCTCAGCAGTACACCAGAGAGCCTAAACAAGAACGTGGCCCGACACATCAATGGACAGATGACCATGGAATCACACATATAGGTCGCGGCCCAACGATGCACGACTATGGCCTCAGTCAAGATCAGATTAATAAGTACGTGGACAGACTCATTCAGATTATTCAATTCGCACAAAAAAACAATGCGAGTTTGGGCTGGGGTTGACATTTACCCAAATGCTTATTAATGTGCGGACATGATTACATTTCTAGACTCCATCGAAGCGCAGACTGTCCTAGTCGATCTAACTAAACAACTCAACCGACTTCCTTATAATTCCGACTTGCACAGGTTACATATTAATCTGTATGGTCTGATTTCAGAACTAAGCAAACTTGAGGTGTATGCAAGGAGAACCGGCCCCCGCTCTCGTTGGACTATCGCACGTAATAAGAAGAAGGCGGAGATCCAAACTGCCATGTCCTACTTAGCTCAATTGCTACTCATTGCGCAGTTGATGGCTTGAAACATTCAGAAACAAAAAAGCGGTTGACTTAGCTTTCTAGCTGCGTTATTTTTAATCATAGATTGACCAACAGGAAACAAATCTCAATCTCGTTTTTTAACAAACTTAAGGAGCTATATAAACATGTCTCGTGATATTGACACTCACACGATTACTTCTACTCAGGCCCGAAAGGCCATCCTCACTGCTTTCAAGGCAAAGCGTCCTGTCTTCCTCTGGGGTCCTCCGGGCATCGGCAAGTCGGAAGTCGTTCAGGAAATCACTGACGAACTCGGTGGTATCATGTTTGATCTGCGTATGGCGCAGATGGAACCTACTGACATTCGCGGTATTCCCTTCTACAATAAGTACATCGGCAAGATGGATTGGGCTGAGCCCGTCGATCTGCCCAGTCAAGAAGTCGCCGATCAATATCCGATCGTCGTTCTGTTCCTCGATGAAATGAACTCTGCTCCCCCTTCGGTGCAAGCTGCTGGCTATCAGCTGGTTCTGAACCGTCGAGTCGGTAAGTACGTCCTCCCCGATAACGTCGTCATCGTTGCTGCTGGCAACCGTGACAGTGACAAGGGTGTCACGTATCGTATGCCCATGCCCCTTGCTAATCGCTTCGTTCACCTCGAAATGAAGTATGATTTCGCTTCTTGGCAGATTTGGGCGGTCAACAAGAACATTCACAAGGACGTTGTCGGCTATCTGTCTTTCTCTAAGCAAGACGGTTATGACTTCGACGCTAAGAGCTCCAGTCGAGCCTTCGCTACTCCTCGTTCTTGGACTTTCGTGAGCGATCTGCTCGTTGACGAACAAAACGTGGATAACGATACTCTGTTCAATCTCGTTGCCGGCGCGATCGGTGATGGTCTCGCAACGAAGTTCATGGCTCACCGTCGAGTTGCTGGTCAGATGCCTGACCCGGCTGACATTCTTGAAGGTAGGGTCAAGGATCTTAAGGTCAAGGAAATCTCGGCTATGTACTCGTTGACGATCTCCATGTGCTATGAACTGAAGGACGCTCTCGAAAACAAGCGTGTGGACAACAAGAAGTTCCATGAAATGGGCAGCAACTTCATCGAATACATCATGAATAATTTCGAGACGGAACTGGTGGTCATGGGCGCTAAGATCGCCCTCAAGACTTACAAGCTGCCGCTTGAGCCCTCGCAACTGCGTAACTTTGATGAATTCTACAAGAAGTACGGCAAGTACATTGTAGAAGCTGGCAACTAAGTCAGCGGCTCCTGGGGAGGGATTAGAGACAGTCCCTCCCCTTTTTTCTATTATCTATTGCATATCATGCCGCATTCTGTTATATTGTCTTATAACTTAATCAAAGGACACATTCATGAGCGCCGTAATTACCCCTACTAAAAAGAGCAAGCGTACTCGCAGCAAGAAGTACGAAAATCTTATCGGTCCTATGGATCCTAAGATTGATGCTCAAGCCCGCGAACGTCTTGTTACGGCACGCATCGGTCTCCTTCTGCGTCATGCGTTTTTCGGCAACCTTGCTACTCGTCTTGCTCTTACTAATGCGGACGAATGGTGTCCGACTGCTGCGACCGACGGTCTGAGATTTTACTATAACTCTCGCTTCATCATGATGCTCAAGACGAAGGAAGTTGAATTCCTCGTTGGTCACGAAGTTCTGCACGTGGTCTACGATCACATGGGTCGTCGTGACAATCGTGATCCGGAAATCTGGAACATCGCTGATGACTATGCAGTCAACGCAGACTTGAAGCGTCACCGCGTGGGCGAATTTATTACTACTGTGCCTTGCTTGTATGAGTCTAAGTACGAAAACTGGGCCGCAGAAGCCATCTACGATGACCTCATGAAGAATGTCAAGTACATCAATATTGAGGATCTCCTCGACAAGATGTTGGACGATCACGTTGACGGTGACGACGACGGCGACGGCCGCGCAGGCGGCGACAAACCTGGCAAGGGCCGCCCCAAGCTTTCTCAGGAAGAAAAGGACCGCATTCGTCAAGAGGTCCGTCAAGCGGTAATCAACGCTGCTTCTACGGCTGAGGCTGGCACTGTTCCGAAGGGCGTTGAACGCATGATCAAGCAACTGACTAGCCCGATCATGCCCTGGCGCGAATTGATCCAAACTAATCTGACCTCTGCTATCAAGTCTGATTATACTTGGATGCGTCCTTCTCGTCGCAGCTGGCACATGGACGCTGTCATGCCCGGCATGAATCCTGGCGAAGAAATTGACGTTGACATTTATATCGACATGTCAGGTTCTATCTCGCAGAAGCAAGGTATGCAGTTTCTTTCGGAAGTTGCCGGCATGATGGATGCGTTCGATGGCTACAGCCTTCGGGTCTCGACATTCGACACTAAGGTCTATAACACTCAAGAATTTTCTTCTGAAAACATGGAAAACATTGAGGAGTATCAACTGTTCGGTGGCGGTGGCACTGACTTTGACTGCGTATTCGATGACCTTAAGGAAGCAGGACGAGTTCCGGCTCGTCTGATCGTCTTCACGGACGGGTATCCTTGCGGCAGCTGGGGCGATCAAAATTACTGTGATACGACTTGGATCATTCACGGTGACCCCGATCCTCACCCGCCCTTCGGTCAATGGGCCATTTATGATGACCATCGCAAGTCCTAACTTCAAGGGCATACTAAGCATCGGGGAAGTAATCTATGAATCCCCAGATAGCGGAAAGACGATCTACGCCAGAAAGCGTGGGTCGTCTGATCGCATTCTAGTACAAGATTTAAAATCTGAATTAGGACAGCAGAATCCGATTATAGAGCGCGTAAAAAACGTTGCGATATCATGTATGACATAGTAAGGCTAGCAGAAAACAACGTTGCACTAAACGACCAACTTGAAAAGCTGGAAATGTTATACGCACTTGTTAAGGCAGAAAACCGTGAAAACAATTGACGACATTAACATAAATCAGTGGTTCATGGACCGAGAATTAAGTCATACCCCTGAACATTTTATAAGATCAAGCACTCCTTTTACTATCGAGTCGCGCATGTGGATTTTGGAAAGCCTTCAAGGCAGATTTTCTACACATTACCCCAACACATCGACCTATATTATGAATAGAATAGCACTTTGTCCATCGTTTGAAGATCCACAAGAAGCAGTGTTTTACGAACTCAAGTGGGGCTAGGTCTTACTAGTTCCCACCCTCCAGTAGCGTTAAGTCCTTTGTTATTTACAATACGACTAATTGCACCGGACTTGAGATTATAACATGTCCTTAATTGATAATTCGTCATTGATACTACCTCCCCGGTCATACGATTTTTCCAAGTTCTAACAGTATGGTCATACTGCGGATGTTTTTCTTTTTTCTTGGGGTCATTAACAAAATGATGAGTCCCGGCAGCAAGTCTGTTTAATTGTCGTTTACTGGCAGCTTCCCTGTCCAACCAATTATGTGTTCCATTAAGAATGCGGTCTCTGTTTAGTTGCGCTTGGTGCTTGTTGGGCCCAACCCAAGGATGCTTGCCCGTTTTAACTAGCTTGTTAGCATTTTTTGTTGCGAGGGCTACTAGCTCATCGGGAAGTAAGTTGATCCTACTTGACATTTTTACACAAGCTGCCCAATCACCCTGTGAATAATGAATGTTGTAATGTTCTTGTATAGATACACATTTCAAGTTAGCAGGATTATTATTGGAATGATTTCCGTCTATATGATGTATTTCATATGACCGACCCGACTCTTCCTTAGGAATTGGACCGTAGTGATGTTCATAGATATTACGGTACTTGTTTGTACCACAATAAATACACATGCTGATTGCTACTTATAAGCTGTTAGAGTGAGTGGGTACTAGTAATACTGCGACTCACACTTATTTATCTTTTTTATACCAACACACCCTACTCACTAAATACTTTTAGCAAAGGAGAATTAATAATGTCATTTATCCGCCATGTAGGGAAGCACGGAGACCGTAAGGTAGCAATTGTATTTCGGGAAGTGCCCGGTGAACCCCATATGTGTCTAGTAGTGTATACGGAACTACTCAATCAGAATATTCACGATCCGATGATTCAATGCATCGAAAGCGATATTGGTCAAAGCAGTGAAGACCTAGCTAACGCACTTAACCGGTCTTACACCAAAGATGGACAACTTATTCTACAGAAGTTACATGCTGAAGGTATGTTGAAGAAGGTTCAGACTGAACATATCGTTATGACACCTGCACCAAACACAAGAATCAAGCTCAATGAGCTTAATAAGATTCTAGACGAAATGAAGCAAGGTGAGCAAGCAGTAAAGAAGCTAGCTGAAATGGACAAGCAGATGGGTATGCAAGACCCAATGCAAGTCGCTAAGAGAATGCGCGGCGATAGTGAACCAAAGCCCACAGCACCAGTGGGGCTTCAAGCAAGCGGTGATGCTTTAGGTGATTCGGTATTAGCTAACAATCTTCGTCAACAAGCAGAACGCATGAGTGCAGAAGCTAAGGGGCTACTAACCGAAGCAGATCGGTTACTCAATGAAGCCCGGTCGTTAGATCCAACTGTAGTGCCACAAGCAACTACGGTTTCGGTAAAAACATCCGAAGATAAGAAGACACGAGGTAGACCAAAGAAGGTCACCATTACCGCATAAAGGCTAGTAAATAAATGTCCCCTGAATTTATTCAAAAATGGGAGCGGTTAATTGAAGGTGTTGACAAGCAGACCTTTCCGTTACAGTTTGTCAAGAAGCTAATATTACGTTTACGCGGTAAAAAGCAACAGACAATTAATATTGCTAAGCTATTGGGTCAAGGAGTTGCTCCTGAGGAAATCGAAGAAGTGATAAGCAGAAAACTTATCGAACTTGGCGATGATGTGCTTAGTATTGAGTTTATGTTAGATATACAAAGCATAGCAGAAACTGTTCAGCCTGAAACAGATAAACTATTGAATGGATTATGAAACTCAGTATTGCAGCGGACCCCAACGGTGGAATAGGATATAAAAACAGATTGCCCTGGATTAAACTTCAGGGCGATTTGCCAAGATTTAAGTATTTAACCGATAACCAAACCGTAATTATGGGAAGAAACACCTGGGATAGTCTTCCTATAAAACCGTTGTACAATAGGCACAATATAGTAGTTTCAAGTCAAACGTTTACCATGCCTGAAAAATCGGAATGCATTACATACGCTGCCCTAATAAAAAACATGTCATCATTTGATGACGCATGGCTCATCGGAGGTGCTCAGCTTGTAAATGCATGTTGGGATTACGTAACCGAAGTTTATTTGTCTAAGACCTTTGCCCAATACGATTGTGATAAATTCATTGATTTGTTATACTTAACAGATCATTATTATATATTAGACAGCGATGTATTTCCTGACCATGAGTATCAAATTTGGAAGCGTAAATGAAAGAATACTTAAACCTATTACAGGACATTTTAGATAATGGTGAATTACGAAATGACCGCACTGGTGTAGGCACGATCAGTGTTTTCGGGCGCCAACTTCGCTTTGACTTGTCAAAAGGATTTCCGGCAGTAACGACAAAGAAACTTGCGTGGAACGCATGTAAGTCTGAATTACTTTGGTTTTTAGAAGGAAGTAATGATGAACGAAGGTTATGTGAGATTCTACACGATACCAGAGAGTCAGGGTATAACACGATCTGGACAGGAAATGCTCAAGCAACTTACTGGGCAGATAAAAAGAGACACGTCGGAGACCTTGGACGAGTATACGGAGTCCAGTGGCGGCACTGGAGAACACCGCCGGATTACATCTACGAACACGGAGACTTGCATGTCTCAAGTGGTCCAATTGCAGAAGTTGACCAAATAAAGAATCTAATCGAAGGCATCAAGAAAGACCCCAATGGTCGTCGCCACATCCTATCGGCGTGGAACGTAGGTGAATTAGATCAAATGGCACTTCCTCCGTGTCACGTTATGAGCCAGTACTATGTCAGTACGGGCAGAAAGCTAAGCTGTCATATGTACCAAAGGAGTGTGGATGTCTTTTTAGGCCTTCCCTTTAACATCGCAAGTTACGCTCTACTAACTAGCATGATTGCGCATGTATGTGATCTGGAAGTAGGAGAGTTGATAATCTCTACTGGTGATACTCATATCTATCAAAATCATGTGGAACAAGTTAAGGAGCAGTTGTTAAGAGAACCGTATGCTTCTCCCATTCTTTATCTGAATCCAGATGTAAAAGATATTGACAAATTTACAATGGATGATATAGTGTTAGATGACTACATCAGCCACAGTACCATAAAGGCCGTTATGGCTGTATGAAAACGAATTATAAGTATCTCATATATGAGTATTATTCTACTGCCTATGAACTTCCGGCGTCGTTGCAGTGGTGTTTGCCGCAAGATAAATCAGATTTCTTAGACCGTAATAGAATTGCGATAAATCATGAGCAATTACGGGACGCGCAGCGAGACCTAACAATACATAGAATATATGGAATTTTTACCCCTGAACTTTTAACTTTTTGGAAGCTTAAATTCGAATGATTAACTTGACATTTAGCATCACTAATCCATTTTGGAATTCAGACTACTTTGCTTCTGTCTACGAGAAGCACGGCAAAATCTCCGAACATAAATGTTGGGAGATTCAAGGTATGAGAGACGATAGTATCCTAGCGGTTGATTTTAGAATCACATCTAGAGAAGATCATGCTGGTATTACTTTAGAATTGGGACTTGTGGGCCACCGTATTGCCTTCCAAATCTACGATAATCGGCATTGGAATTACGATGAACAACGTTGGTACAATTACGGGGAAGAATTAGATGCCTGCGGAGTCGAAGATAATGAAGACGAGAAAACTTAAAGACGGCAGTGAAGTGCCAGAATTGGACAAGCCAGTCACTTTGCACGTAAAGACAAAGTGTCCAGAGAAGTGGTTGCTAATAGACATGGAAACTGATGAAGTTTACGTCGGTAGCGCAATTGGCCCGCTTCATTGGGATAAGGTTGAGGAAGAATAGTTGAAAGTCTTAGTAACTGGCGGATATGGTTTTATAGGCCATAACGTTGTTCAACAGTTAGAACATCTGGGTCATTCAGTTGTCATAGTTGATAACTGTACAAATTATGATAGCATTCCATGGAAAGAACTGTTCTCACTTCAGAAAGAACGCAGTCAGTTTATAAAAACTAATGCAAACTATCGTTTAGATATAGAATCTAAAGTACTTAATAAGGTTTTTCAAACACATTGTCCCACCATAGTAATTCACTTAGCCAGCTTTCCTAGACAAAAGACGGTAAGCGCTGATCCTATTATGGGTGCAAGAACGATGATAGAAGGATTAGTGAATCTGTGCGAACTTAGTCGAGAGCATAAAGTAACCCGATTCGTAAACGTCAGCAGCAGTATGGTATATGGAGATTTTGTTGAAAATGTACCAGAAACAGCGCTATGTAACCCGCAAGGTCAATACGGTATTCTAAAACACGCAGGGGAAAAAATAGTACAAGATTGCACTGCACACGGGTACTTTGATCACACGATTGTTCGCCCTAGTGCAGTATATGGCCCTCGTGACGTTGAAGATAGAGTGGTTGCTAAGTTCATGTTAGCTGCCATCAGGGGTGAGACTTTAAATGTTAACGGCTCAAAAGAACATTTGGATTTTACTTATGTAGAAGATGCTGCCGCCGGCATAGTGGGAGCAGCATTAAGTGAAAACACTGCTAATAAAACTTACAATATAACACGAAGCCAAAGCCGTAGTCTACTGGAAGCTGCTGAGTTAGCTATAAAAATTGCAGGTAAAGGCAATATTGTCATCAATCCCAAAAATCAAAATTATCCTAGTAGAGGGTCTCTCAACACCTTTGCGGCGCAAAGAGATTTTGGTTTTAATCCAAAAATAGATATCGAAGAAGGATTCCAACGATACTATGAGTATCTTACAAGTTCCCTTTACTGGTCTAGCAAGACAGTACAACAATCTTAAGGATGAGTTAGCATCAGCAACTCACGATGCCCTTAAGGAAGGAATCCTTGTTTCCGGGCCGCAAACTGAAATGTTTGAAGCTTGGTTGCGGGACCGATGCTGTGCCGAATTCGCGTTGGTAACTCATTCCGGAACACAAGCACTAGAGATTATTGCCCGAGCCGAATTGAATGTAGAAAAAGAATATCACTATCCAGTATCAGATACTATTCGCATTCCTAATCTGACATATCCTGCAACTCTCAACGCTTTTTTGACTGCAGGATGGAATGTGGAATTAGTCGATGTTGATAAAAACGGATTGATAACAGAATTCCCGCACAACATACATACTTGTTACGTAGGATTATACGGCGCCGCCGGCAGTAGAAGCTTAGCTAAATTTGAGCAAGTTGCAGATACTCATATAATAGTAGATGGCGCCCAGCATTGGTTAGCAGATCCTAGTAACATAGGTATCGCTATGGCAATTAGTTTTGATCCTACTAAAAATCTAAATGCCTCTGGTAATGGTGGTGCCATCGTCACTAATGACATAGAAATTTATAAGTTTGCTAAAGATTATGTGTCTAATGGCGGAAAGAGACATGAATGCGCAGGTACTAATAGTAAGATGAGCGAAATAGATTGCTCGCACCTATTAGTCAGATCCAAATATATAGACGGATGGCAAATCCGTCGAAAGAAAATTAGACAATATTACTTGAATGCATTTAAGGATTTGCCCCTGCGCTGTCTAAGTAGAGACTTCATGTTTCATATGGATCAAAAATTTGTTATTGAAACCGACCGTCGGAATGAATTAGCAGCTTACCTTAATACAAATGGTATAGAAACGAAAGTTCATTATCCTTATGCTCTAAGTGAACTTCCTATTGCAAAGAACTTAGTCAAGCCAGATTTCATTAGTACCGGCGTGATGCTTACTAGAGGTGTATTAAGTTTACCTATATATCCCGAGCTTACGGACAATGAAATTGAATATATTGCTAATACGGTAATTACTTTTTACAGTATGTAATTTATTCAACAAAGTATAAATAAAGTTGTTATGCTTTGGTTGCTTTCTTTTTTTCCGGGTCTTTTGATTCACCTGCTCTTGTTAGCAGGAGGCCTTGCCCTTTTGGTTTCCTATTTTCTCGGACCTATACCTTTTGTAAAGCAATATACTATTCCAATTCGTGTTTTAGGATACGTTCTAGTGTGTTTTGGTTTGTACTACGAAGGTGGACTGTCATACAAAAAAGACTTAGATTTACGTACAGCAAAAGTAGAAACTAAGATTGCAGTGGCTGCTGAAAAAAGCGCCAGCACAAACACTCAAATTCAAAATAAAGTGGACGCCGCCGAAAAGATCATTCACGAAAAGGGTGATGATATCATTAAATATATCGACAGAGAAGTTGTGAAGTATGATAATGCATGTGTAATTCCGCAAGAGGTAATTAAAGCACACAATATAGCAGCAACTATCAATGCTGAGGCGACCGAAGCACCATCTTCTGGAGCACCGCAATGAAACCACTAATAATAACATTGCTCGCAGTAATGTTAACTGGATGTGCAACCGTAGTTGCTGCACCTAAATTTCCAGATAGGCCACCTGCGCTTTCTAAAGATTGCGAAGAACTATCATTGTTAGCGGAAAACGCTAAACTTAGTGATCTTTTAAAAGTGGTAACTGAAAATTATGTCAAGTATCATATCTGTAAAAACCAAAACAAGGCTTGGAATAGCTGGTATGACGAACAAAAAAAGATATATCAATCTGCTATCAAGTAAGTAGAATTGTAACTTCCGTTAGATAAATACTTAATAACAACGGAAGGTCTCTATGAGTACGACACCTCAATACAGTCAAGAAATTATTAATATTGGCGCAGCACCTAATGACCAACAAGGTGATCCGTTACGTGTTGCATTCAGTAAGATCAACAATAATTTCTCAACTCTGTTTCAGACCTTTGTAAATTCAACTATATCATATACATCCGGTAATGTTCCAGGACAAGTAATATTTGAGACACCGGTCTCTACGTTTACTGAGGGACAATTCTACATCAAGTCATACAATGACGGAACACCAGACAGCCAGACAATTCAGCTATATGCACAAGTTAACGATGGCGGTAATGCAGTAAAATTTACTGGATATGGATCGACCTTTTTTGGAAACAGCGTATCACTCTATGACATGATTGTTGATTCGGGTAGCGGAAATGTACAAATACTGTCCAATCCTCTACTGTCAGCGGACTTAACACACTTCATTTCTTCTCAAATTATGTGGGTTGGTCCAAATGTTCCGGGTGCATATATCTCCACAGAAAACTCCTTAAATTCGTCTCTGGCTACTGAAACAGTAGTAGACATCACCACAGAGCAACCGTAATGAGAGCTTGGGAGTTTATAGTAGAAAGCGCACAGCCGTTACTTCCGGAACAACCAGGCTCTCCTACACCACCGGAAACTAAACTTTTACCAGACCAATTTGATGCTTTACCTGCAACGTATACTATACCAGGATTACCTAATCAGGATCCCTATCTACAGTATAGATTTGGTGTAGCTATTGCTGGAGCCAAAGGTGCTTCTGCCCGCAGGGATGACGGAGTAAGCAGCATGACTCGTGAAAGTCCTTTCGGCGAGGGTGAGATAGTAGTTAGTTATGGTCATGATGCTGGACCATACATTGATGACGCACTAAAACAAATGGGACTGCGAGGCAAAAAGATGATTAGCAGCCCTACTAGTATTGAAACTAAGGATGTTGATAAAAGCAGTCCATTGAAGGCATTTAAAGGATACAAGAGATGAGAGCGCACGAATTTATTACTGAATCTGACACACCTGCAAACCCTAAGGCATTTGCTGATGGTCAAATGGATGCTATCAAGGGCGCGATCAGCATGCCGGATATAAGCATCAATAAGTCAAACGGTAATCCTTATCTGGCTTGGCGTTTTGGTATTGCGATGGCCGGAGCTCCGGATTATCCAACTCCGCCGGTTGGTCCGATGGCAGGCGACCCTCTACTTTCTACCTACACTGATGTTGAACTAGAAATAATCAATGTTGCTGCTAAAACAGTTGGTGCGGGCAGAGTAAAGAAACTGAGTGATAATCGTAGTACAGAGCTATCTAACACTCAAAAGAATAGCCCAATTAAAGCATTTAAGGGCTATAAGAAAAAATAACTGAGTTGTTTTCATGAATAAGTAATTTCATGACAACATCAGCAGACATCAATCAAACTCTAGACCTAGTTAAGCTACGTTTTTATAACGATTGGCTATACCATGCTCATATCTATGATGAAGGTGAAAGCCAATTTCACGCTCAACTTACTAAACAAGTTGTGGAAACGTACATCGATCCGCTTAACCTGCCTAAGGATGCACACATCTTAGATTTGGGATGCGGCACCGGATATTTTCTAGATGAAATGAAGGAACGCAACTATACTAATCTGGTCGGAGTGACACTAAGTCCTGGAGATATCCAAGTTTGTGAAAATAAGGGTCATACGATCAAGAAGTATGATTTATCATTTCTGCCTCAAACTGACGGTTACTATGATGAATCAGTAGACTTTATTTTCTTGCGCCATGCATTGGAACATTCACCCTATCCTATTTTCTCTCTTATGGAGTACAATAGAGTTTTGAAGCAAGGATCAAAGATTTATATCGAAGTTCCTGCACCTGACTGCGAGCGTCAGCATGAGTTTAATCTCAATCACTATAGCATTTTAGGTTCTAACCAATTGGGTGCCCTTCTGATTAGATGTGGATTCAACATTGATCAGTTTAATAATCTAGAGTTTGACTTGAATGTACCAGATGCGGAAGATCCTACTAAAACTAAAACTGTTAAAGAAAAGTACTTCTGCATAGTAGCTACTAAAGCTAGACCTCTGGATATCAAGTAATGTAGGAAATGAATTTTCTACAAGCCATGATAAATACATTAAAGGGTTAGATATCAATGGCATCATATATTCAAACACCGTCGGGTTCAACCGCAAGAGTTGGTCCCATATTAACAGACAAAGTGAGAATTGCTACTACTTCATCGGCAATTGCGGTGAACGTAGGTAATTCTAGTGTCACCGCAAATGTTACTGCATGTGAAGTAATTCCTGCAAATACAGTAGAGCGCAGCTTCCTGGTAGGACAAGGCAATTATATTGCCTATATTAATGTTAATGGCACCGCTGCACCGTTCTCGATAACGGAATTGGGAGCCCCTCATGTAAACACAGGATCTGAATAATGGACGCACCGGCCAAATTACAACCGCAAACACTACTATAAACAAGGGCACGACAGCAGCTTTTACTGTTAATAATTCATATATTACTAGTGCAAAAGATATGGTCATTGTAAACATCGCTAGCGGTGCATCTGTAAATTATTCAGTCAGTGTCAATTCTGTAAATGCCGCAGGTAGTTTTGTAATAGTAATTGATAACTGTGATGGTACAGGCTCGGGCTCTAATGCCGCAGATACATTGGTAATCAATTTTGCTGTTATAAAGGTAAGTTAACATGTTTGATGCATTTAAACAAGCAAAACTACAAAATGCATATCAGACTATGCGCAACTATCAATTGCCGCCGGAAAAAGAAACGACGATTGAAGAACTAAAACGTCTCAGTGGAAACGGCAGGGTAAATGGTGAAGTAGAACCAGTAGACCCTGCCCTAAACACCAAAAAGCATCAATATATCCGGGACAACAATATTAGGCCCGGAGCTCCGGAATGGTTTAAAGTAATGTTTGCTAAACCACATCTTACTGGTGAGGATCCCTTCTCAAAAAAGTAGTATATTATACTAAATAATATCATGAGCAATCAACCAACACTAATAAAAGATCCATATAAGAAGACGGTCTTCAAGAATAAAAAAGAACTTGAGGACTTCATGAAGTGTTGTGATCCTGAAACCGGATATCTATACTTTATGGATAACTTTTTCTACATTCAACATCCTACTAAAGGTAGTATGTTATATCACCCGTGGCCTTATCAAGAAAGATTGATAGAAACATACCACAAGTATAGATTCTCTATATCGCTAATGCCTAGACAGTCAGGTAAGTCAACATCCGCTGCTGGTTACCTACTTTGGTATGCAATGTTCGTTCCTGACTCTACGATTCTTATTGCAGCACACAAATATACTGGTGCACAAGAAATCATGCAGAGAATAAGGTATGCGTATGAAAACTGTCCAGATCACATAAAGGCAGGAGTCACTACATACAATAAGGGCTCTTTAGATTTTGAAAACGGTTCTCGTATTGTATCCGCCACTACTACTGAAAACACCGGTCGTGGTATGTCTATCACGCTGCTATATCTTGACGAATTTGCGTTCGTTAGACCTAGCATTGCTAAAGAATTTTGGACATCCATTACTCCTACGCTAGCAACTGGTGGTAAGGCAATCATCACGTCAACGCCAAACTCAGACGAAGACCAATTCGCGTTGATTTGGAAGGGTGCAAATAAAACGGAAGATGAGTTCGGTAATACGACTGAGTTAGGTGTAAACGGATTCAGAGCATATCGAGCTTATTGGAAAGAGCAGCCAGGAAGAGATGAGAAATGGGCAAACGAGATCCGCGCCCAGTTAGGTGATGATCGTTTTGGTCGAGAAATAGATTGTAACTTCATCATTGCGGATGAAACCTTAATAAATCCAAATACACTGTTGATGTTAGATGGCATAGAACCTATAACTAGAATGGGACAAGTTCGCTGGTATAAGACACCAGAAAAGGGAAAGTTGTATGTAGTTGCATTGGACCCCTCATTGGGTACTGGTGGAGATCCGGCTGCTATGCAAATATTTGAAGCCAGTACGACTACTCAAATAGGTGAGTGGAAGCATAACAAAACTGATATTCCCAGTCAGATTAAGCTAATGGCACAGATCACCAAATACATAGCTGAATGCACTGGTGAGCCCAACAACATTTATTATTCTGTGGAAAATAACTCTATTGGTGAAGCGTCATTGATCTCACTGGCAGAATACGGAGAAGCCAACATTCAGGGTACGTTTATCAGTGAACCAGGTAAGAAACGTAAAGGATTCAACACTAGCCAAAAGCCCAAATTAGCAGCGTGTGCAAAATTCAAGACACTGTTAGAATCAAAAAAGATGACAATATATAGCCGATCGCTGATCAGCGAACTTAAGGCTTTTGTCGCAAACGGGGGCAGTTATGCTGCTAAGATCGGCGATACCGATGATTTAGTTATGTCATCCCTGTTAGCAGTTAGAATGATGCAACAACTAGCGGATTTTCATGGTGATCTGGAATCTCAAATTCGTGACCATGACGAGTTTGTTGCTCCGCTTCCATTCTTTGCAATCTTTGGCTAAGTTGGCATAAATATCATTATGGCCACAGATTCAGAATCCTTTAACCGCGATTTGTACGACTTACTTAAAGTGAGAGGGTATAAACCTGTACCGCTCGATTCAAAAAACCAACGTGTTCCTGCATCGCAAAGTGCAGATGTTATGGAATTTACGTTTGTCAAGGATGACAAAGAGTATGGTAAAGCTTGGGTAAGTATCGATGATGTACAAAATGTCATTGTGTATTATGATAGTGAACAACAAGATAGTCCCAATAATATAACACCGGGAGTCGAATACGATGATACCTGGACAGGGTTCTTAAAGAACCTTAAGACATGGGCACAACGTAGACAGCTTAGCTTCGAATTATCAAACAAAGATCGCTTGGGCGACGACATGAGACAACGGGAATATTACAAGATGAAAGAAAAAGTTTCAGAAGGCTACTACCCGATGGGTAAGAAGGCCAGCTACAATGACGCAGTACCAAACGTAAAGATCATCCTACAGCACAATCGCAATATCGAAGAAGGTGAACAGCGCTATCGCAACGTCGCTCGCATCTATCTAGAAAACGTCGATGGCGAAAGATTCTTAGCACCTACAAACAAGCCAGGTGTCGCACGAGTGTATGCACGTCATATTGCTGAAGGTGGTCTGCCTAATGATGAGCGCTGGAACCACATCAAGGGACTATGCGAAGAATACAACAAGATGGCAGGCTTTGTGAGAGCTACCCGTAATAAGCAATTTAACGAATCAGCACAAGCTTTAGTTAATGAGGGCTTAAATCATTATAATAAGTTGCGCGAAAACCTAAACAAAATGACTGGTCATCGCGGATACACTGCATATTTCGAATCATGGACTCCTACTCTTATGGAAAACGAAAACGATTCGTCTTCTATAAATGAACTTTTCGTACAAGAAACTACTGACCCTCGCATCGAATCAGTAATGCCTATCCTTGCTCGCCTTCAGAAGAAGGTAAATGAAATGAGCGAAGTCAACGAACTAGCAGAGTGGGCTGATGGAATCGCTAACGAGCATCTGGAAGAAGTTTCTGATCCGTACAAGAAAGACGAAATGAAAGATTTCAAGACCCAACAGCGTCAAGGATTAAAATCAACCAATCCGGATCTCAAAAATGTAGAGGATTTGGATGATATTGAAGAAGCTACTGGTACTGAAAAGATGTTAAGAAAGATACCAGGATTCAAGAGATATCAAGCTGGTGAAAAGTCTAAAGACAATAAAACTCTTGCTAATTTAATGTTACACGGAGAAATAGAAGGTGATTCTGCGACTGATCCTAAGGACATTAATTTAGGTAAGTCTGCGGCCCGTGCGGCACAAAGATTTGACAAAATCGCTAAAGGTAAAAAGCCATTCAGTAATGAAGAAGTAGAAGAAGCTTTAGAACCTTGGATGGGTAAGGACCTTGATACGCCTGCTTACCTTCGTAAGAAGAAGTATGACGATGCAAAGAAGGACGCAGAATTGGGCGGACCAAAACTTCGTAGAGTTAAGGACAATCCAGAAGAAGTAAAAGAAACTGCTTACGAAAAGGATCTAGCAGATCACGAACCTAGAAAGGTTTCTGGAGTTTATGGTGCAAAGTCTAAGTCCTTTAACAAGAAGTTTAAAAATCAAGCGGCACAAGACAAGTTTTTTGATCATCCAGATAACGAGGGCAACTACGAAATCCACTACGTGTCCAAAGTAGATGAAACGGTTGAAGAAGACTTAGATGCAAATCAAAAGCGCGCCGGACAACTTGGACCTACAGAAAAGGTCAAGAATAATAATATTGGCAAACTAGTAGGCGCAAATGAATCGACTGAATTCCCAGAAGAATTACAGCGTATTATGGACATTGCCCGTTTTAGACTATAACGCAATAAACTATTATATTACTTACCCATTACTGGGGTAAATACATTGACATCTGATGAAGTATACGTTATATTTCATCATATGTTAGTTGTCTCCAAACAACGACATTAAAACATACTCAGGCTCAACTTAGGCACATTTAAAAGGAGAAAATAAAAATGGCTAGTCTAGCAGAAATCCGTGCGCGGTTAACGGCACAAGAAAATCGCAGTCAGACCAAGGCTTCTGGCACTCAATCAGATAACGCAATCTATCCTTTCTGGAATATTGACGAAGGAGCAACTGCTTCTATTCGTCTGTTGCCAGACGGCAATCCTACTAACGAATTCTTTTGGGTAGAACGTCAAGTTATCAAGCTTCCGTTCAATGGCGTTAAGGGTGATTCCAACATGAAGCAAGTTACTGTACAAGTTCCTTGCGTCGAGATGTATGGCGATAATTGCCCGGTTCTCGCAGAAGTTCGTCCGTGGTACAAAGACGACACTCTTAAGGACCTTGCTAACAAGTATTGGAAGAAGCGTTCATATCTTTATCAAGGCTTTGTTCGCCAAAATCCACTAGGTGATGATCAAACTCCAGCGAACCCAATTCGTCGCTTCATCATCTCCCCGCAAATTCAGACTATTATCAAGGCATCTTTGATGGATCCGGAACTTGATGAATTGCCAACCGACTACGTTCACGGTCTTGACTTCAACATCAAGAAGACTTCTAAGGGCGGTTATGCAGACTATTCAACTTCCACTTGGTCTCGTAAGGAGTCACCGCTTACGGAAGCCGAGCAAGCAGCGATTGATTCGTTTGGGTTGTACAATCTCGCTGACTTCTTGCCAAAGAAGCCAAGCGAAGCCGAACTTCGGGTCATTAAGGAGATGTTTGAAGCATCAGTTGATGGACGCCCGTATGACACTGATAAGTGGGGCGCATATTATCGTCCGTATGGCATTGAAGCTCCGTCCAGCACCGCACAAGCACAAACTGCTTCTGCTGCACCTAGTGCACCGACTACGGTAGCATCTGCGCCAATCGATGAGCCTCCTTTCGAAGTAGATCAACCAATCGTTGTTCCTACTGCACCAACGAGCGATAAGGCACAGGACATTCTAAAGATGATCCGCGAAAGACAGAATAAGGCCTAATTAGGTTTGGGGAGGAGAAATCCTCCCCAAAATTCTGGCTAAGGAGAATACCATGACCAATTCAGATGATAGATACCGTGCAATAAAGCAAGGTAAAAAACTGTTGGAGGAACTGTGTGATCCAGGCAAAACTCCAAGAGTTCCGAGTATAGTAAGAGACCGGGCGCGGAGCGTACTAAGACATTTTCCGAATGACTATGAATTAGACCAAATCGCAGTGAATAGTCCCGAATTACTCGAAAAATTATCAGTTAATGATAAGATGAAACAGATTGTAAGATAGGATATATACTTGACAACTAAACCTTTCGACCTCAGCAAGTTCCGTAAAGACATTACTAAGGCCATCGATGGTCTCAGCATTGGATTTAATGATCCCACTGATTGGATCAGCACAGGAAACTATGCACTTAACTACCGCATCAGCAGCGAATTTGACAAGGGAATTCCTCTTGGAAAAGTAACCGTATTTGCTGGTGAATCAGGAGCCGGCAAATCATATATTTGTTCCGGAAATATTGTACGACATGCCCAAGAACAGGGCATTTACGTAGTTCTAATTGATAGCGAAAACGCACTAGACGAATCATGGCTACAGGCACTTGGTGTAGACACTAGTGCAGAAAAGCTACTAAAGCTTAATATGGCAATGATTGATGATGTTGCAAAGACGATCAGCGAGTTCATGAAGGGCTATAAGGGAATGAGCGAAACGGATCGCCCTAAGGTTCTTTTCGTTATCGACTCACTTGGTATGTTGCTTACTCCTACTGATGTAAATCAGTTTGAGGCAGGCGATATGAAGGGTGATATGGGTCGTAAGCCTAAGGCTCTTACATCTTTGGTACGTAATTGTGTTAACATGTTCGGTTCATGTAATGTAGGATTAGTGGCCACAAATCACACATATGCATCACAAGATATGTTTGATCCTGATGACAAGATTTCAGGTGGACAAGGCTTTATCTATGCGTCTTCTATCGTAGTTGCGATGAAGAAGCTAAAGCTTAAAGAGGACGAGGACGGAAACAAGATTTCACAAGTGCGTGGCATTCGTGCAGCTTGTAAGGTCATGAAAACTCGTTATGCAAAGCCTTTTGAAAACGTACAAGTTAAGATTCCGTATGACACAGGAATGAGTCCGTATTCGGGATTAACTGAGATGTTTGAAGGTATGGAGATTTTCAAGAAAGAAGGAAACTCTCTCGTCTACACTAAGCTTGACGGGTCTATCATTAAGAAGTTCCGAAAGGGATGGGAACGAAATGATGACGGTTGCCTAGATACTGTTATGGAAGAATTCCACAAAAGGGCAGATACTGCACTAAGTACTGTCGCTAGCGAGGAAGAGGAAGTAGCAGAATGAGCAACTTAAGTTTGGTTAATGAAATTTGGAAGGTACTTAGACCTAATATTGAAGCAGGTGACATTAGTACTGCCGCAGAAGTGTTGGTCAATTATCTAGTTGATGAAGACTACTCTCCTAATGAAATTAAGCAAGCATTTCGAGGAGACTCGGACATTAAGGATGCACTGTCTTTCTATCTAGAAACCCCAGAAGATGGCTTATATCATCAAGTTAAAGAAGAATTATTTTACGATGAGTACTATGACGATGAAGATGGGTATGACGAGGACTACTGATGTCCTGGTATAGCCGAATTACCGGCGATCTATCCGTTCTCCCTGACTTCATCTCTCATTACGAGAATGAGCTAGTCTCTGCCAAACAAGATGTTAAGGTGTATGGCAATGTAGAGAAAAACATTGCCGCACTTCCTGGAATAACTGAGTACCGTTTCAACCAACTCCAAGAAATCGAAGCGGTACTCAATTTTCTAAACATCCAGCTTCGCAAGATTCGTAGAAAACACTTTCAAAAATATCTTGAAGGTTATGCTCGTGCGTTAACGTCACGGGACGCAGAGAAGTATGTTGACGGTGAACAAGAAGTCATCGATTTTGAAGTTCTCATAAATGAAGTTGCACTACTTCGCAACAAATGGTTGGGCGTGCTTAAAGCAATCGAATCTAAAAACTTCATGCTGGGTCATGTGGTGCGTCTACGTACCGCAGGCATGGAAGACATTAGCATTGGGTAACAAGTTTATTGTATTAATGTAACAAGTATTCTATTATAAGAATAATAAGGAAATCAAAAAGATGCACCCAGCATTCACTTCTCTAGATGATACTAACGAAGATGATGACTTCTTCGCTTCGTTAACCGCAACTACACAAGCAAAGCAATCTGCGGAAATGTTTACTACAAAAGAAGACGTTTTGGTTCTTAGTTGTGTATTGTATAGATTAAAAACAACCGCTACCACTGAAGAAGACAAAAATTATTGGAACGCATTTGGTCTACTTTCTGTACCCACAGACAAAATTACACAAGACGATAGAATACTAGCAGACCACGTTCGTTCTTATTTTAATAGTAAGTTAGTATTGGCTAGAATACGAGGTGAATCTCTATCTAAGTACAGAACTGATCTATCTAAATTTTTAAATACAGCTTATTCTATCGCTGACGGATACATGTATCCTATTAACTTTGCCGGATTGATATACAAGCTTCCTTACTTTCATGAATATGATCAGGGTTTGTATGAAGTATTTGGCGGCGACTATTACAATCTTCGTGGACCTGGTAATCGATTAAGTGGCAACAAAACTCTGACATTTATCAAGCGATTGGATCCTCATCGTAGACTGCTTGCGGTTGAAGATTTTTGGTTTTCGGACGAACACGGTAACCGAATATTGCTAACGATTGACAAGAAGAATCCACTCACTCCATTGTTCGAAACTGTTCTTAATCATAAGGTCAAGATTGAGGCAAATTATGATCCTCGTCATAAGGACACCCTCAATTTTTATCAAGCTAACTCTTGGAAATTCGTTTCGGTCGATTAATTTTGGTTGACACCGCATAACTCTGTTGCTATGATTTAAAGATAGCAAAGGAGCTACGACATGGGCTACAAGAATCTTCCTGAACGTGATGCTAAATGGCAACCGCGTAAGGGCCTTGAAGGTCCGTTCGTGTATCCTAATGGTCGGGTGATCTACTACGATCCTAAGGAAGGTGCTTATTGGGATCCGACGACTGATTTTTATCTGTCATATGAGGAATCGTCCTCGCTACAAAATTCTGTCTTTGACATTATTCGTGGAAAATAAAATGACGTTCGAAGAATGGTGGCAACAGGTACACCTGCCGAGTTATGCGTATTCAAACATTACCGATGAAGAATTAGATGCTGCGCAATCGGCAGCACGATCTGCATGGGAAGCCGCATATGATTTTGGTTATGATCAAGGCCGAATAAATAATTGAGCACGATCAATGGTGCATGAAAGGGTTGATTTAAAGTGAATTACGAATTCCCTGTAATTAAGAATATCTCAGAGGTGCTTCCTGCGATTAAGGATGCTCCTGAGTTCGTTGTGGCTGAGCGTGACGGCTATACCGTCATCAACTACAACGTAATGATGTCAGATACCTTTCCCACCATTAACGTCGCTGGCGGTTCTGCTAAGATGCGTGCAGAACGCTCTTTGCACAATATGCTGCGGCGTGAGTGTCGCGGTATCATCTTCTGTTCGAAGACCGGAGACCTTCTGCGGCGTCCCCTGCATAAATTTTTCAATGTCAACGAAAGAGAAGAAACCCAAGACCATGTTTTGGATCTGTCTCGTCCGCACGTTATTCTTGAAAAGCTTGACGGCTCTATGCTAGTTCCTTTCATGCTCAACGACGAAGTTCGTTGGGGTACTAAGATGGGTCTGACTGACGTTGCTGCTCCTGTTGAGGAATTCGTTAAAAATAATCCTAAGTACGAGGAATTCGCTCGCGTTTATCTAACTCAATCTTTCATCACCCCTATCTTTGAATGGTGTTCGCGTAAGCAACGCATCGTCATCGATTACGGGAGCAAAGATCACTTAGTCCTTATCGCTCTCCGTTTTAATGACACAGGTGAGTATGTTAAGTATGATAAAATGACCTTTATTGCTAAGAACTGGAATCTCCCAGTCGTAAAGGCTTTCGAGCCTGCTACGGATATGAATGAATTTATGGCTTATGTTGCTGGTCTGAAAGATATGGAAGGCTTTGTGATTCGTTTCGATGACGGTCACATGGTTAAGGCTAAGTGTGACTGGTACGTTCAAATTCATAAGGCTAAGGAAGCCATTCTGCAAGATCGTAATATCGTGGAAATGATCCTGAGCAACACCCTCGATGATGTTAAGGCTCATCTTCTTACTGAAGATCGAGTTCGCCTGGAAGAATTTGAGGATAAGGTTGTCACTCGCATCAAGTATCTGGCTCGTGAACTGCATGACAATGTGGCTCATATTCGTGCCCGAAACGTTGATCGTAAGAACTTTGCGCTGAACGAATCTCAAAATTTTGATTCGCTCATGAAAGCAGCGATCTTCTCGCTGTTTGACTGTTGTACTATTGAGTCTGCCCAGGAACATATTACTAAAACTGTGGCTATCAAACTGTCGAGCAACAAGAGCTATGACCTGATTAAGGACGTTTGGTTTAAAGGAATTAAACATAATGACTAAGCAATATCGACTAAGAGAAATATTCAATTACAATACCACTGGACCTACATACTTTGTTGTAGAAGAAAAGAAGCTTTTTGTCTGGAAGAATGTATATGGTGACGCTTGTTCTTTATCTGTATTGTGGCCGCGATTCCTTTCCGTATGATGAAGCCAAACAAAGGCTAGAAAATTGTATCGAACAAGCAGCACTAGACGAAGAAGCCAGTAACCGGTATAAGGCATTTAAGCCTCGTATTCTGACTCCGCCTCTACCGGACAAGGAACCGGAATAATTTTGGTTGATACCTTGCGTCATTCAGTGCATAATGCACTTTGTAATGAAGGATAAATACATGCCTAAGTGTAACATTCTCGTCGGTCTTCCCGCTAGTGGCAAGAGCACCTTTTTGGAAAAGGTGCAGGCTCGTAATGTCGCGTCTTCGGACAATATCATCGACCAAATTGCTAAGGAACGAGGTTCCACGTACAACGAGGTCTTTGCTGACGCTATGAGCATCGCTGATGCCCAGTTTTGGAAGCAAATCAAAGCGTACTGCGAAGCCGGTGAGGACTTTGATGTTGATCGTACTAACATGTCGGTCAAGAGCCGTAAGCGCATCATTGACATTCTCAAGCCCTATGGCTACACTATCGACGCTATCGTGTTTGAGAAGCCCGACGACGCTGAATGGAATCGCCGCCTGAATTCTCGTATCGGTAAGACTATTCCGAAACACGTTCTGACTCTTATGGAACAGAATTTTGTCATGCCCACTGAGGCCGAAGGATTTTCTGAGATTCGAGTGTACGCTGCGAGTTGACAGCAGCAAAATGTTCTGTTATATTGAAATATAAAACAATCGACAAAGGATAACGCATGTCTCGAATTTTGATCAAGAGAGGTGAATACCGTAACCAGCCGGTCGTCAACACTCATTTCACTTTGGTGAAGGGTTTTCAAATCGGAAAAAAGGGCAGCTACGTCACCGTAAAGAATGACGGGCACTTCTCTGTTGCTATCGACACCATCAAAATTAAGGTAAATTATATCTCTGACATTGAGTTTGTTGATGGTGAACCAGTAGAAGCCGCTCCGGCGGAAATCGAGACCGACGAACAGGCGATGGATCGCATTGCTGCTCGATTTAAGATCCTTGACGAAATGTCTGCTGCGTGTATTAACGGTGACATTCGTGCGATGATCGTGTCTGGTCCACCTGGCGTAGGCAAGTCACACGGTGTTGAAATGCAACTTGAGCGGGCTTCTATGTTCGACAAGATCGCTGGAAATCGCATTAAGCATACTGTGGTTAAGGGTGCTATGACTGCGCTGGGTCTTTACGCCCAGCTATACAAGTACAGTGACAAGAAAAATGTGCTAGTATTTGATGACTGCGACAGCGTGTTCGGTGATGAATTGTCACTGAACATTCTGAAGGCGGCGCTGGATTCTGGACGTCATCGAAAGATTTGTTGGAATTCGGATTCTCGTCTGCTTCGTGATGAAGGCATTCCGAATTCCTTTAACTTCAACGGGTCTGCTATCTTTATCACTAACCTTAAGTTTGACAGCGTGAAGTCTAAGCGTATGCAAGATCACCTTGAAGCGCTGGAATCTCGTTGTCACTTCTTGGATCTGACTATCGATTCTCAGCGTGACAAAATGTTGCGCATTCGGCAAGTGGATCGTGATGTTGAAAATGGTCTGTTTGGTAGCTACAACTTTGCTGATGATCAAGGCGCCGAGATTTTCAAGTTTATGGAAGATAACGAGTTGAAGCTAAGAGAACTGTCCATTCGAATGGCGCTCAAAATCGCTGATCTAGTTAAGATTTCTCCCAACAACTGGAAATCTCTTGCGCTGAGCACTTGTACTAAGCGTAATTAACAAAAACTGAATTTTAGTGAATTAAAATCCCTTTGCCTTACATTATTTATGCATGACAAAGGGATTTTTTAAATGGCTATACCTCCTCCGCCATACAGCGGTATTAATGGCTTATATGTACAGATTGATAAGCACGTTGATGACACTAAAGCAAACTACGACGGAAATGCGCGTCCAGGCCAACTAGTAGTCGATACTAGTGATTATTCTTTGTACATAGGTAATTCAAACGGTGTTCTAAATTTAGTAACCGGCGGCGGAGGTGGCGGATCCTTCGGTAACCTAACGGCCAGCAATGTCACTATTAATACGATAACTTCAGGTAACCCGACAATTGTACGCAACGGGAATGTTCCAGCTATACTATGATCCGACTACTGGCGAAATTGTCTATTATCAAACATAATAGGTAACCTTAACTATTGCTTTTTATCGCAAGTATGTCATAATGCTAAGATGAACTATAAAGAACACCTCCTGCATTTTTTCCTTCAAGGTAAAATAAGCTTAAGTCAATACGACTATAAGTTCATGTCGAATCTTCAACAGATGATTCACGCGAACCATAGGATTACGACTAATCAGGTTGAACTGTTCGATAAACTGGTCAGTAAATATCGTAAACAGTTGATTAAGACCGAATTTAATGTAGATACACTGAAGTCGTTGCCATGGAAAACTTCAGTTGTACAAAGCACCGAAGAGTATACCAGCGCCAAAGTCAGTTTGGTAGGCAATGAATTAACTATTAAGCTACCCTTCAACAAAACGTTCATTTCAGAATTCAGAGATATAAAGTACAACACATTCGAATGGAACAAAGATCGAAAAGTGTACACTGCACCATTCAGCACGACTGCATTGCATGTTGCTGCTACTAAGTTACAGAAATATTTTTCTGTAGTTAGGTTTTGTGATACCTTACAAGCCATACTAGATCAACTTAAGCAGTATGAGGCCGCCACAGTTTGGGACCCGACTTTGGTAAAAGTGGGGAATTCATATTTTATTGCAGCGTGCAATCCGATCATAGCTGATGTACTCTCTGATGTGGAATTAAATACTGAACCTAAAACTCTGTATACGCTATCTAATGCGGGTGTTAAGGTTGATCCTGCCTTGCTTACAGAACCAAAATTGAAGTTTGCACATGAATATTCTACGCAAGTGGACTTATGTGATCTTACGTCGCTCATATCTTGGTTACAAGAGTTAGATTGTAAAAATGTAATTTTGGGTAGAGGAATCACATTAAATAAGCAGGTATATAATGAGTTGACACTCAAGTTAAATGAGGCAAACATCTACTATAGGTCCTTGCAAGGTGCAACCTTAACCAAAGCAGACGTGCTAATTCAACCAACCTCAACATTAACGATAGATCGCGGCTTTAGAGATTTAGGTAAAATAGTAACCCTATCAAATTCAAATCCAGTAGTAGTTAAATAACGAAATCTCATTATCAACAGGCTATGGAGAAGGAAAGACCCAAGGAATAAACATTGAAAACAGCAACAATAGAAATTAAGGACGAAGTAAACGTTAAAATTTTAGGACTTGAGTTAGATGTAAGGCGCGCTCTCATGAAAAAATTTGAGTACGAGAAGCCCGGTGCCAGATATCAACCAGCAGTTCGATTGGGTAGATGGAATGGTAAGATCAGCTATTTTTCTTTAGCAGGGAGTACCTATCTAAATCTACTGGATGAAATCATTCCGATACTAATCGATTACGGCTATGACATAGTACTAGACGACAAGAGAAAAAATCACTTAGACCTAAAGTTTGACCTGATAAACGAGAATACTTTTGCTAACATATGCTGGCCCGCCGGACATGAACGTGAAGGTCAACCTATAATTCTGCGTGATTATCAAGTGGAAATCGTCAATAACTTTTTAGCCAATCCACAGTCACTTCAAGAAATAGCAACAGGCGCTGGCAAGACATTAATGACAGCCGCATTGTCTAAAAGTATTGAGCCATATGGTCGATCTATCGTAGTTGTTCCCAACAAGTCGTTGGTAGTACAAACCGAAGCAGATTACAAAAATCTTCAACTTGAGGTAGGCGTGTACTTTGGTGATCGAAAGGATTACGGTAAAACACATACCATCTGTACATGGCAATCACTGAACAATTTGCTCAAGGTTAAAGCTGAACAAGATCCTAACAAGGATCCTGATATGGAAGACTTTTTCTTTGATGATGTTGTTTGTGTCATGGTTGATGAATGTTTTCACGGAGAATCAGTGGTGCTAACCCCGGTTGGATATGTACCCATCAAGGACATTAAAGCCGGAGATAAAGTAATCAATTATTGTGAACAGTCCGGAACCTTCAAGGAAGATACAGTGGTAAAACAACAGCACAATCTTACTGTGTCGTCCACTGAAAAAATGTATGAGATGGAATTTGATAACGGACGTGTAATTAGGGTTACTGGAAATCATCAATTTCTAACAAATCTAGGCTGGTGCCGGGCTGACGAACTTACTGAAAATCACGAAATAGTAAATAAAACATAAATACATATGGCTAAGGCAGGAGTATTCATGAAAATTACATATGAACAATGGAAAGATCGGTTAAACAAGCGACTAGCAGAACATAACCAACAGGTAAGGGTCGTTACTTTTGGAAAATCAACACTAGAATTATCAACCGGCGAGATATTAATACAGCCCGAGTTTAATAATTTTAAAAAGAGGGTAATGAATTCCAAGACTGATCTTTGGGTGAAGAATATGGATTTGCTTCTATCCGGATTAATATCTGATCGGGAAGTCAAGGCTAAGCTTGCTGCAATTGGTGGCGAAGCCGTTCATAAATTACATCCTGAACTTAGTAGTCGCAATTTAAATACAGGTGTGCCGTGGAATAAAGGGAAAACAGGACTACAAACTTCTTGGGCGAAGGGTTTGACTAAACAAACCGACAGTCGGGTTGCTGCTAGAGTAAATAGCGGGGAAGCAAACGGTATGTATGGTGTAAAAATGTCTGACCAGGATAAAAAATTCCGATCGGATATAATGAAGGATAAAATTTTATATGGAGACTTTACCCCAAATTCCAACAATAGAAACACGCACTGGGAAGCAACGTTTAACAGAAAGAAATATAGATCGAGTTGGGAAGCGTTGTTTCAGTATATGTATCAGGATGCAGCGTATGAAACATTGAGATTAGAATACATTATCAACGGTAATCGAAAAATATACATAGTTGATTTTGTTGATTATAAAACCAAACAGGTAGTAGAAGTGAAGCCGACGGAGTTATGCCGAGGTAAGATATTTGACGCAAAAATGGTTGCCCTTAAAGAGTGGGCAGATCAAAATGGGTTTAGTGTCATTGTCGCAACACGGGAATGGCTATTGAATAATAGCTGCCCTTCCGACCTCTCTGGATTTGATGAAAAAACCGCAACAAAGATAAGGAAGTTATATGAAGCTAATAAGAAAAACCGAAATTGATAAACCTGACGAAGTGTTCAATCTCCACATTGAAAATGATCATAATTACATAGTTGACGGTGCAGTAGTATCCAACTGTCACATGGCAAAAGCTGATGTTCTCAAGCAAATGCTTACTGGGGTATTCGCTGATGTTCCTATTCGCTGGGGATTAACCGGTACCATACCTAAAGCCGAAATGGATCGCGCTTCGATTCTAGTATCTCTTGGGCCAGTCATCGGGAAGTTAGCAGCAAGTGAGCTACAAGATCGAGGTGTTCTTGCAAGTTGTCACGTTAACATAGTGCAGCTTAAAGATACTTCGGAGTTTACAAACTATCAAAGCGAGTTAAAGTTTCTACTAGAGGACGGCCATCGTTTAGACAAAATCGCTGATCTTGTACGAGCCGTCAATAAAACAGGCAACACATTGGTTTTGGTTGATAGAGTAAATGCAGGTAAAGAACTAGTCAGCAGACTACAAAATTCAGTGTTTGTTAATGGTGGAACAAAACTAACAGAACGCAAAGAAGAATACGATGAGGTTGCGATCAGTGATGATAAGATAATTGTAGCTACATATGGTGTTGCGGCTGTGGGCATCAACATTCCTCGAATCTTTAATTTGGTTCTCATCGAACCAGGCAAATCATTTGTACGAGTTATACAGAGCATTGGTCGTGGCATAAGAAAAGCAGAAGACAAAGACCACGTGCAGATTTGGGACGTTACTAGTACGTGTAAGTTTGCAAAGAGGCATTTAACCCAGCGTAAGGCTTTTTATAAAGAGGCTAAATATCCCTTTACTATAGAGAAACTGGATTACTAAAATGTTGACTTTTACACACATTGTTGCTAGAATAACACTATGAGAATTTTATCACTGGACACCAACGAGGCATATAATCTAGAACATCTACCGGAAGAAATTGATGATTTGCGATTTGCAATATTAGACAACTCTACTCCCACAAACGTAGACTATCATTTTATTCCTCTTATTTTTCTAGAATCATTTAATTCACCGGCACTGGTTTTAAAAATTGGTGAGAGAACAATCAAGATGCCGGTCGACTGGCAAGTCTTGATAGGTGAACAAGAACACGGTGACCTAGAGACTCTACCCTTATCAAGCTTGAATGATCGTGGATTTCATGCATTTCAATTTAATCCGTTGACTTCTCATTCCCCGACATTTTTACCAATTGAAATTGTTGATATCTATACAGACGTGACATGGTATGCACCGAGATTACGTAATGGACAATTTTTAGCAGTACCAATCGATGATGGACCTAAACCAAGGTGTGTTTACTTTGTCAAGGAAATCAGCAGGAACTGTGAGACTGTAGACTATAGCCAAGCATTTTAAGGAGAGAAAATGATTAAGACAGACGAACTTGAAAAGTTTCAGGACAACAACAAGGATTTCGATATCGTAGGTGTTATTAGAACACTTTATCCGAAGATAGAAATAAAGGTCTTGCTAGACTTAACTGCAAAGGATGATACGTATGAAGTGGTTTGATCGATGGTTTGCTAAAATGTGTCGCCGGGTCTGGGACGAGCCACAAGATGAATTTATATCTTCTCCCAAAGCACGGTTAGTTTCTAACAGTAGACGTACTCCGGGACGTACTCCGGAAGGAAATTGCATCAATTTCACTGTCTTTAAGGCTGACGGAGGATTCATTGTACAATACATGTCAGACGCATCATACGCTAATGTCACGTCTGCAAATCATATGCCCAAACTAACTATAGTCCCGCATGGAACAGATTTGGGTCAGACTGTTGCACATATCATAACTCTGGAAGCGCTAAAGAACTAATGGCAAAGGAGCAGGTTCCCGTAGACGAAACGTTGCCCGATCAGGACCTAGTTCTATTTGACGTTTTGGCTGCTATAGACAGAAAAGACTATGGGTACTATGATAGATTAACAGCCGCACAACAAAAGAAAATTGTTCCATTTGTTTTAATGCATTGGGTCAGTGCAGTAAAAGCTAACAGAGATATCCAGCGCTATTACGTTCAAAGTACCGACTATCATGCCAATAAACATTTCTTTAACGAGAATGTACAAGAGCATCCTAAATTGCTTTGGATGATGCTGTGTGCATCTAGTCCGGGTATAGGCAAACAATTCCATCAGTGGGTACCCCAAATCAAAGAACGTGTAGTTAAATTACGCGAAAACGCAAAGCCTAAAGAAATTAAGGAATATTTCAAGAAGATTTATCCTAAATCAAGTGATGCAGACGTTGCCCTAATCACTGAGGTTTACATTGAAAATCACAAGAAAAAGATGTATCTTGCTGATAAGTTCCCTACATTAAAGTACGACGAGATTGAGTTGTTAAGTGACCTTATTACAGACGACGACATTGAACACTACGAAAAAGCCTGGGGAAACTAAACCAGAATTTAGTTGTGAGTTTTGCAATCGTGGGTTTCAGAAAGAAACGACCATGATGAATCACCTATGCGAAAATAAACGCAGATGGCAAGATAAGGACTTAGCTGGAAACAGAATTGGCTTTCATTCTTGGTTACGCTTCTACAAAAAGAACACGGCTTCCAAAAAGACAAAAACATATTTGGACTTTACAAAAAGTGCATATTACCTTGCTTTCGTTAAGTTCGGTCACTATTGCGTGAACGTTAACGTACTTAATGTCAACGCTTATGCGGATTGGTTGCTAAAGAACGATGTTAAGATTGACAGTTGGTGCAGCGATACGAATTATACTAAATTCATCATTGATTATCTAAAAACCGAAGACCCCCTAGACGCGATTGCTCGCAGCATAGAAACCTGTATTGCTAAGGCCAACGAAGAAGGTATTCAAAGCAAAGACTATCTTCGCTACGGCAATCGTAACAAGCTATGTCACATTATAACTACGGGTAAAATCAGTCCATGGATGTTATATCAATGCCCTAGTGGCATCGATTTACTAGAAAGTTTTGACGAACTACAACAGAAGATGGTTCTAGATTACATTAATCCAGAACAATGGGCAATTAAATTTAGACGAAGCGCTGATAGAGTACCTCAAGTAAAATCTCTGTTAACTTCGGCCGGATTTTAATGATGTACTATCAACAGGATATAAATCCGTTCAGTGAACCACCAAGTTTTGCGTATATATACGGTAAGACATATTACATAGTATATACATTTAATATTGCAGAATGTAAAGAATGGTGTACGCGAATGTTTGGAGAATCAGGTAATGATCAAACCATTTCAGCTAGATGGTATGATCCAGAATTAGTAAGTGGCACTGGTGCTCGGTACAAGATACCCAATGCGTTCTACCTAAGAGATGAAAAAGACCTGTTATGGTTTAACATGAGATGGTCATGACGGAGATAACTGTTGTAAAGTTAAATACCGAAAATACCGATAATCTGCGAGAAGTAGAAAATTGGGCAATTAGCAATTGTCCTACATTTTTAGGATTGGAACTGGATTGCGGGTTATATGGTTTTACCTACACTGAGTTTTATTTTGAAACCGACAAAGATGCGGTTATGTTTTCATTGAGGTGGTTATGAACACTGCTGATCTTGAGCGCCGCCTATTTGATATGTACGCCTTTGCTGAATATACTCCTGCTTTGATAGAACAAATAAAAGATGAGATAATGCAAATTTATCCGGAACTAGATGATGTTATCATAACAGTTGACTCAGATTACAATATGAGTGTCCGACTGGTAATACACGATGAAGCTATTTTAGCTTGGTTTATGCTTAAGTATCAATGATTTATAGAGAACATTATAATCAGCAGGTTAGAGTAGTAGATTATGATTCATCTATTAAAGAACAAATGAATTGGCAAGAAACCAAACCGGGTTGGTATGAGGCAGTAGTCATACATAACGGAACAACCTATCAAGCACAGCATCGAAAGCACGACGAAGTAGTACAATGGTTATATGATAACATAGACATGTGCGAGCGGCATTGCAGATGGGCTGTGGATCCTAGTAACAATCCTAATGCTACTAGAGTTAAGTTTAGATATGAGAAAGATTATATGTGGTTTAAGTTGCGATGGTAGAACAACGAAAAATACGGAAAAAGATATGGTTATACGGTGAATGGCATGATATGACATTCATTCTGTTGCCACAAACTAAGGAATTAGAAGACTGGTGCAACCAGTATTATCGAACCAAACGAGAATACTTAGGTGCATGGTTTAAAACACATTCACATATTGTCATGGACGAGAAAACTTATGTCCATTGGAAGCTATGTGAATAGTTATCCGAATTACTTGAATCACACCATAATGTAAAGTATGTTTAAATTTGAAAGGTACTAACTATGGCACATATTATGCTTGACATGGAGACGCTGGACACAGCGCCAACCACTGTCATTCTAACTATCGGACTCGTTAAGTTTGATCCGCGCGGGTCAGGCGTAATCGAGAAACTAGAACTTCGTCCAACCATTGACGAACAAACAGATACTTTTGGTCGAAGCATCAGTGACGACACCCTTCGTTGGTGGAGTACTCAGAGCGCAGAAGCGATCAACGAATCTATGGGAGACCAGGACAGAATCTCTTACAAAGAATGTATGGAAAAGCTGTACAAGTTTTGTTGGAATCAACAGGCTATCTGGTCCAACGGCGCAGGGTTCGATGTGGTGGTAGCAGAGAATGCATTCCGTGAATTAGACATGCGTATTCCCTGGCCCTTTTGGACTATTCGTGACTGTCGTACAATCTACGATCTTGCAGGTGTGTCGTTGAAAGATGACGGGCACGTCACTACTCACAAAGCAGTAGAAGATGCCGAACGCCAGGCTATCGTGGTTCAACGTGCTTACCAAAAGTTAATTAAGGCTGGCTTTACTCATATCAAATGAGAATAGATTCAGACATTGACATTGATTTGGGAAATCGTGACGCAGTGTTGTCACTGATTAAGCATGTCCATGCTGCAATGCGAAAAGTCAATCCTATCAGAAAGCACCCGTCTGGTATATATCCCACAGATATTCCTTATGATCCCGTGTATGACATGGCTGCAATCGATTATGCAGAAGCAGAAGCCCGTGGCTATTTTAAGATTGATTTACTGAATGTTTACGTATATAATATGGTCAAAGATGAAGAACATCTAATTAGGTTAATGCAAGAACCGGATTGGTCAATGCTCAATGATAAAAATATCGTTGAGCAACTGATTCACTTGAATAGCCAATTTGAAGCAGTTAGACGAATGCCGGAGCCTATAAACTCTATTCCTAGGCTGGCCATGTTTCTTGCAGCAATTAGACCTGCGAAGCGACACTTGCTTAATAAGACCTGGAAAGAAATAAACGAGACTGTTTGGGAAAAGGATCAGACTGGTTATGCTTATAAACGTAGCCACGCGATTAGTTACAGTCACTTAGTGGTGGTACACATGAATTTACTAAAAGAAAACAGTGAGAAAGTTTAAATAAATACTACATACAATGGAGTATTTATATGGGAAGACCAAAAGGTTCAAAGAACAAGATTCAATCAGGTATTGCTTATCCTCGAAAATGCAATCATTGCGATTATGTATCTAATAATCCACAGATGTGGCATTATCACGACAAGACACACCAAATGATACCTGATGGAACTAGGTGTCAGTTTGGCTGTGGGAATACCGCAAGATTTAGGAATACCAAAGGAACTTATTCCTGCTCTAAAATATCACAACACTGTCCGGGTTATTTAGAGAAACATTCCGAAAGAATTAAAGAACACTGGCAAAGACCGGAAGCAGTAGCTAGAAAAGAAGAAACTGCAAGGTCACTACGAAAACGTTTACACAATAATGAAAATTATGAAAAGGTGTCTAATACTAGACGCAAAAAGTTTGGAACATACGATCCGGAACGAGCGGTAGATTATCGCCACTACGCCCGGCTTGTCCGGGCTCGGGCCCAAAAATGGGCTACTGAAAATGGGCATGTTTTGGGAAAACAGACTTATCATGTTGATCATCGGTTTAGTGTATTAGACGCATGGAAGAACAACTTACCGGAGCATATAGTTAATCACCCTGCCAATCTTCGCATACTTGAAGCAAGGGTAAACTCAAGTAAAGGGTCAAAAAGCGAGTTGACTCTTGACGAATTATATACTATGATCGAAGAACATGATACACGAAATGATGACACCTAAGCAAGTGCTTTCTAGGAACAAAATTTTAGAAGTTGACGTTCAAGTTTCCATAATGGAACAAAATGCGTAATCACATTCGAGAAATGTGTGAAAAGCATTTCAACGAACCAGTACTGGTAGACACTGAGGTTGTGCGGTTGATTGGATACGCCGAAGACAAACACGATGCCTATCTGATCATGAAAAAGGCAGACGGATCTGTCTACTGGCACAGTGCAGTAGGTGGATACATATTTCTTGATTGCCTAAAAAGTCAAGGATATGTCATCTCAACTGAGGGTGAACCGTGGGATGATTTTTACAGGTTGGACTGCCAGTTGGAGTTTAGCAGTTGTCCCAAAGAAAAAGAATTCTTAATAGACCTGAGACCAGAGCAAGGTTGGGAATGGGAAACTGATGACAGTGAATGAAGAAATTCTAGTTATTACAGCAGAAGAATGTGCCGAGGTAACACAGATAGTAACTAAATCACTTCGATTTGGTTTGGACTCTAACTTTACTGGTCCGACTAATAGACAGCTACTGGCTAATGAGTTAGGTGATCTATTGTGCATGGTAGACTTATTGGTATCACGAGGAATTATCTCAGCAGACCAACTAGAGATATCAAAGGCAGCTAAGCTAGAACGTCTAAAAATCTGGTCTAACATTTTTGCAGGAAAAGGAGATGAAATTAATTAACATTAGGTTAGTATTACAGGCCATCTGGGACGGTGTAAAGTGGTTACCTATTACAATTGGTGTTGTTGCGTTGATATTTAGTGAAATATATGCGTTAAGACATTTTGGATATGTTGCGACCGCCATCATATTTGGACTGATAGTACTGATAACAGTCATTGTAGTTAGATATGTGCAACTATACGACGAAGACAAAATGGGTAAAGAAAAAATGATGGATGTGTTAAAGCGATGAAATTAGAACTCTTAAAAGAAAACGATCCGCAACTATTAGAAGTTTCCGAATTATGGGATTTTGAAGTTGACGGTGATCCGACCGATCTAGTAAAGGAAATGGTTCGTGTTCTAACTGAAAACGGGGGCGTCGGTCTTGCCGCTCCGCAGTGCGGAATTAAGAAGCGTATCTTTATCATGGGTAACTTTACTAAGATGGTTGTCTGCATCAATCCAAAGATTGTCGCGTTATCAGAGGAACGAGACTTTTCGCTTGAAGGCTGTCTAAGCTTTCCTAATCTTTACCTTAAGGTAAAGAGGCCCGCCGGCGCCATGGTTGAATATCAAACGACCACAGGAGAAACCAAACAAGAAGAAATTTCTGGGTTTATGGCCCGTGTTTTCCTTCATGAGTATGATCATCTGATGGGAATAACATTTGATCAGCGTGTGGGTGATCTTAGTATGAAAATGGCTAAAGAAAAGAGAACCAAAGACGCAAAAAAAGGCCGCTAGGGCAAACGCTTAACCAGTGTGATGCTCTTTCTTTTAGCCCGCTTTTTAGTAAATTCAGTAATGCTAACTACGGGTCCGTGAAGAACGATCAAACTCTTGTTATTGAATGTTCGAATGTATGGTCTAAAGATAGCCCATTCTTCTTTGAGAAATATGTTGATGGGGATCGATCTATTCGATTCCCACCACCATATATCACCTAATTCTAAAAACTTAGCTCGCAACTCAGACTGAACTATTGCACCATAGTCATAGAGCGTAGTGACCATATCATCCCTGTTTTGAATGATGCCCACATAATCTTGTTGCGCATAGGAACACACCGAAATAAACGGGTGATTTTCACTTAATTTCTTGAAAAATTCGTTGCTGCTCATACTATACTATATTTACACTATTTTGCCCAAAGATAATATTTTCATATTTCTAAGACTAAATATATGATGATAGGGATAACAAGTAACCATGGCTTATAGTACTCAAGTATTCGTGTATGTCCAACGCCAGATTGTTGTCCTACTAGTAGGTAACTCAGCGAGAATATACATGCCCCAGTACGCCAAACCACTAACGCTACACAGAGGTGTGGACAATAAAATCCAATTTCAGTTTCTCAATCAGGAACAAAAGCCCGTCGACATTACAGGTAAATCAATCACCTGCAGAGTTATCAGCTATGACGGTAATGCTGTATTAATTAACAAAGCCTTAGATTTGGATCTTCCTCTTACTGGAATTGCGTCTTTGAATTTAAATGCGGCTGACATCGAGGACATTCCTGCGCAGAAATGTCACTATTCTCTAGAGATTCCTATCGGAGACTTCGGATATCCGGTCTTCGTGGATCAAAATGCAGGCGCAAGGGGCGATATGAATATTGTCAATTCTGTGCTTCCTGCATTTGTCCCTTCATCCAATGTTACTATTCCGTCTGGTCAAGCCTTTCCTAATCTAAACAATAATGCTGAATGGTCTGTTCCTGCGAATTCAAGAGCATACTATAGTAGTGTCATAAACACAGAAGACAATCCTATACTCACTATACAGGCTAGCTATGACCAATACAATGGTGATGTGACAATTGAAGGATCTACCCAACCTGACGCTGATTGGTATCCTATTCTTAACAATACATACGAGGATGTTACTGATACTTTTGGATACACTATAAAAGGTTTCCATCCGTTTGTTCGTATGGTATTTTCTAGCAACGCCGGCGCGGTCACCAATATTCTATCTCGCTAAGTTACCGTATTACTTGAGTTTTACTCAGTAAGTGTTACAATACCTTTATGTTTAATATTCTGTCAGTAATTCCGGGAAAAAAGAAGACTACCGGTAGTGGCTGGATTAGCTTTAATGCACCGTGCTGTCATCATCGCGGTCATAAAGCAGATAAACGTATGCGCGGCGGAATCAAGTTTATAACAGACGTTAACTGGTCGTTTCATTGCTTTAACTGCGATTACAAGTGCGGATTTACCTTAGGTAAACAAATTAGTAAGAATCTACGACAATTATTGCTTTGGTGCGGTGTCGGTGACAGTGAGATTACTAAATGGAATTTTGAGAGCCTTCAGCATCGAGATTTAGTAGACCTATATACGATAAAGAAAAATCTCAAGAAAGTAAGATTTAATGAGATACCGCTACCACAAAATGCTATAATGATTGATTCTGCCTGTCCTGAGCATAAACCTTTTATAGACTATCTTTCCACAAGAGGATTTCAACCAAACGATTATCCATTTTTAATCACTCCTAAAGATGAAGGTAGAAATGCTAATAGAATTATCATTCCATATACTTTCAATAATAAAGTTGTCGGTCATATAAGCAGATATCTAGATGACAGATTTCCCAAATATATTAAGGAGCAACAACCCGGATTCGTATTTGGCTTCGACTTACAAAAACCAGAATGGGAAGTATGTATCGTTGTTGAGGGCATATTTGACGCACTCAGTATCAATGGCTGCGCACTAACTCATGATACTATAAGCGACGAACAAGCAGAGGTTCTTCGTCGCCTTAATAAACGTATTATTGTAGTTCCTGATTTGGATAAGACAGGGCTAGCTATATGTGACCGAGCGCTAGATTTGGGTTTTCAGGTGAGTATACCAAATTGGGCCGAAGGAATAAAAGACACCAATGATGCTGTTAGAAAGTATGGAAGACTTCCTACTCTGCTAAGTATATTGCAAAGCGCAACTACTAGCAAAATCAAGCTTAAGATGCAACGGAGAACGCTTGACAAAAGAATATAACATAGACGTACAGACGCTCTTTCTACGTATGATGGTAACCAACGCCGAGTTATATACTCGCGTCATAAACATCATGAATCCAAATAATTTTGATAGGACGCTGAGAGCATCCGCAGAATTCTTGGTAGAACACGCTACCAAATATAATGTTATGCCGGATCCTATTCAGATCAAGGCTACGACTGGTGTTAGCATAGAACCTATACCAGAGCTTACTGATGGACACTATGATTGGTTTCTAGAAGAATTCGAATCATTCACTAAGAGACAAGAGCTTGAGCGAGCCATTCTTAAAGCAGCGGATATGCTAGAGAAGGGCGACTTTAATCCAATTGAAAAATTAATAAAAGATGCTATTCAGATTTCATTGCAACGAGATATGGGTACAGACTACTTTGCTGATCCAAAAGAGCGACTAAACAAATACTTCAATGCAGGTGGTCAAGTAAGCACAGGTTGGCCACAGCTTGATCGTGTCATGTATGGTGGCATGAGTCGAGGAGAGTTGAACATCTTTGCAGGTGGTTCGGGCTCGGGTAAATCATTGGTGATGATGAATCTGGCTCTAAACTGGCTACAGCAAGGGTTAAGCGGAGTATACATAACGCTAGAACTATCAGAAGAATTGACTTCGCTACGTACTGATGCCATGTTGACTAGCATGAGTACAAAAGATATTCGAAAGGATATGGATACTGCTGAGCTAAAAGTCAAGATGGTTGCTAGAAAGTCTGGTAAGTATCGTGTTAAGGGTCTTCCGGCACAGTCTAACGTAAATGATATTCGAAGCTATCTAAAAGAAGTTCAGATTCAGACTGGCATCAAAGTAGATTTTGTGATGATCGATTATCTCGATCTAGTCATGCCAGTCTCCGTAAAAGTAAATCCTAATGATCAGTTTATCAAGGACAAGTATGTTTCAGAAGAACTACGTAATCTAGCTAAGGAATTAGGTGTTCTGATGGTTACGGCATCGCAGTTGAATCGTTCGGCAGTTGAAGAAATTGAGTTCGATCACTCACACATTGCTGGTGGTATTTCAAAGATCAACACAGCAGACTATGTGTTTGGTATTTTCACTTCCAGGTCAATGCGTGAACGCGGAAAGTATCAAATTCAGTGTATGAAGTCTCGTAGTTCCACTGGAGTGGGTCAAAAGATCGACTTAGAATATAACATCGAAACCATGAGAATAACCGACGAAGATCCAGAAAATGATTACAAACCACAACCGTCTGCTAATGACATTATCAGTAAAATAAAAACAACTAGCCAAGTTGGCTCAGTAGACGCAGCGGTACATGCAACTGTAGAAGCAGCACCAAAGCACGTAGTTGCAGATGTCAAATCTGCACAATTAAAATCGTTGTTAAATTCTCTCAAGAAATCATAAATACTGTCAGTAGGATCTTTACCCAATGCAAAAGAAAACAAAAAGCCTTCTTGAGGAATTACAAGCATATGGTGAAAACCGTGATGTCAATCATATTATTGAGTCTCGGGCTTCCAATATTATTACCAGTGCTATCAATCTAATTGAATTGATGAATCGTAATTATTCTCCTGAAAAAGCAGAATTTCTTGAAAAGAAATTGCTTAGCGCTATCAAAGGTAAAGATCAAGCAAGATTTTCGAAGTCCATAAGGAGGAATCATGAAGATAAATGAGTTTAATTCACCTAAGCAAGTAGATGAGGGTCTATTGAGCAACGTATTTGGAGATTACGGAGCATCTACTATTACGAATACACTCGGTAAGTACGCTGAGCCAATGATGAAACGGGCACAACAGAATTTAACCCAGAAAAACTTCATCAATAGCTTTCTTAAGAGTGCATCAACGGCTTTGGCTAATGTAGCTGCTCCTGCCACTAGGGTATCAGCAGCACCAGCTGCCCCGACAGGGTCTGCGGGTCCAACAGCAGCATCTTCTGCCCCGACAGGGTCTGCGGGTCCAACAGCAGCATCTTCTGCCCCGACTGCTGCAACTGCAACTACACAAAATACAGCATCCACAGACCCTTATGAAAACCTTAAAGGACAAGTACGTAGTATTCAACCTACACCAAATGCAAAGCCTCTTCCGGCTAATATGGTTGCAAGCTTGCAAGGAGATATGCAAAAATTAGCTAAGGGTGATAAGGAAAGTGGCGCCTTTGCTGCTAATAAGATTTTAAAATTTGCAAATGCTGGATACGATGTCAGTAAGCTAGCACCAGCATGGACAGCAAGCAGCAAGGCAGGTGAAAGGTTCTTGACCCAGAGTGTATATCGCGCTATAAGTAAAATGCTTAAGGAACACGGACTGGTTTGGGCTAATCTAGGTCTTCGTATTAGGTTGACTGAAAGTGTTAAAGGATCTGGAGTCTTTATAAGCACTTGCAAGCCAGTTTCCGTCGTAGTCTCACCGTATGATAGATTAAATTACGTACTTGAAAGTATCATATCAGAATATGATCCTACTTTGGCTAGAACTACCGGCAATGCACCAAAACCAACTGCGCCTAAAGCGGTTAATACTCCTAGATTCGGCACAAAGCCTGCGTCATCGGCCGCCGCACCAAAGACGGTAGCGCCACAGGCCGCCGCACCAAAGACGGTAGCGCCACAGGCCGCCGCACCAAAGACGGCGCCACCACAACCCGCTGCCCCTAAAGGAAAACCTTCTCAGATATTGAATAGCTGGTTTTATAACTATATGCACGGAGTAAACATTAATGATAACCAACAAAAGCTAATCAGTGATTTACTTAGCCAAGTAGATGCTACGTATAGCAAAGACAAGGGCAATGAAGCACTCCAAAAATTGGCATTATTAGCGTTCAAACTTACAGCCGCAGCTAAACCTGAATTAATAAAAAATACCCCATCTACATCAGGGTCACTCTCTACTTCTTCGGAACAAATAAAGGCCTCGTTGGACTCACTAAAAAACAAAAACCCAGCTGAATATAAAAAAATTATAGCAGACATTAATCAAACAGCACAATGAGTGACCTCAGGGCCTTAATAGATAAACTGGAATCCATCAACACCGTAGTTGTTGAAGGCAAAGGTCATTTGGATCATCCTGAAGATTTAGTTTTTTTAGGGGATGAGGAAGGTGCAAAACGCGCAATATCTGCAATAGAAGCAACTGTAAATCAACCAAACTCTATAACTATCAAATGGGACGGGTATCCTGCGCTTATATTCGGTCGAGGATCTGATGGAAAATTCTCCATCATGGATAAGCACATGTTTAATAAAAAGGACGGCACTGGTAGAGCAGTATACAGTCCTGAACAATTTATGGAATATGATCGGGCCAGAGGAGTAGACAGAGGAAATCTATACCATCTGATTGGTACTATTTGGTCTGGTTTGGAAAAAGATGATCGCGGTGGAAATGGTTACTACTGGGGTGATCTTTTATTTAGCAGTCCACTTAAGGATGAAAATGGGGTATTCAAGTTTAGAGCCAATCCTAATGGAATTGCATATACAGTAGATGTAAACAGCGACGTTGGTAAACTACTAGCAGGAAAAGCCGCTGGTATTGCTGTCCACCAGTTTATACCGGCTCAGTCGGCGTCAACTGATGAGGCTGTTTCATTGAACGGATCATTGGGTAATCTACAAAATGCTTCTAATGTAGCTATAGTACCTAGTAAGATGCCGATTACACCTAAATTAAAAATGCCAGCTAGACTCAAGAACGTAGCAGAAAGAGAACTACAGCAGTATGGACCATCAATCAAAGATTTGATGAATACTGCCCCTCAGGCTAGAAATACATTCAATCAACTTTTTACAGTTTACATCAACAAGAAAATTGTGTCAGGTAGTCTTACTAATTTAATAAAAGACTTTTTAGAGTATGTAAAAGCTAGACCTATGTCCGACGCCATGAAGCAAAAAATTCTAGAACATCTAGAAGTAAACAAAGAAGGCCTAGTAGGTGCCTTCAAAGTTTGGATATCATTGTACAATCTTAAAATGAATGTAGTGAAACAATTAGACGCATCAGCTACACATAGTCCCGTAAAGGGATATTTGCAGGATGGATCACAGACACATGAGGGTTTCGTCGCACAAGGTCTTAAGTTTGTTGATCGTATGGGATTTTCTCGTCAAAATCTTCAAGGCCGATAACCCAAAACCGACTTTTTTGTTGCCAGGCATAAATATTAATATGGAACAGCAGGTTCCAAATATTAATAAGGATCCATCAAGATGGCACAATTTACAAAGACACATGGTGATTTTCAACCAGTACTACACATTGACTCACCAGCATATACAACTGGCGCTCTTAACGCTGTAACTTCAGGCGTAGCTGTACAACCACAGGGCCCAAAGCTTGACTACTTCACTTCTACTGCTACTGGCCACTTGACTGGCGCCCAAGTTCTAACCATTGTTCAGACTCTTGAGCAACTTGCAACAGTACACATCTATCAGTTCACAACTGGTGGCTCAAACGACACCTTCGCTGCTGCTCTTTACCCAGCATCAGCTTGGACTGCTTCTGCAATCGACACTGCTCTAACCGCAGCTGGCGTAACTGGTACAACTACTGCAACCGGCGCAACTTTCGTTGCTGGTTCAGACCTCTAATATAAAAAGTTATTATTAACTAACGAAGCCCGGAAATAATATTATTTCCGGGCTTTTTGTTGCTCTAAATAACACTATGCATAGAATTCGGTGCTATACGTTATTTGACATCACCCAAACTGGAGTGATGAATCGTTCTAGACCGAATGTGGATGACATTGACGGTTGGCTACGTAAACGTAATACACAATGCAATTTCGATACAGTACTTCAGATTATATCTTTAAGATCGCAGCCTGAGGTAACTAAATTACCTACTAAAATAGAAATGAGTGAATCTGAATTTGAAAAATTTGGGTTTGCATATGAGATGCAAGATAAATTTAGTTACTGCTGGAGTTTCGAGTTTGAGATTCAACACACTAGCGTATTTGAAAATGGAATTGTACCGTTGGGATCATTGTACAGCGATTGTGACGGAGTACCGATGATAGTTTGCGGAGAACAGAATGTTCCCACTTCATCCTTTTTAAATACTACAGTAGAGTTAAAAAATATCTATTTTGAGATAATGTAATATGAAAAATGTGGTAAAACTAGCTAAATTTTTTGACGAAGAATTGAATTCTAACCTCAGTGAAGTGTTAGTTACTAAATACCAATTTGGAGAATATGGTCTATTTGGTAAATATTTAGTTAAACTCACACCTGCAGGTTGGTATAAAGTAGTTGTATTAAAAAATAAAGACGCCCATGAGTTTACTACACTAAGAAATGCTGTTACCTGGTGTACATTGCAGCATGCTGATTTGGGAAAACAAGCAAGAAGGTTACAACAACTAGATGCAAAACTTAGTAGCTTGCAAGTAGAGATTACTCTACATAAAAATATGAGCAGAACATCAACCAATGTTTACACTAAACAAATGTATAGAATGAAGTTACAGGAAGACACCTTTCAGAAAAAACAAGTAGTCAATGAAGTCAATTCTTTCATAAATAGTTCTATGATGATTCAGGCTCGTAAGTTTGACAAGTCAAAAGAACGTAAATTTACATACCGATGATAAATATTACAATCAACAGGAAGATTAACTTATGAAACTTAACGATTTAGACAAGAATAACGTTGCTGAAAGAGCACTTAAGGAATCCTTTTCTATGAATTTTGACGTATCGAACTTAGACCGCGCAAAAACCCGTGCTATGTTAAAGAAGGTTACTGGTCTGATCAACGAATCAAGACGATCACCTAATTTTCATAAAGCACAGAACAATCCAACTTATTTGAAGTTGAAGTTTATGGAGCAGGCTCTAACTCAGCATTTACCTTATGCTAAGTCTCCTCGCATCGTATTTGAAAATGAAGAAGTAGAGAAGTCACAGGTCATTCTTGCTGCACAAGATATGGTTGACACTGTACAAAAGTACTATGAAGATGTCAATGATATGCTTGTTAAGGAACTTCCGGCACTGGTCGATTCGATTCAATCAGAAATTGGTGTCAACGAAAGCACACAATTCAATCAGCAAGTGTCCGAAGCACTTACTACTCTCAATAGCACTCTACAAGAAACAAAGGCTGCGCTTCAAGGTGCGCTAGGCACACTCACTGGTCAAGGCGGCGAAGATGCATTTGCAACCAACGAACCTGAGCTTGGAGCTGACATGGGTGCAGAGTTAGGAGCCGACTTAGGTGGCGAACTTGGTGACGAAGAAGATTTAGATATGGATCTCTCTGAACCAAAGTCTGATGAGGAAGAACTTCCACCTAGATTCAGCGGTGCAGGCCGCCCAAAGCGATAATTTAATGTTTCTTTTTGAATTCGATCAGGATAGCGCACAAGTCGCAAAAATTGTTGCGCTAACCAATCAATTGAAAGATGATGTAGAAAACGGCGAAGTTGATAGTGACAATTTTACCGTTGATGAATTGCTGGATTACTTTCAACAATATGACGTTATTCTAGATGTTAACGATTTATACAACATGATTAAGGTCGCGCCGCTCAAAACACTTGTTAAGAACATTCAAGGTGATAAAGTAGTCTTTAAAGGACAAGAAGATGATTCTGCTGAGACAAAAGCACCAGAAGATGAAAACAAAAAGATAGTATCTAAAATGGCCAATTCTGCGCTATCTAATCTTAAGTCAGCCAATAAATGATAGCCCAATACCATTGATTTGATTATACATTACTGTATACTGTACAGATGGCTATAACTAATAAATTCCCTTATACAGACCTACAAAGAGTAAATGTTGACGGATCAAGAAGATACGTAACTCCTGATGGTAACAAACTACCTTCTGTAACGACTATACTCGATGCTACAAAATCAGAAGATTCGAAAAAAGCACTTCAAAATTGGCGAAATCGTGTAGGTCATGCCAAAGCTCAGGAAATCACCACTGAGGCAGCGGGTAGAGGTACTCGTATGCACAAGTGGATCGAAAACTACATTAAGTTAGATGCTACTGGTGATCCAGGTACTAATCCATACAGCACACAAAGTCATGCTATGGCACAGAGCATTATTTCTCAGGGACTAGTCAATTGCACTGAATATTGGGGAACCGAAGTAGGTTTGTATTTTCCTGAAATCTATGCAGGCACGACAGATTTGGTCGGAGTTCATGCAGGTGATGAAGCGGTTATGGACCACAAACAAACAAATAAACCTAAAAAGCGCGAATGGATTGACGACTATTTCGTGCAAACCACTGCATATGCTAATGCTCATAACGAAGTTTGGGGAACCAAAATTCGAAAGGGTGTTATTTTTATGTGTTCTGCTGACGTGATCTATCAAGAATTCATAATTGAAGGAAATGAGTTTGATCGTTATGCTGACTTGTGGTGGAAACGAGTAGAACAGTACTACACTAAATTCCTTTAGCGGAATTCTAATATGTAAAGACTAAATAAGAGTATATACCAGTTGGGTGAAAATACTCTTATGTCGATTTTACAAATTTCAAAACTTCAAGTTCGTACAGGTAACCTAGTTGATCTACCGCAACTAGATGAAGGTGAATTTGGTTGGGCCACAGATAATAAACGTTTGTTTGTAGGTAAAACTACTCCTAACGAAAACATTGAAGTTCTTACTGGCTATTCGAAAATAGCCTTCAGTCAAATTGATGGCGTGGTTGGGAACCTTTTAATTACTTCTCCAACTGCTGGACAGGTACTAGCGTACAATGGAAGTAGTTGGGTAAACACAGGTGGGTCTTCTGGTGGCACTTTAAATTTTGGTAGTATATCAAATGTAAAAATTACCGGCGGAGCTATTGGTTATGTGTTAAGCACTGATGGTTTAGGTAATCTTTCTTGGACACCAAAAGGTTCACTTTATACCAACATCGTGGCTCTAAGCAATGATACTCCTGTTGTCATGACAGTAGCAAATACTACTCCATACACAAATGACTTGCAGGTTACTATTAGTGGTGTTAACGGTGTTGCTAATGCCAATGTTAATGGTAACACATTTTATGTTAAGCTTGCGAGTGATTTCCCTTCGTCTGGTAACGTATCCTTGTATACTGATGCAGGTTTAACTACTGGAGTTAATGGAACTGGATTAACTTACACCAATTCTCCCAACGCTATTGCAACTGCTATTATTTCTTCGGGTAGCGGAACCGCAGCAGCTGGCGGTTCAAACACTTCAATTCAATATAATGCCAGCAGCGTGATAACTGGAGATGCAAACTTAGTTTATGATTACACAGGTAAGGTTTTATCTCTTAATGGTGACGCAAACGTAGGTAATCTCAACTCCAACGGTATTGTTACATCTACTAGATTTGTGTCAAATGTAACTACCGGAACTGCACCATTTACAGTTACATCGACTACTCAAGTAGCAAACTTAAATTCTGCAACCGCAGGTACCGCAGGTACGGTAACAACTAACGCACAACCAAATATCACATCAGTTGGTACACTAACATCATTAACAGTTACTGGAAACATAAGTGGTGCAAATATAATTGGAAACCATTATGGTGCCGGCAACAACCTATCTAACATTCAAGGTGCAAACGTATCGGGTGCAGTCGCATACGCAACTACAGCAAACGCAGTGGCAGGCGCCAATGTTTCAGGCGCGGTAGGTCTAGCCACATATGCTACGACAGCAAACGCAGTGGCAGGCGGCAATGTTTCTGGTACAGTTTCTTCTGCAACTAGTGCTACGAATGCAGCCGCAGTCCTTAATAATTCAGCATCAACTGGTACTTATTATATTCCATTCATCTCGTCTACTGCGAATGGCAATTATACACACGCATCAAATGCCAACTTCTTCGCTAACCTAGCTAATGGATACATCACTGCTACTGGTTTTGTAGGAACACTTAGTGGTTCTGCTACATCTGCAACTACAGCAGGTACAGTGACAACTAATGCACAACCAAACATCACATCAGTTGGTACGCTGTCCGCAGTCTCCGTTACTGCAAACGTAACAACGGGCGGAATTAAGACTGATAATTATTATTATGCCAATGGCGTAGCAATTAGTTTTGATGGCGCATATAGCAACTCAAACGTCGCCTCATATTTGCCTACGTATACCGGAACGGTAGGAGCAACCGCGCTTACTACTGGAGCAAACACAACTGCCGGAACAATCACAGGTAATTGGTCCCTGTCTAGCGGATCAAAACTACAATCAACTTACGCTGACTTAGCAGAATACTATACCGCTGATATTAGCACATATGAACCCGGCACCGTATTACAGTTTGGGGGAACAGCAGAAGTAACTGTAGCCTCCCCCGAAACAAGTAGGGTCGCGGGAGTAGTTTCTACTAATCCTGCATTTGCCATGCATGAAATATGTGCAGCACCTGCGGTTCCAATTGCACTACAAGGACGTGTGCCATGTAAAGTTACGGGTTCTATTAGAAAAGGTGACATGCTAGTAAGTGCGGGATATGGACGCGCAATGGCGTCATCTTCTCCGTCTATGGGCACAGTTATAGGTAAGTCTCTAGAAGACTTCGACGGTCTCTTCGGTGTGATCGAAGTAGCAGTAGGTAGACTATAACATCTCCTATTTTTTTAACCTTATGATAAATATAGAAAGAACACTCTGTTGAGAGTTTACGCGGTTACCCACCGCGTAGTGGCTAGAACCCACACATAAAGGAGAAAACAAATGGGACGTCCTCTAAAGATTGCGAAGGCACAAGCAGTCGTAACTATCACAAACACAACTACTACGACCAACGTCGTAACAACTTCAGCAAATTTCACCACGCTAGGTATTATTGCAGGTATGCCGTTCGTAACTGCATCTAGCATCGGTGGACTTACTGCCGGAAAGCTATATTGGATTCTTAGCATATTGAATGCAGGAAACAATAGCACCTTCACTGTTTCTGCAACACCGCTTAATGCTAATCCAACTAATGCACAAGTTCCACTAAGCACTGCTTCGGGTTCTGTTTCGACTACTGTTGCTCCAGTTGACATGTATTTCAACAATCCAACCGGATCACAATGGCCTGCAACTAATGCAAACACTTACTCAGTAGTAGGTGGAAATACTGCTCTTTACGGTAATCAAGTTCTATGTAATGTAGGATTTGGTGTAAACGGCACTGGTACTGAGTTTGCTTCCACGTCAAGCAATGTGGTTGTAGGATTAGGTACTGATTTTGCAAACGTTGCAACTGGTACTATTCTTTACGCAATTTGGGCTGATGGATCACAACAACTTTTAGGAACTACGACCTCAACTAACGGCAATCTAACGGTAGCTGTTGCTAACACTACTGCAACAGGTAACGTTATAGGTACTTCAGGTAATGCTCAAACACTTACTGTAAATACTCCGGTGGTATTTGACGCATCCTTCGGTAACCTAACTGCAGGTACAACTTACTTTGTCAAAACTATCGCTAACGCAGCAGCATTCACTGTTTCTACTACACCAGGCGGCGCGGTGCAGGCACTAACTTCAAACGTTAGCGTAACTGGAAATGCAGTTCAAAATCGTGTTGTGTTGAGTGCCGTTTCAGCTAATAACTCAAGTGGTCCAACTGGTTACGGAGACCCATTCGTTCAGGTTCTTCCAGAAGCAGGATACATTGTGCGTCAAAAGGGCAAGCAAAAGTATTTGGTAAAGGGCACTACAACTGGTATCGTGGGTGCAGCATATACTGCTAATCTTGCTAATACTGCTCTAACACCAAACACAATGACTATTACTGCAACTTATGCAAATAGTTCAACTGTTAATGTTCAAAGCTTGAGCGATCACACTGCGGAACTATTCAGTTCCACTTCAGGAACTACTGCTACCGGCAACATCGTTCTAGAAAATGCAAACCCTGCATATGCAACGTTCAATAGTGCAGCGGCAGCAGACGCAAATACAGCAAATGCTCAACCTTACCCAATCGTGACTATCGGCGCAGCGTAAGGCGTAGAATACTATGGCGATTCAAACTTCAGTTGAGCAATTAAATCAGACCGAAACCGAAGTTGCGGTCCTTCAGGTAAAGTACAAAAACATTGATGAAAAAGTCAGTGATTTGAAAACTGACTTGAAGGACCTTCGCACTCATATAGATAAGCACATAGAAGATACTCAAACGCTTATTAAAGAATATCAAATTGAAAATGTTAAGGCTCACAAAGAAATGGCAACCAAAATCACCGCTTTAGAAAAGTGGAAATGGATGATTATGGGAGCAAGTGTACTGGCAGGAGCAATGGGTTGGCCAGTACTGGGCAAATTATTAGGTATGCACTAATTATTTTTCAAGCGATCTTAGTTTTTCATTAACGATATCAATATTGACAGTAGAAAATAAACCAGGATGTAATGGTTTAGGGTACTGTCCTTCTTTAACCCAAGCATATCCCACGTGTTCGTCGTTCAACACCGGAATAAATTCTTCTGTAACTTCACAAAAAAATGTATTATATGTGAATGAGTTATTCACAAATTTTTGAATTGGAATGAGCTTCCATAATGGATTAAACATTCCTATTTCTTCAGTACATTCTCGTTGGATCCCTTCATACAGGGTTTCAGTTTTTTCTATTTTTCCGCCCGGTATACTCCATGTAGGATTTTTTTGGTCGGCTCTCAATAGATACAGGTATCTATTAGTAGAGGTGCTGTAGAAAAACACACCTGCTGCTTGAATAATTGTCATATTGGTATTTAATCTGATATATCGGTGATATATTAAATGACTATCGAATAGTCACCCTGATCATACCAACCCTCCACAGATTTAATCCACATTCCCTGAGTGTTTACATAACGATACTGAACGTTTGTGGTTAGATTGGTCACAAATTCTACACCAGAAGAAGCTTGGCTATCAAATGCAACAAACCATTGTCCCGTTTCAGCATCATATTCGATGATGTCATTTGCATTGGCTACTAAATTTCCCCAAGCAATAGTGCTGTCACCGGTATGACCGATATGTTCAACGATTAAATATCTTTTATTTGTAGTAGGTCCCGGAAGCCCGGCATTAGGACCAGTTAGTAATGGATTGATAACACTATCTACTGGTGGCATTGTGTTTTGAGGTAGTGTATCCGGATCAATATTATAGATCAAGAATCTGTCATCCGTTGGATTAGGTACGATAGTCCCCACAATGTCATTTTCCATATATGGGTTCTGTAGCCAAATTTGCGAGATACCCGGCACTACCGTACCGTATACATTTAGTAAACTAGACCAATACAAGTCGGTGTTAGGACTGATTGGTTGTTCAAGGTCTGAATTACTAGGAAAGAATGCCTCATCTGCCGGAAGAAGTTGCAGTTGATTGCCTATTAATAATAACTTATAGCCATATGGCGTAATTTTTTGTCTAGTACCCAATAGAAGGTCTTCATCCTGAACATCTTGTAATGCAGTACCTTGATAGATAGATGCTATAATTTTTTGAATGACTCCCATCTTCTTGAGTTTAGCAGCAGTCGAGAGCCAAACAGGCATATAGAACTTCCAAGTCATGATGTCGATAGGATTACCTGTACCTTGAGGAATAGAACGACTAGTGAATGTAAGTCCGTCTTGGAACACAGATGACAACGAAGTCCAGTCTATAAAGTTATCAGTGCTTTGAATTTCAAGAGCAGGATTGAATAGTGTCCCCAGCTGTTCGATGATTTCTAGTTTCTGCTGATAGTTGGTAGTCCAAAAGTCAACAGTTATTCTTAGAGTATACGGCACTGGCATCAAGCGCTCAATCGTAAATGCTTGTCCTTGCGTAGTGTCATATGTCTGGGTTTCTTGATTATATGCACGCTGTCTCACATTCAATCTATCAACAAACGTGGGATCCTGAGTCCACTTTTGATTATACTCTAATCCACTGATATAATATGTAATTAGCGGCGCCGTAGGTAGATTGCTCGCACTGTTGTTGGCGATAATGGTAGCAGCTTGTCGGCTACTATCCCCGTACATGACAGGTATTCTAACGATAATATTGTTACCGTTAGGATCTTTTCCTTTAGTGACGTTCCAAGAACTAAAAATCTTAGCAAATTGGATTAGATAACGTCGGATTTGATTGTCGTAGAAGAATTCAGCCACTTAACATCTCATTATTCTGGTGGTGGTACGTCGGGAGTCAATTGTAAAATTGAAGATAGAGGCTGCGCTTCTGGCACACGCTTCCCTTCATTATTTACATAAATTTCATTGGTATCATTAATAAAGCTTGACAGCAACGATTGGTTTGCGTTAGATTCGAATCCGGTTTGTGTTCGAACATTTTCGGAGATTCTAACCCACATTACTCCGTCCCAACGATATAGAAGTTGCGGTAAGTAGTCGATACGTAAGAAGTATTCCCCGACTTGTGGATTTTGCGGGAACGAAATGCCGGCGCCAGTCGCTTCACCGTTTGGTGCAGTGCCGTCTCCTATCAAATAACCCATCGTATATCCGAACGATCTAGGTGTAGAACGAGTGATATATTGATAACCTGGAATACAGTCTGCACGATAGTCCATGTTTATGGTTATATCGCCGATAAATCCGGTTGCAGTAGGATCCTGGTCTGCTGTAGCATATGTGTTATCAGCAGTACCGTACGGGCCATACGCCATACCTAAGGATTCAATAGTGAGTAATTTATCTGATTCGACAGATCCTGATCCTCCCGCCGTTCTTTGAGGAGCTACCTCCACCACTTGCAATTGTGCCTGAACAAACGAATCTATTTTTTCTATTCCGACCATATCCGCGGTCATGTCCCAAATACTTTGCATTACTTCTTTGGAAACTTTAATTCCGGCCGCTGCATTTCTATAGCGAGGATCACGTATCATCACGACTGATCCATATGCTACTGGCGTATTATTTAAGTCTACTGCAAGATTGATAGGCGGAGCAGGTTGGTTAATTTTATCGGACAACGTTCCATTAGACTCATACGTACCATAAGTAGGTACGATATAAAGATTGCTGGTATCGTGTCCTGATTTTGGAAGCAAGCGCTCTGCTTCCTTTAAAGCGGCATCATTGATTGCAATATTTTTGTTGTACGTTGATAGAATATCTGCCAAACTGCCGTCTGACACAACTTCCCAGTATGCTGCATTTGGTGGTGTTGTACCGACGGGAACATCGGTTGTTGATTGATAAACAACACCGCCGTAGGTAACGGTATATCCCGGCGGATAGGTTTTAGTAGGATCAAAGTCCCCTAAATAATTATCCTGTTGAATTGGAGCGTTAAGAATATCAGCAAATTCTTCAGAGTTCACTAGAGGCTCGCACTTAATTCGCCAAAGATGCGGGAACCATGTTTGCGAAAACCCTTCACTTGCATAGTTAGCATCTGTTATTTGCATGAAACGTTTCAGTGCAGTAGGGATAGCTTCGTTGAGAGGATTATAGTCCAGCAAGTGCGGCAACTCCAACACATCTCCTACCATCAGTTTACGACCGATTATGTCAATCATATCGTTATAGTGAACTGTGATAAAAATGATGTCGTTATTCAGAAAAAGTCCAAATTGACTTAGATCAAAATCCAGATTCTGCACATTATAGTGCCCTCGCAGGCGATATATGTTTGAGTCGTATTTTCTATCTCTGTTTTCCAAAAACAGTAGATCCTGAATTTGAGTCGGATCAGGATCTACATACTGCGGCTGCGTGTAATCTATAGAAGGTCCTTGATTCGTGACTCCTGCATATTTATGGATATACAGGTCTGTTCCGCCGACCGTTAACATTTCTGAAATCGTGCGGTCTAAGAACCTATAATCGTTCTGCTTATTCGGGCGGTATAAACTAAGTCGTGGCATATCTTTATTTATCGTCGGGTCTACGATAAAAATGTTGACAAGTCTACAGTACCCTGCTAAGTTGAACATTCACTCAATAGGAAATACGATGAACAAGAATCAAGAGTACGTAAAGCAAATTGACGGTCAAATCATGAGCTTGCAAATTAATAAACCTGAAGGCTGGGAAGGAACTGTTTCTTATCTCCAAATGGCTCTGACCGACGTAATGGGACGATTAAGTGCAGAAGAACTTGCAGAAGTTCGTGCCTCTCAAACTCAGGTCATGAGTGCCGAAGAAGCTAAGGTCCGACGGGCCGAAGAAGCCAAGGAAATGGCTAACAATCGAGATAAACCGAGTATCTAACATAGGCTAGAAAGCCTAAAAGAGCAGACATGCTACCTCCGATATCTGATGAACAAATGATGTGGTATATCCTTAAGGGGTATACTATTAACGTGGACGTATTCGGAAATCGGGAGTGGTGTCTAAACGGGCAGTGGCACCGAGAAGGCGGCCCGGCGGTTGAAGATGCGAACGGAACTCGGTATTGGTATCTTAACGGGCAACTTCACCGAGAAGACGGCCCGGCGGTTGAAGATGCGAACGGAACTCGGTATTGGTATCTTAACGGGCAACTTCACCGAGAAGACGGCCCGGCGGTTGAAGATGCGGATGGAACTCGGTATTGGTATCTAAACGACCAAAGCATGACCGAAGAAAAACACCGAGAACTCACACAAAAGAAAATGGCTAATATCGGTTGACTCCTACTTCAACTGATATATAATCAAACAATCGACAACGGAGATATCCAATGGCTCGCGCTAAAACGACTACTGTTCGTAGGACTAAGAAGACAGTCAAAGCTGCCCCTCGTGTAAAGCGCGGAGCTAAGGTTGTTGGTCCTAGCTTTGATGGTTGGGAATCCTGGTCCGGTGAAGTTTATCACCTCAATCGACTTAAGGCCCGTGACTTCTTCTACGAAAATTACAAGTTGGTTGACCTTCTTCCCGATGTTTGGGCTTGGATGAAGGATAATAAGTATAACGTTAATGATATTCGTGCTGCAAAGACTCAAAGTATCGGTTTTGGTGTCGCTATTAACTGCAAGCTTCTTCGGCAAGGAATGCCGGACTACAACAAGACCCATGCAGAATACTGGGAAGCTTTGCCTGGTACCGGTGACAAGCTGTATCCAGTTACAGAACACACTCGTCGTATGATTGATGAAGCTGTGAAGAAGGGTAAGCAGATCGTAGATGCTGAAAAGAAAGCAGAACAAGAATCTGCTGCCAAGCCCGCTCGTCAAAACGTTCAAGAAATCATGCGTGAGCGTGCTAGCGAAGCTGCTGCTGAGATTGAAGGTATGTATGATTCCTTCATCGCTGCTGGCTGCCCCAAAGAGTTTAGTATGGACAAGGTAGTCCAAAAAGAATTGGACGAACGCAAAGTTCTTCCGCAACATATTCCGACGCTGATTAAGCCTTGGGAACGTCTTCGTGCCGAATACGTCGATCTGCAGGATGGTAGGGACAAGCAACTTGTCGAAGGCTACGCTCGCTTCTCTAAGATGCAAGTTCGCAACATCGTCAAGATGATTGATCAAATCATCAATGATCTGAATGCGTATATCGCTATTAAGAAAGCCACTAAAGCTACTGGTGTTCGGACCCGCAAGCCTGTTCCGATTGAAAAGATCGTTGCGAAGCTTAAGTATCTCAAAACCTTGAAGGATGAGGCCACAAAGGTTGATCTGACCAGTCTGCATCCTTCTAAGCTTCATGGGTGCACCGAAGCCTGGGTGTACGACACTGCAAAGCGAAAGCTGCATCACTATGTGGCCGATAACTACAGTCAGGTGCTGTCTGTGAAGGGCAACACTCTGCTCGGGTTTGACATAAAGGACAGTGAAGTTAAGACTGTTCGCAAGCCGGCTGAGCAACTCAAAGCTGTGATGGGCAGTCGTCCAGCTGCACGCAAGTTCTTCAAGGACATCAAGGCTGTCGCTACGTGCCCGAATGGTCGCTTCAACGACAAGATGATTATTTTGAAAGTTTATTAAGGAAAAAAGATGAAAAATATTGACCTAAACAAGTACAAGGACTTTGTACAAGCTGTAACTAGCAAAGAAAGCAATGATCTGCAGGAGTTTCAGCGGCGTCTAGCCCAACTGGATCAAAACTTCGAAGACTATGGCCCTAATGGTGAAATGCAGAATGGCCCAAACATTAACGTCCCGCTTCTAATCACTTCGGGACTAGGTCTGGGCAGTGAAGCAGGTGAATTCCAAGAAATCCTAAAGAAGCTTCTCTTTCAAGGAAAGCCTCTTACCGAAGAAAACGTATTCCACATGAAGCGTGAGCTAGGGGACGTTATCTGGTATTGGGTAAATGCGTGTCGCGCTCTTGGTCTTGACCCAAATGATGTTATCGTAGAGAACGTCAACAAGCTAGAATCTCGCTATCCAGGCGGAGAATTTGATCCGTTCTATAGCGAAAATCGTCAAGTCGGTGATCTGTAACACAGAAAGCAGTGCAATGGTTGAAGATGATCATCTGAACCTACGAGCCATCGTAGTAGCTAAACGAATGAAATGGTTTGAGGAAAACATCTATGACATTCGTAGGAGCGAATTTGCTAAGGATCTATCAAAGTATAAGGTTTTGTTTGATCTACAATCAGGCTACTTTACTCTGAATGAAAAGTTGATTAACGAACTTGAATCCATTGCTACTGTTTTAGAAGAAAAATATAAGCCAGAAGACGCTTTTATGTTTGAATAGGAGCTGCGGTATGCGTTTCCTGATAAATACTATCAACAGGAAACGCACATGACCGCAAGCATTCTATCAACACCGACAAACTACAATCTTGAAGAAATCAAAGAAGCGTTCTTTGAAAATATCAGACTGCGTTTAGGCGGAGATATAATCGACCTAGAAATTGATCCGCAGCACTATGAGGCTGCGTACAACTATACGATCAAAACTTATCGTCAACGTGCGCAAAACGCGACCCAAGAGTCATATACTCTGATGACGGTAATCAAAAACGTAGACACGTATACACTACCCAGTGACTTTATCAACGTGCGCTGTTTGTATCGTAGAACAGTGGGTTTAGAAACAGGGCCATCGTCATCTTCGTTCGATCCATTCTCAAGCGCAATTCTCAATACGTATTTGTTGAATTACAACTATACGGGCGGCATGGCGACGTATGACTTCTATGCAGGATACGTTGAGCTAGCAGCACGTATGTTCGGTGGATACTTGACATACACATTTGATCCGGTAACAAAGGTCCTACGTATTACTCGTGATTTTAAAGGTACGGGTGAACGCATTCTTATTTGGGCTGACATACAACGCCCAGAAGCTGTTCTTTTACAAGATCCGGGCGCCGGCGTTTGGATCGGAGACTTCATGCTTGCGGTGCTTAAAGGTATCATGGGTGAAGCTCGTGAAAAGTTTAGCACCGTTGTGGGTCCAGGTGGAGGAACTACCCTAAACGGTACTGCTATGAAAGCAGAGTCAAAGGCTGATATGGAACGACTGCTAACTGAACTCAAGAAGTATGTGGATTATTCACAACCCCTGACATGGATTCAAGGTTAACATGAGAATTGCTGAAATATTTTCTCCAAGTGAACCATACCGTGCTCCTCACCATGGTCGGGAACTTGAGTTGATGCTTGCTGGTACAAAGCCGGCTGCATTGATTGACGCCTCTCCCGGATTCAAGGAAAAAGCGGATAAGTTAATACAGCAAGGTCGTATCAAACTTATTGCAAAAGACCAAAACGGAGATTATGTTATCACTTTGCCCGGTGAAGAATGGCGAGGGGAAGAGATATTAAAACTTATATCTTCTTCAGATAGAGGCAGGGAGTATGACATCAAATTGGGTAAATTATTGGGATACTCCGACGAAGCTATTCAGTGGTGGATAGATCAAACCGATTGACATTCTATAGCTACTGTGCTATTATAATTAAATGATCATAGGAATTACAGGCAAGATCGGATCCGGCAAGGATACCGCAGCAGACTATCTGTGCACCGTTCATGGATTCAAACGCATGAGCTTTGCTGGAACTCTTAAAGATGCTGTATCAGCAGTCTTCAACTGGGATAGAGAACTCCTTGAAGGCTCTACCAAAACAAGCAGAGAATGGAGAGAGACTGTTGACCAATGGTGGGCTGACAGACTAGGTATTCCAAATCTAACTCCTCGTTGGATTCTTCAGCAATGGGGGACAGATGTTTGTAGGAAAAGCTTTCACAATGACATCTGGGTAGCTTCAGTCGAGAATCGGCTCCTAGTTACAAAGGATGATATCGTCATCACTGACTGCAGGTTCCCAAATGAGATTAATGCTATCCAGTCAGCAGGCGGAATCACTATGAGAACTAATCGCGGCGGCACCTACATATGGGAACAGTTCGCTGCTAAGTTCAACAACTCGACGGATGAAGAAGAACGCAATCATCTTAAGCTCATCCTAGAGAAGGAATATGAAGTTCATGCTAGCGAATACAGTAGCGTTGGTCTAGAATATGATTGCCAGATAGATAATAATGGCACGATTGACAGTCTGCATCAGCAGATTGAATCAATAATCAACGGTTAGGGTTAGACTTACAGTTATCAAAATGCCATCTAGCTAATATTAACTTTGTTCCTTCTTTACCGCAGTGCGGACAGGTTGTCTTTACAACGCATTGATGAGTACCTTCGTCCGTGCGTTGTTTTGCTGATCTTCGTTGTATGTCTCCGGATAATAGATGGTGTTTTCCACTAGCTACTAATTCCCTTTGTAGCTTTCCTCCGACTAGGGCACTTTTTCCGTCTGCTATTTGTCTTCTCACCATGCTTCGTTGAAACTCACTATCTAAAAAGAGGTGTGTTCCGTTCTCTAGTCTTTTCTTATTGTGAAGGCTTGACAATTCGGATATTTTGCTAGGGGACACACTCATTCTTTGGGCTATTCTAATACACGCACCCCAGTCTCCTTGGGAATAATGTATGTCGTAGTGATCTTGTATAGAGACGGCAATCAGATTGTTAGGATCGTTGTTTTTTCTATTCCCATCTAAGATGGTGTATTTCATAGGTTCTCCCATCCTCATCTACGGGGATGGGACCATTGTGGTCTTCGTATATTTTGCGGTAGTTGGTTTTTCTATAAATAGACATTGCTGATACTCCTTGACAGTATTAGAGTAGTTGGGGATTGCCGTCCCGCGAACTACATCTTTATTTATACCAATCTACTGTCAAATCTCCGCGTTTCCAAGTGACTTCTTTGCGCTTCACTACTTCAACGCAATTCAAACATATCGTCCTTAAATTATTGAACGATACATTAGTTAAGTCCCCGTCAATGTGGAACACCGTTGTTTGGCTGGGATAAACTACTTTAAATCCGCATAGGTCGCAAGTGGATTTTTTCTTGTATCCAGCCTTCTCCCAAGTATGAACCTGTGCCTTCTTTTTAGGCTTGTTCTTTCCACACCCATCACAAATACTACGGTAATGCGTCACTCCGTTCTTCTTGTAGTTGACGGCACAGTAGTTCTTATTACAGGTCTTACAGATGGGTCTTTTCAGCATACTAATACTTATCAAAAAACCTTCGAAGGTGCGTCTAACCAAGGATTTTTTAATCCTACGCTAAATAAGTGTTAGAAACCTAGTGTTACTAGCATTAGGGGACAGGTGGTAAACCTCATAATTATACAAAGGAAAAATAATATGACACTAGTTTCTCCAGGTGTAGAAGTAACGATCATTGATCAATCTCAATATCTTCCGGCCCCGCTCGGTACAATTCCTTTTGTTTTGCTCGCGACCGCAGCAAACAAAGCTGATCCTACTTCTACTTCTGTAGCAGTCGGAACCACAGCAGCAAACGCAAACACGCTATTTCAAATCACTAGTCAACGTGATCTTGTAACTCTATATGGTAATCCATTCTTCTATACGACTTCGAATGGTACTCCTATTCAAGGATACGAACTCAATGAATATGGTTTGCTAGCTGCATATTCTGCACTAGGTGTATCTAACTTAATTTACTGCCTAAGAGCAGATATCGACCTCGCAAGTCTAGTAGGACAGACTGGTCGTCCTACTGGAAATCCAGCTGACGGAACTTATTGGTTAGATACTACTAACACCACTTGGGGCATTTACGAATTTAATTCTACTACTGGGCAATTTGAAATTCAATCTCCGATTGAAATTAGCGATATTACGCTAGTATCTGCTGGATATCCAATTCAAAGCTTGGGTTCAGTGGGTGATTACGCGGTGATCGCAATTCCTAATTACACATATCCTTCTGCAAACAATGCTAAACAATTCTTCTATAAGAACTCATTTAATCAATGGGTGGCAATCGGAACGTCTGCTTGGTTCGCTTCGGTTCCTACGGTTCAAGGTAGCAATTCACTACCAACGTTGAATTCAGGTGATTCTATCAGCATTGCGATGGGTGGCCCTGCAAACGGAGCGAATGGTCCCGTTTATACTATTACTGGACAGACTACTGTTTTTGGTCTAGCATCAGCTATTAATGCTTTACAGCGTCCGTATTTGTCAGCAAGTGTTGTAGGCGGAAATCTTCAACTTTTCTCTACACAAACTGGACAGGCTCCTAATAACAGCGTTCCGTTTTACATTAATATTTCAGGTACCGGCACAATGCTTACCTCCTTGGGCATTACCGCAGGTAATTATTTCCAACCGAATGTTGCCTATGGTACATCTGCACAGCAGCCATTATGGCAACAAGGTCAACTTTTCCCGAGCCCAACTGGATCAGTTTGGATCAAGATTGGATCTGCTGGCACTGGATTCAATCCAGTAATATCACAATGGGACAGCACACAGGCAGTTTGGTCTTCTAAAACTGTATCATTCGCTACTAGCGACGTTGCTGCGATCAATTCATTAGATTCAACTGGTGGAAAAAACATTCCAGCTGGAACGGTCTATGCGCAATACAACTATGATGCTGATATCATCAATACTTCAGGCGTTCCTGGTTATCAAGCAGGTCCAATTTATTATTGGGAAAGACTTACATCTGGTCCAACTGTAATTACTGGTTCTATGCAAGATCCTACATTTACTAATGGCCCATATACTAGTCATGTGTATGTTTCAATTCCAGGATCAAACGGATTGTCAGCACCTTATACGCTTAGTGTCGCAGATAACGCTACAGCGCTTGACTTTGTAACTGCTTGGACGACTGCTGCTATTCCATATACAACAGCTATGTTATTGGATACTGGAGAAATTCAATTGACTCACACTGAGGGTGGCGTGATCGTAGTAAATGACTTTGACACTAGTACATTCCAACCAAACGGTTTAATGAGTGACGCTGGATTTGTTGTAAGTTATACTGAAGGAGTCAAAGTTGGTCCGTTTGTATCACCATTGATGACACCTACACCAACATATACTACTGGCGTAGGAACCGATTTGTCAATTAGCGTTACTAATAACTTCCAAAATTATCAAGTAAATCCTATTTCTTTTGCAAATCCAGGAACTGGTTATACTGTAGGAGACTTAGTAACATTCCCAGGTAGCCAATTAGGTGGTACTGGTACTGGTGGAATTACTCCATCAGGAAATGACTTGACTGTAAGAGTTGAAGAAACTTCAACAGGAGCAGTCACTAAAGTTTCTTACTATGCAGGCTCCGGCGCCGCAAACTACATGGTTGAATTGTCAAATTGGATACAATTTTACATGACTGCAAACGAAGGCGCACCAACTGCGGCTCCTGCTGATCTAACAAATTGGTTTTATAGTGTAGTAGATCAAGTAGATATTATGGTAAATACTACTACTGGATGGAAGGGCTATAGAAATGCATCATACAGCAGTTCAGGTCTTCCTCTTCCATCAGGATCAAACATGACCGACCCTAACGGACCACTTATAAGTGCTTCAGAACCAATGCTGCAATCAAGCGGTCAGGCCCTTGCATATGGTGATATTTGGATCGACACTAGTGATCTAGAGAATTATCCTCTTATAAATCGTTGGGAAAGCGTAAATGGCGTAGATCAATGGGTAAGATTAGATAATACTGATCAGACCAGTTCAACTGGTGTTCTGTTTGCAGATGCACGTTGGGCCACTACACAATACGTTAGCCCGGTTAATGATCCTATTCCAACGATCAAGTCATTGTTGACTAGCAACTATCTTGATTTGGATGCACCAGATCCTACTTTATATCCAGTAGGTATGTTATTGTTCAATACTCGTCGTTCGGGATATAATGTAAAGCAATTCCGTTCTAACTACTTTAACAATAACAGATTCCCAGGAGCAAATATTCCCAATCAAACTGATGCCTGGGTAACAGAATCCGGGTTGCAAACAAACGGTGCTCCGTATATGGGCCGCAAGGCACAAAGAGCAATGGTTGTTAAGGCAATGCGTGAGGCAATCGACACAAATACTGCAATTCGTGACGAAGATAACGCATTCACCTTGATTGCAACTCCGAACTATCCTGAACTACAACCTAACATGGTTGTTCTCAATAACGATAGAGGAGACACTGGATTCATCATCGGTGATACGCCGATGAGACTAGCAGATGATGCTACCTTAATTCAAGCATGGGCAACTAATGCTGCCAACGCAACGTCAACTGGTGAAGACGGTCTTGTAACTCGTGATACTTATTTGGGTCTGTTCTATCCATCAGGTATCACTTCTGACTTGAGCGGCAATCTTGTTGCAGTTCCTGCATCGCACATGATGATCAGAACATTCTTACGTAGTGATAGTGTTTCTTATCCATGGTTTGCTCCAGCAGGTACGCGTCGTGGTATCATAGACAACGCTACCAACATCGGATACGTTAGTGCAATGACGGGTGAATTTGTAGTAGTTAAGAATTCTAGAGTCGGAATTCGTGACGTTCTATATTCTAATCAAATCAACCCACTGGTATTCTTCACTGGAAATGGATTGCTAAACTACGGTAATAAAACTAGCTATGCATCAAATTCTGCACTTGATAGAGTTAACGTAGCAAGACTTATTGGATACATTCGTCGTCAATTGACAGTGGCAGCAAGACCATTCGTATTCGAACCAAACGATAGTATCACTAGACAGCAAATCTCTGGTGTCATTCAAACCCTGTTTGTAGACCTAGTAGCAAAGCGCGGTGTATACGATTATTTGGTTGTATGTGATTTGTCAAACAACACACCAGCAAGAATCGACAGAAATGAACTTTGGGTAGACTGTGCGATTGAGCCGGTGAAAGCAGCAGAATTCATTTATATCCCAGTTCGCGTTCTTAATACTGGTGCATTGGGTAACAATGCTAGCTCATAATATAGTTAAAGTGGGTGCTTTAGGGCACCCACTTTAAAAAGATAAATACTTATAACAGGAGAATACAAAAATGGCAACAGCCTCACAATCATTGTTCAATATGACCGTAGCGTCTGATAATGCTGGTGGCAATCAAGGCCTGTTGATGCCTAAACTACAGTTCAGATTTCGTGTCAATTTCTTGAACTTCGGGGTTGGGTCAACAGCAGGACTGAGTTTGACTAAGCAAGTAGTAGATTGCTCTCGTCCAAACGTTACGTTTCAAGAAATCACTCTTCCAGTATATAACTCAACCCTATATCTAGCTGGCAAGCATCAGTGGCAAACAATCTCGATCAACATTCGTGATGACGCTTCAGGCAGTGTTTCTAAGGCAGTAGGTCAACAAGTGCAAAAGCAAATGGACTTTGTTGAACAAGCATCTGCGGCTACCGGTCAAGACTACAAGTTCCAAACTAACATCGAAATTCTCGATGGTGGTAACGGTACTGCTACTCCGCAAGTTCTTGAGACCTGGGAGCTTTATGGTTGCTTCGTTCAAACTGTAAACTACAACACATTGAACTACGGAACAAATGAACCGGTAACTATCGCACTTACTATTCGTTTCGACAACGCAATTCAGTCTCCGCTTGGTTCTGGTGTTGGAACACCTGTAGTCCGCCCACTATCAGGTACAACTGGTTCTGTAACAGGTATCGGTGGAACTACTTAATAAAGGTCATACAGTATGACTGGATTTATTCAAGATTTACTACAGGACGCTGCCGGAGCCTTCTTCGGCAGCGACTACCTTAGAGACTATACACACGCATCAAAAACGTTTAGGACAAATGCATATCAAAATGCTCCTAAACTAAAGTTCCTTTTTCATACATATTTTGAAATTAATCCGGCGGTGTACTTTCCTGGATCTCAGACCAATTATGGTCTATTAGTAAAAGAGGTTAAATTACCATCATTCTCTTTCAGTACTTATCAGATGAATCAATACAACAGAAAGAGAATAATTCAAACTAAAATCAAGTACGAACCTATAGAAATTACTTTCCACGATGATACTGCAAATCAAGTTAACAAAATGTGGGAAGCATATTACGTTTATTATTACAACGACGGTGCTAGATCCGGATCGGTATTAGCTGGCGACCCGGGTAGTCCGCCCGGAGCAAATGGCCCGCGTGATGCAGCATATAATGACAGAAATATCTATCAAAATAGCCCCGCTGCAACATATGATTGGGGTCTTGTGGGCGGCACTGGCGGAACCCCTACGGACGTGCAAGCAAACAAAAAGGTTCCCTTCTTCAAGCGCATAACCGTGTTCGGGTTTGATCAACACAAGTATACTGCATATACCCTAATTAATCCTATAATCACGAATTTCTCACACGACTCGTACAATTACGCCGAGGGTGCCGGCACAATGGCTAACAGAATGACAGTCGATTATGAGACGGTGTTGTATAATAACGGTGGAATGGATGGCAGAACTCCAGGTAACATTGTAACTTCCTTCGGTGATCCCGCAAACTATGATACTACTCTGAGTCCTATTGCTAAGCCAGGTTCTCAGGGCACTATTTTCGGACAAGGCGTATTAGTGGATGCAGCAGGAGGGTTTGTAAATTCACTAAACGAGGGTAACCCAATTGGTGCTATTATGGCTGCTGGAACAGCGTACAACACGTTTAAAAATACCAACCTTGCGCTCACTGCTAAAACTGAATTGAACACTATGTTAGTGAACTCAGTACAAAACACACCAAATACTAGAAACACATTATTCAACTTCCCAACTGCAAGATCAACTCCAGGTCCTGCCGGATTAGCAGCATCACCTGTCATTGGTGCAGTGACCTCTGCTATAACAGGAAGCAGAACAGCCGGAACTCAAAACAATAGTTAATTTACAGCATAAATACTAATATGGCAAGCATTTCATCGATAGATCAAGTAGATCAAACTATTCGCATTTATGACAACTTCTATAATAAGCAGTTGACTATAAATGCGGCTGACTACGATATAGTGTATTCATATTTTAAGGGCAAGTCAAACAACGCAGACATTGCATCTAACATGACAACTATTCTGTTTAGAATCGCGCAAACTGGAAATTATAACGTTATGGACTTGTTAGAGATTGTTCAGGGCGCCCCTAATAATCTACAGATGAACACTATTCTTTGTTATTATTTGAATACATTTAAGTCAAATAATTCTTTGTATGGCGTCGGAAATATTCCAAAACCAAACGAAGCAGTACAGCGCAATGTAGTGCAATGATATGGGTAAATGGGCAAACGGCATATACACTCCCAAAAACCCTGAGAAATATATAGGTAAACACGCACCTAGATATAGATCAGGCTGGGAAATGACGTTCATGACCTTTTGCGACAGTAACAAAAATGTGCTTGCTTGGGCAAGTGAATCAATGTCGATTCCATATCGTAATCCATTAACAGGAAAACCATCCAACTATATTCCTGATTTTTTCGTAGTGTATGAAAACAAATTTGGTAAAAAGATTGCTGAAGTAGTAGAAATCAAACCAAAGAAGCAAAGTCTGATTGAAAGCAGGACAGCAAGTGCTAGAGATAGAGCCGCAGTTGCAGTGAATCATGCTAAGTGGGCCGCGGCCAAGGCCTACTGCCAGTCGCAAGGGTTTGCCTTTCGCGTAATTACGGAAGAGGATTTGTTCTATAATGGGCGCAAGTAAATAAATACTTGCATGAAAAAACTTGAAGAACTATTTGAGTTATCATCCAAATCCAACGAGCCAGACTCGTATGATGACGCCTCCTTACCAGAAAATACACAAGAAGTAACCGAATCTGCACTTACAAATTTAGATAAAATTGAAGCAGCCTTACCGCTGGTTAAAGGTTTAGAGGCCGCTGATGAGGAGATGGATGAACTTGCTGATATGGCAAAATCTAGCTATAAGGATCTTGTCGATTTAGGTATGCAAGTTGAATCCAGATTCAGTTCGGAAATATTCAACGCAGCTAGCAGTTTTCTTGGACATGCAATTACTGCTAAGACAGCCAAAATAAATAAAAAACTAAAGATGCTGGACATTCAGCTTAAGAAAGCGCAACTGGATCAAAAGGTTCAATCCAAAAATGAAGAAATAGAAAGTACTCCGTTAGGAGAAGGGAAATCACTCGACCGCAACGAGTTGCTTAAGATGCTTAATCCGAAAAAAAATGAGTAACAAGAATAAATAGTATTATGAGCGACATTAGAGAAATAATTGAATTATTAGAAGATATTTGGGCTGAACCCTCTGAGGGCGATGTTTTGGAAATCGAATTAGGTGATCAGGTTATTGAAACCACGATCAGTGAAGTTTTAGACGATGGCGTAGTCATTCATATAGACGAACAAGCTATTAGAATCCTAATTGATGCTAAAAAGCAGCTAGATGAAGCAAAGTATCAAGGGCGTACTGTCCCATTAAACAAGCCTATGCAAGGTGATGTTAAGAAATCAAAGGTATATGTTCGCAAACCGAACGGCAAAGTTGTAAAGGTCAACTTTGGTGACAAAAATATGCGCATAAAGAAAAATAGTCCAGGCCATCGCAAGAGTTTTCGTGCCAGACATCACTGTGAAAATCCGGGTCCAAAGTGGAAGGCTCGTTATTGGTCTTGCCGAGCTTGGTAGTCATAGTGTCGATTCGTTAAAAATCGACAAACAAATGATAAATATAATATAAGCTAATTGCAAGGATCCACATGCGCTCATTAAAACAATTCATTGCGGAAAGTGTATATACTTACAACTACACGATCAAGATCGCTGGTGAAGTTGACAAGAATTTCCTAGAACTCTTTAAGTTCAATCTAAAAAAGTTTGATCCGATAAAGATTTCAGATCCAGTGTCCACACCAATTCAAAAAGACCCATATGGTTTCGTAGGGATCACTAACCAACCAGTACACGTCATTAAAGCAGAATTCAGATATCCTGCTACTGAAACGATGATCCAGCAAATCGCACAGTTATTGGGTCACAACATCAATTATGTTCGTGTAGTAGGTACAGCATTTGATGACAGCATCAATAGTGAAGCCGAAGGCTATGCAAACGAAGCAGATCATAGTCCGGTACTAAATCACCTAGAACTAGAAGAACAACCTGGTGCAAAAGAAGCAGCCAAAGCATATGGCAATTCTTATCTAGACAGCATCAAAGATCAAGCAAAAGATTCAAAACTTGACATTCCTTATTCCGGAACAAAGACTCCTAATTCATATGATCCGTTCAAGCCAGAAACTCAATTTGCTTCTATGGGCAAAGAAAGTCCTATGACTAAGATTACTAGACCTGCGAAGCCTTCAACTGGTGCAAAAGGATAGCCCATGAAAAATTTATTAGATAAAATGACCCAATTGGAAGCTAAAGCAATTCCAGAAAAAGTGAACACTGCACCAAAGAAGAAAGTACTTAAGGAGTCTGCTGCAAAAAAGGCACCTACCACACTTAAAGGAATGTTTGAGCAATTGAGCGAGACTCTTGCGCCCGGGCAAAAGCCAATTCCTGTAGTAAACAAGCAAGGTGGAACTCAACAGACTGGTGCGGGTTTTCTAAACATCACAGATACGTCACCTAGCGGTAAAGCATTGCAACAAGCATTAAGCCAATTGGGTCCGGCTCAGGCACAAATAGTAGTTCCTACTCAGCCAGGTCAATCAGGACAACAGTCTGGCACATCAGCCGCAGGTAAGCCTAATCCAAATCAAATGCAACAAGGACAACAGTCTGGCACATCAGCCGCAGGTAAGCCTAATCCAAATCAAATGCAACAAGGACAACAGACTATGCAAGAAGATGATCTTGACGAAAAATGGGCTGGCAACACAAAGGTAAACCCAGCCAAGAAGGGTATGTTCGCTGGTAAAACTAAGGCTGAATTGGAAAAGCAACTAGCTGCATTACACAAGTCAGGACCGCACAAGAAAGGTTCACCTGAATACACTAAGCAACAAGAATTAAACTTCGCTATTCGTGCAAAGAGCGGATGGAAGAAGGACTCAGTTGAAGAAGACCAACTTGATGAAAAGTATATGGGTTTTGAAAAGGTTGAAAAGGCCGCAGCTAAGTCCGGTGCAAGAGACCCTGGCGCAGTAGCAGCATCAATCGGTCGTAAGAAGTACGGCAAAGAAAAGTTCCAAAAGGCAGCAGCATCTGGCAAAAAGTTGGGTGAGGCTGATTTTGCTTCAACTCAGGGTATTGACACACGAGGTGCTGGCTTAGGTGCTGGCCGCAGTCCAACTACACTAGAAGGTAAGAAGGCTAAACCAGATTTTCTAGATTTAGATAAAGCTGAAAAAGATGCTTCTGATGAAAAATCAGCACTTCAAAAAGATAAATTCAAGAAGAAAACAGTCAATGAATTAAGTGCTAATACTTTAAATTCCTATAGGGATAAAGCATTAACTGACATTGATAAAAAGAACGCAAAAGGTGATTATTTTGGACCAAAAGGTTCCTTATATAGGTCATTCAAAGCTGCGACAGCTGGAGAAAAAATTACCAAACAAGGTTGCACACCAATTACTAGAGATAACAGAAAAGAAGTGAAGGAAAGCATGAGCAATAGAATCTCGGCCGCCCGCCTCGAGGGCAAATCACATGGTCTTAGAGGCCATGCTTACGCAGGTAAAAACTATGATGATATGGAAGAGTGCAGAGCATATCATGATGGATACAAAGAGGGACTCGATGAGTGTCATGGTCAAGGAATGTATGAAAGCGCACTAGACATGCCGATTGAATCTACACCGGCTGCAACAGTGCCTGGTATGGCATCAAAGGCTCTTCCTGAAGACGATATGGATGAAGGCAATGCTTTCACTGCGGCTCTTGCAAGAACACCAAAAGGTTCTAGCTTTAAGTTAGGTGGAAGAACTTTTAAGGATCGTTCGAATTATGATGCACCAATGCATGAATCTGACTTTGCATTTGAGGCTTTGGATAAGCAACTAAACGATTTACTCAACGAGGGTCTTTCAGTTTCTATTTCTAAGGGCAATCAAAATGCACCTGACTCCGTAACTATCACTGCACAGGATGCAGAAGCAGAACATCTTCTTGCGTTCGTAAAGAATGCAGGTCTTGGTATCTTTGGTGGAGAAGAAGTTTCTGAACCAGTAAGAGGATTCAGTGTTGCACCATCAAGTGAAGTCAACACTCCAGGGGACATTGAAGTAGTAGATGACCATGATGATATGCTTTCACTCATGAAGAAGTTATCAGGAGTTCATTCGGGAGGCCATGAAGGATCTTCTGAAGACTACGCAGACGAAGATGAAGATAGTGGATGCGATGCATGTGGTCAAGCAGAATGCGAATGCGATGCACCTCCTATGAGACAAATCGGAGAAGTAGAATCTGAAGATCAAATGGAGTTTGAAGTCGCAGAAGATAATGCACCGGATAACGGTTCGGCTAATTCAACTAATGATACTCAAGGCAATGCTGAAGCCAATTCATCGGTAGCATCGTCAGACGTTGGTCAAGACGAAGAAGAAGGTGAAGAAGACGAACGCGTACAAGAAAGCTACGATGACGAAGAAGAGGAAGAAGACGACGACGAGGATCCTAGATTCCCTCGTAGGCACCCAGACGATCCACGCGGCGGCGACGACGACCTCACTGAGTGGGCAAATGATGCCGGCGGCAACGTAGCAGATACTACATTCGAGCAGGACATAGATTTCATGACCAAAGTCATCTCTGGCGGGCTAAACAAGCAGAAGTCAACCGGTCAAACTACTATTCCAGTTATTGCTAATCAAAAGGGTCGCACTAAGTATCACGACATAAACGAATCTATCAATGATTGGGCTAAGTTAGCAGGAATCAAAAAGTAATCATTATGACAAATTGAAATAGCCGGGTTTGTTCCCGGCTATTTTTTTGGATAGGGAGTTTATAATCTAAAACGATAAATACATATCATGAATGACCCGTTATCCTTTTACGTATATGCATATCTTCGCAGCGACGGGACGCCTTATTACGTCGGTAAAGGTAAGGGCGACCGAGCATGGAACCATAGTAGGTCTGATACCGTACATCCACCGCAGGATAAGCGAAAAATTATAATTTTGGAATCCGGGTTGACCAACTTGGGTGCTTTGACACTTGAACGAAGAATGATTCGTTGGTATGGGCGCATTGATTTGGGCACAGGTATACTTAGGAACCAAACTGATGATGGTGGTGATGGTGCATCTGGTGTCAAACAATCACAAGAAACGATAGCAAAACGAGTAGCCTCTTCCAAGGGAAAGGCTATGGGAATGACAGGAAAAAAACACACGGTTAAATCTAATGAACAACGTAGACTGTCGATGTTAGGTAAAAATACAACTCCTCATACTACGGAACGCAGATTGGCTAATTCTAGGTCAAAGCTTGGTATGAGATACAAATCACAATATATCCTTAATTGTCCACATTGCAATACTTCCGGAGGAAGTTCAAACATGAAGCGATATCACATGGATAATTGCAAACACCTACAAAAGGTAATAGTATGAGTCAACAGAACATAGATTTTGGTACTTTTCCAGACGATCCAAATGCGGATGCAATTCGTATTGCATTTCAAAAAACCCAGAATAACTTTAGTCAACTGTTTGACACGCTACAATCTCAATCAGTTTTATCTGTAAATAAATCTCAGGGCGCTGGAATTACTGTCAACTCTCCTACAGGAAATGTGGTAGTATCAGCTAATATTGCCTGTGTTCAGGTAACCAGCACTACATTAGCCGTCGGTATCAACGGGTCAAATAACTCCGGTAAATCAGGAGGCCTTGCAACAGTAACTAAATCTACAGACATTCTTCTAGTAGATTTACCATATGATGTTGCTAACATTAATAATATTACTGCTGCACAAACTATCACGGCAAACGACATTGTAGCTAACAATTCCTTCACATCTACTTCATTTTCTGCTACTGGTAATGTGTCTGCAGGAAATCTATTTTCTACTGGTAACATCTATGCTAATTCAGGCAATGCGAATGTATCAAATGTTAATGCGGGAAATGGTTACTTTACAGCGAACCTATCAGTAATTTCTAATGTTTCTGCTGGCAATGTTTATGCAAACTCAGGTACAGTGGGCGCAGCTACTGGTAATTTTTCTGGAAATGTTAATGCAGCTAATGCTAATTTAGGTAATACCGTAACTGCAAATTTCTTTAGCGGAAATGGATACTATCTTACTGGTGTAATTACTGCACCCGGACCTAAAATTGTTAATGGTGCTAGCTATACCAATATCGCTACTTCAGGTGGAAACGTAGTTACAGCGGTAAATGGCAACACAACATTTACGGTTACGTCGACCGGAGCTAATATATCTGGTACCTTAGGTGTTACTGGAAATATTACTGCCGGTAATCTCGACGGCGCCAATAGTGTTTTCGCTAATTATTTAACCGGAACATTAACTACTGCTGCACAACCGAACATCACATCAGTTGGTACTCTCTCTAGCTTAAGTGTTAATGGAACTGTTACGGCTCCCAACTTCACTGCTAATACAGGGGTGTTTACAGGTAATGGTAGCGGTCTATCATCTATTGCCGGCGCCAATGTAACCGGTGCAGTCGCATATGCTACAACTGCTAACTCGGTAGCCGGAGCCAACGTTTCAGGTACAGTAGGTAGCGCAACCAATGCAGCCGCAGTTCTTAGTAACTCAGCCTCAACTGGTACTTATTATATTCCATTCATATCATCAATCGCAAATGGTAACTATACACACGCATCAAATGCTAATTTCAGCGCAAATCTATCCAATGGCTATATCACAGCAACTGGTTTTGTAGGCACACTTAGTGGCTCTGCTACATCTGCAACTACAGCAGGTACAGTGACAACTAATGCACAACCAAACATCACATCAGTTGGTACTCTCTCTAGCTTAAGTGTTAATGGAACTGTTACGGCTCCCAACTTCACTGCTAATACAGGAGTGTTCACGGGTAACGCTAATGGATTGACTGGAATTCCTGGAGCCAATGTCACAGGTGCAGTCGCATATGCTACCACTGCTAACTCAGTAGCAGGAGCTAATGTGTCTGGTGCAGTCGCATATGCTACCACTGCTAACGCAGTAGCAGGGGCGAATGTTTCAGGTACAGTTTCTTCGGCTACGTCTGCAACTAATGCGTCCGCAGTATTAAACAACGTACAAACAACTGGTACTTATTACCCAGCATTCATATCATCTACTGCTAACGGCAATTATGCGCACGCATCTAATAGTGCATTTAGTGCTAATTTTGCAAATGGTGCACTTTCTGCTACTACTTTCGTAGGTACATTAAGTGGTGCGGCCACTACAGCAGGCACAGTAACAACAAATGCACAACCAAATATTACATCGGTTGGCACTTTAACAGGGCTAAATGTTAACGGTACAATAACTGCGCCTAACATCACTGCAAACACTGGTGTATTTACCGGTAATGGTAGTGGTCTGTCAGCTATTGCTGGCGCTAATGTTACTGGTACGGTTTCGAGCGCATCGACTGCAACTACTGCAACTACTGCGGGTACAGTAACGACGAATGCACAACCAAATATCACTTCAGTTGGTACTTTAGCTAACTTAACAGTAGGAAACGCATCGGCCAATACTCAATTTGGAAATGGAACAATTAACGCCGCTGGTAATGTTCAAGCTGCAAACTTGATTGGTCCTCTCGCATCTGGTAATTCTAACGTTACTATCACTGCCAACAGCAACGTCAACATTTATGTTGCAGGTAATGCTACATCTCAATTAACAGTGACCTCAACTGGTGCAAACATCGCAGGTTATGCAACGGTTGCCGGTAATTTAACTTCAGCTAATGCAAACTTAGGAAACTTAGCAAAAGCTAATTACTTCCAAGGAGACGGCGGACTGTTAAGTAACATTACCGTTTCAGGGGGAACTTCTATTGTTAACGGTAATAGTAATATTGCTGTAGGTGCCAATAGCAACATTACGATGAGTGTTGCTGGTGTTTCCAATGTAATGGTAATTACCAGTACTGGAGCAAACATTACCGGAACATTAACAGTAGGAAACGTATCTGCAGGAAACATTACCGGTAATGTCACTACTGCTGCTCAAGGAAATATTACCTCATTAGGTACTCTTACAGGGTTAACTGTTGCTGGTCCCGTAAACTTAGGACCAGCAAGCAATCTAACATTATCCGGTGGATCAGCTAATCAGCTACTTGTCTCTAACGGCGCCGGCGGCGCAGCATGGCAAACTGTAACTAGCTTAACCCTTGCTCCGGGCTCTAATACACAAGTATTGTTTAACGATTCGGGTAGCTTTGCTGCAAACAGCGGTCTCACCTTTAACAAAACAACTGGAGCACTTACTGTTACTGGAAATGCTAATACCGGTAATATTGGTGCAAACAATGCAGTGTTCACGTCTGTTACAGGTACGTTAACTACTAACGCACAACCAAACATTACTTCAGTTGGTTCGTTGACCTCGCTGATTGTAACTGGTAACATCAATTCTGGTAATATATCTGGTGGTAATTTAGTAAGTGCCAATTATTTCAGCGGTAACGGTAATGCACTGTCTAGTATTCAAGGTGCAAATGTAACTGGTACAGTAGGTAGCGCGACCAATGCGGCCGCAGTTCTTAGCAATTCAGCATCAACTGGTACTTATTATATTCCATTCATATCATCAATCGCAAATGGTAACTATACACATGCATCAAATGCCAATTTCTATGCTAATTTGGCTAATGGATACATTACAGCAACCGGATTCGTAGGCACACTGAGTGGCGCCGCAACATCTGCAACTACCGCAGGCACAGTAACGACGAATGCACAACCAAACATCACATCAGTTGGTTCGTTGACCTCACTGATTGTAAACGGTAATATCAATTCTGGTAATATATCTGGTGGTAATTTAGTAAGCGCTAATTACTTTACTGGTTCTCATGCTAATGGTAACTCAAACATAAACATTCCATCAGCTGATGGTAACATAAACTTTAGTAGTGCAGGTAATGCGAATGTTGTTGTAGTAACCGGGACAGGTGTCAATGTTTCTGGCACATTAAACGCAACCGGCTACGCGAACGTTGGTAACTTAGGTACCGCACAAGTACTTGCAACTGCAAACGTAACTGCTCCGCAATTAATCTCAAACATAGCAACAGGTACTGCACCGTTCGCTGTATCAAGCACAACACAAGTTGCTAACTTGAACTCGCAATATGCAGGTACAGCTAACTCAGTAGCAGGTGCAAACGTAACCGGTGCAGTAGCGTATGCAACGACTGCTAACTCAGTAGCAGGTGCTAACGTAAGTGGTGAAGTTGGTCTTGCTACATACGCAACAACAGCAAACGCGGTAGCAGGTGCTAACGTATCAGGTACTGTTGCTAACGCAAATAATTCTGCATATTTAGGTGGTACTGCGGCAGCAAGTTATCTATTAACAAACGGTACTGGTAGTGGTTTAACTGCAATTACTGGTGCAAACGTAACCGGCGCAGTTTCACAAGCAACAACTGTGATGGGTAACACTCAGAACAATATTAATACACTTGGTGCATTAACTACATTAAGTACAGGTGCAAACACTACATCAGGTACTATCACTGGTAACTGGTCATTAAGTGCAGGTTCAAAATTAGCCGCAACTTATTCTGACTTGGCAGAAAAATATGTTAGTGATGCAGAATATGCTCCGGGTACAGTATTAGTATTTGGTGGTGAATATGAAGTGACATTAGCTAATACATTTGATAGTACACGTGTAGCAGGTGTAGTAACAACTGCCCCGGCTTACACTATGAATAGCGAATGTCAAGGTGAACATGTTGTTAACATTGCGCTACAAGGTCGTGTACCATGTTTAGTAATGGGTCCGGTAAGTAAGGGTGACTTAATGGTTGCAGGTACAAATGGTCGTGCAGTTGCTAATAATGAAGCACGTGCAGGTACTATTATCGGTAAGTCATTAGAAAACTTTACAGGTACTGAAGGTATTATTGAAGTTGCTGTTGGTAGATTCTAAAAAGGTCACATTGTATTTTATTAAACATTTATTAAAAATGATAAGTACAATGTGATTAATGTTTTTCAATTAGAATACGAAACAAGACTAAAGAGTTGGTACGAACTCAGGCAATCCCTCGAAAACAAAGATATTGCCACTAAGTGTTTAGAAATAGACAAATGGTGGCAGTACGCACCTTTGGTTAATTATTATCTTCATCCAGATGATATTGATAATTGGCCCGGTCCGTGGGAATTACTGAATGATAACAATTATTGCCAAATTGCCAGGGGTTTGGGTATGCAATTTGCGTTCTCGTTTCGGTGTATAATACAATAAATGAACATATTTTTACAGGATTACTATTTACGCCTCAAGGCGTGGCATGAACTTAGAGAAATCCTTAAGGACAAAGATTTGCAAACAATCTGCGTCGAGGTTGATAAGTTTTGGCAATGGGCACCTATTAGTGCCCATTATCTTCATCCAGATGACATAGAAGACTGGCCTAATCCATGGGAACTACTCAACGTGAATACTTACTGTCTATATGGTCGTGCATTGGGCATGATTTATACTCTTGTGTTATTGGGCGTACAAGACATTGACTTTGTTGAAGGAATAAGTGATAATGACAAAGATGTCATATTAGTTCTGGTTGATAACGCAAAATATGTTATGAATGGTGGTATAGATACAGTGTTAAATACTGATCTTGCGTCGTTCGACATAAAGAAACATATCAACATAGATCCATTGACACAGAAGATAGGCAAGCAATGACAATTAATGTAACAAAAAGATCAGGAATAATCGAACCCCTACAACTAGAAAAGTGGCAGTCGCAAATCGCTAAAATTTGTAGCGGCATCGCTGACATTAGCCAATCGATGATTGAAATCAAAGCTTCTCCTCATTTTTTTGATGGCATTACTACTAGAGAAATTGACGAGCTAACCCTGCGCGCAATAGTAGACCTAATTGATATTGAATCTAATCCGGACGTTGGTCATACCAATTACCAATTTGTGGCAGGTAAGCAAAGACTGTCTATGTTGCGCAAAGACGTATATGGACAATTTCAGCCGCCGCATCTTTATGAGATAGTAAAGAAGAACGTAGAAGTAGGGCTGTATACATCTGAACTGCTTGATTGGTATACGGAAGACGATTGGAATAAAATGAATGAAATGCTTGACCATGAAAAGGATGAGCAATATTCATATGCGGCGATTGAACAATTAGTAGAAAAGTATCTAGTTCGCAACAGAGCAACTAAAGAAATCTACGAAACTCCACAAGTTAGATACATGATCGCCGCCGCGACGGTTTTTCACAGCGAAGAACCTAATACAGCCAGAATGCGATATATTAAGGAATATTATAATGCTGCGAGTGATGGGCTTTTTACTCTTGCTACTCCTGTGCTTGCTGGCCTTGGCACTCCTACTAAACAATTTAGTAGCTGCGTTCTTATTCGTAGCGACGATGATCTAGATAGCATCTTTGCTTCCGGAGAGATGATGGCAAAGTATGCGAGCAAGCGTGCTGGTATTGGACTAGAGATAGGAAGATTGCGTTCATTAGGTTCGCCAATTCGCGGCGGAGAAATCATGCATACCGGTATGATTCCTTTTCTAAAGAAATGGTTCGGAGACCTCCGTTCGTGTTCTCAGGGAGGAATCAGAAACGCATCCGCCACTGTCTTTTATCCTATCTGGCATCACCAATTCGATGACCTAATTGTATTAAAGAATAATCAGGGAACCGAAGAAACCCGTGTTCGTCATATGGATTATGGCGTTGTTCTCAGTGCATTCTTCTGGCGCCGATTCAAGAATAAGGAAAACATCACCTTCTTTGATCCAAATGAAGTTCCAGATTTATATGAAGCGTTCTATAAGAACACAGCAAAGTTTGAAGAACTTTATGTAAAGTACGAGAAACGTAAAGACCTTCGTAAGAAGACAATGAGTGCTGAAGAAGTGTTTAAGGGAGGCATACTAAAGGAACGCACAGACACTGGCCGCATCTATTTGGTCTTTATCGACAATGTTATGAAGCAAGGCCCGTTCGATCCTGAGTACCATACTATATATCAATCTAACCTTTGCTGTGTAACCGGTGAAACACAAGTAACTTTCTTGCACGAAAACGGCAACACAGAACAAATGTCTGTTTCTAGTGCTGTGGAAAGATTTGAATTAGGTAATTTAACTACTTCAAAGATTAAAAGTTTTAAGAATGGTGAAGTTTCCTGGGAAAATATTTCTGCGGCAATTAAAACTAAAACAGTCACCGAACTGTATGAAATTGAAGATGAAAACGGTAATGTATTGAGATGCACAGGAGACCATCGTGTTTTTACTAAGAATAGAGGTTATGTAAGAGCCGATGAATTAGTTGAAACTGACGAGTTATGTGTTGAAATTTGATTCCCGAACATAAATACATATGGAGAAATTCATATGTATAAAGAACTTTATAAGACTATAATTGACAACGCAAGAAAAGAAAACAGAATGAGAAATCAAGGAACATATTATGAACGACACCATATCGTTCCTGATTTCTTGTACAAGAACAGAAAGAGAACAGGACCAAACGGGCATCTAGACGGTAATCCAGATAGCGCGGAGAATTTAATTCTATTGACTTTTTCCGAACACTTAATGGCTCATTACTACTTGTATGAGATTTATAAAGGAACTCGTTATGAATACTCTGCTGGTTCTGCCCTGCAATTCTTTTTTGTAAAAGCGACAGGCAACCACAAACGACAAATTAATTTGTCAGATGTTGATGAAAAGTTTCTTAAAGAAATGGAACACTTAAGACTACTAGGCAATGAATGTATTAGTAAGGCAAGAAAAGGAAAGATGCCTGTTGTCGATGCTGTGACTAGAGAAAAAATAGGATCAGTCTCCGTAGATCACCCTAAAGTTTTATCAGGGGAATGGGTTCATCATAGTAAAGGCGTTCCTGGAAAGTCTGCAAGAGATATGTCTGGTTCTAAAAATACTAACTTTAAGGAATTAACTCAGGATCGAAGAGAAAGAATGTGGAAATGTGTGTCTGAATCTTGTCAAGAGGGTTACTTGAAGTTACACTTATTGCAGGATAATATGAAAAAAGAATTTGTAGAGTTTAAGAAAATTTCATTGGCGTGGATAGGCAAAAAGTTTGGATCTTTAGAAAATCTAATAAACGAAACGAATAAGAACTTGAATCTAAACATCAAATATAATCCATATCATAGAAGCGCAGAGCAACGACGGGTTGCAGCAGAACACTCAAAAAAACATCGATGGTACAACAACGGCGTACAAAATGTAAGAGTCACAGACGAAGAAGAATTTTGTAAACATAATCCAAATTATGTATTAGGAAGAATAAAAATATGATTAAAATTAAAAAAATTAAAGTAGAACCAACCGATGTATATGACTTATCTGTGCCTGAAACAGAATGTTTCTTTGCTAATAACATATTAGTTCATAACTGCGAGATCCTACTACCTACAAAGTCATTCAAGAGACTAGATGATGAGGCCGGCCGAATTGCGCTGTGTACCTTAGGGAGTATTAATTGGGGTGCGTTCCGTAACCCAGAAGATATGCGCCGAGCATGTCGTATTCTACTAAGAAGTCTGAATAACATTTTGGATTATCAAGACTTCCTTTCTATTCAGTCTAAGTTATCGAATGACGAGATTCGTCCAATCGGTATCGGTGTAACTAATCTCGCATACTGGCACGCTAAGCGCGGATATAAGTACGGAGACTCAGATGCACTACAGGACGTAAAGAGTTGGGCAGAACACCAGACTTACTACCTCATGGAAGCAAATGTAGAATTGGCAAAAGAGCGTGGAAAGTGCATTGACTCTGACAAGACCCGCTATGGTCAAGGAATCTTTCCCTGGGAACTTAGAGCCAATGGTGTAAACGAGCTAGCAGACTTTAATCCTGAGCTTGATTGGGAATCACTACGATTTGAAATGAAAGAGTATGGTGTGCGAAACAGCACAGTTGGTGCCATTGCTCCGGTTGAATCTTCATCTGTTGCCATTAATTCAACTAATGGTATTGCACTACCAATGAGTTTGATTTCTGTTAAGGAATCAAAAGCGGGATCCTTCGTGCAAGTTGTCCCAGAATATCATAATATTAAGGTCAGAAAGAATTATCAGTTGATGTGGGATCAGGTTGATTGCGTCGAGTATCTTAAGACCTCTGCTGTTCTTGCTGCATACATGGATCAATCAATTTCAACTGATACGTTCTATAATCCAGCACATTTCCCTGATCGCAAGATACCAACTACGCTAATTGCTAAAAATTTGATGCTAGCACATAAGTTCGGTCTCAAGACGCTTTATTATAGCCTCGTGTGTAAACAAGGTTCTAAAGAAGAAGCCGACGATGCACCTCTTATGCCTATAGACTTTTTTGAAGATGAAGATTCCTGCGAGAGTTGTAAGTTATAGCATGTAAACTATAAGTTTTCTGTAAACTATGATAAATAAGTTTACAGGAGATTTACATGAACTATGAAAAAATATACAATACATTAGTAAGTAGAGGACAGAGTAGAATACTAGAAGGATATAGCGAGAAGCATCATATTGTTCCTAAATGTCTTGGTGGAACCGATGACGCATCTAACTTAGTATCATTGACTCCTGAAGAACATTATTTGTGTCATCTGTTATTAGTTAAACTGTATCCTAACAATATACGACTGGTAAAGGCCGCTATGTTTATGCTATCATCAAATAGTGAACAACAGAGAAACAACAAGTCATATGGCTGGTTAAAGAGACAATATTCCGAATATATGCGCGGTCCTAATAACCCGGCAAAACTAAACGGACCATGGAACAAGGGTATGACAGGCTATAAAAATAAAGTCAACTTTTCGGACGACACATTAAAATCAATGTCTACCCGAATGACGGGTGAAAAAAATCCATGTTCTGGTGTTAAGCCCTGGAATCATCCAAGAGCAACAGATTATTCTAAATCTGTTTGGAAACAAGCAGAAACGATTTACAATGTTTGGGTAGAAAACAATAAACCCTCGTACTGTAAGTTATATACATTAGTGAACGATAAGAGTTATATTAATGAAAGCAAAGTTATAGGACCGTATATGAATATGGTAAAATATTTTAGAAGTGGTTGGATTCCAACACAAGATACCGAGTTGTAAAGGAAAGCAGATTAAATACACCTACAGCGAAAGCATTGCTCCGTACGTAAAGAAGACTACTAAAGGTATTAATAAAACAGAAGAGCATAAAAAGAATCAAAGCAAAGCAATGAGCGGCCGTAGTGGGACAAAAGAGTGGTGCGAACAACATAGCGAAGCAATGAAGAAGTATCACGCAAAGATGAAAGACAAACTTTAGGAACGGTTGGGTTCCTATAGAAGATTTAGAATGGAAAGAACTAAAGGAAAAAAAATGAAATTTAAAAATATCGTAGCAACAGCATTAGTATTATTCGCCGTCGGCGCCGGCGCAGTTTTAGCTGAGCCACTGCATGTCTGTAAAAATATTGACTATGCTCTATGTGCCGCAAGTCCAACTACGCCAACAGGTAAAACCATGAAGGTCAATGGCAAAACATTCAAAGAAGGCATGGCAGCATGTCCAATACTTCACGGTGATGCTGCGGCCAACCTAAACCTGATGAATGGGTCATGTGATGCTCCTGGTCCAGGTAAAATTTGGAGTTTGTTTGGCATTCCAGCCCAGACCAGTTATCCACAACAACCCACTTGGGCGGTGGCACCTGCACAATTTAGAAGCTTCATTATTGGCACAACGCCTACAACCGGTATGAGCAATATGTGGAGTTTTCCATGCGAGATCCAAGCACAAAAAGTCAATGGAGTAAAGTTGGCTTCGTGTTATGGACCTATCATGGAAAGTCCTTGGACTAACGATCATGTTAAACCTGGCCAGATTGGATTTACCCAGGCCGCAGAAGGTGTGACATATCCGGTTGGTGGTAATGCTCCGGCTAACATTGGATCTAAAAAATAATATGAGTAAAGCGCAATACAATCTCAATACCAAGACAGACTACCTGCATCGCAAGATGTTCCTGGATCCAGCAGGTCCCGTAACCATCCAACGATTTGAGGAAGTAAAATATAATAAGCTAGCAAAAATAGAGCAAACTGCCCGCGGCTTCTTTTGGATTTCAGAAGAAATCAGTTTGACTAAAGATGCCAATGACATGAAAGATGCTAGCGAGACAGTAGCACATATGTTTACTAGTAACCTATTGAGACAGACAGCCTTAGATAGTATACAAGGCCGAGCACCTGCGCAGGTGTTTACGCCAGCATGTTCTATTCCGGAACTAGAAGCAATCATGTCCAATTGGTCCTTTTTTGAAACAAATATTCATTCTCGGGCGTATTCACACATTATTCGTAACATCTATAACGTCCCTAAGGAAGTTTTCAACACCGTTCACGATACTAGAGAAATCATCGATATGGCTGCAAGTGTAGGTGAATACTATGATCGTTTACATCTATTAAATTGTAAGAAAGAATGCGGTATTGATGTTTCTGAGGAAGAACACATTAATGCTATTTGGCTAGCGCTACATGCATCTTATGCACTTGAGGCTTTTCGATTTATGGTTTCATTTGCTACGTCACTTGCGATGGTAGAAAACAAAATCTTTATGGGTAATGGCAACATCATCAGTCTTATTTTACAAGATGAGTTACTGCACAAAGAGTGGACTGCCTGGATGATTAACCAAGTGATCAAAGAAGATCCTCGATTTTTGCGAGCAAAAAATGAATGCGAAGCAGAAGTCCGTAAGATTTATGAAGATGTTATACGTGAAGAAAAGGAATGGGCCGGATATCTGTTCAAGAAGGGCCCGGTTATAGGTCTTAACGAACGAATCATGATAGATTTTGTGGATTACAATGCTGTAGATGCATTGAAGCAGATTGGTATTAAGTATTGGAATCCGGCTCCAAAGTCCACTCCTATTCCATGGTTCAACAAACACATGGATACTAGTAAGAAACAAACGGCGCTGCAAGAGTCAGAAAGTACTAATTACGTAGTCGGAATCATGTCACATGACCTAAATTACGATGAACTACCCAATATTTAAGGAGAAGAAATGAAGGCATTAATTTGGTCAAAGGAAAATTGCACCTACTGTGTGCAAGCAAAGGCTCTATTGGATTCTAAGGGAATCGAATATGAAGAACGTAAGATCGGGTCAGGATACGCAATAGAAGATTTGCTTGAGGCAATTCCAAACGCTCGCACTGTTCCGCAAATCTTTTTAGACGGAGCGTATGTCGGCGGCTTCCGCGAGCTACAAGCTAAGTTTTTAGCGGAGTCAGTGTAATATGAAGTTTGAAGAAAACGAAGTGTACTCGTTCAAGATGCACAGCGGCGAAGAAATGATCGCAACGTATTTGGGTATGGACGGTGATGAATTGATCATTCACAATCCGGTATCAGTCGCACCTGGTCCGCAAGGTATGGGACTCATTCAATCCATGTTTACTTCAGATACGAAGTCTGATCCTAGACTAAATAATAGCAGCTACTCACTAGTATGCAAGACTGATGCCACTATTACTGAAAAGTATGTGGAAGCAACGACTGGTCTAGTAGTACCTAAAAAGAAGTTTATCACGGGCTAATGGCAAAGCTATCCAGAAAAAACGATACGACGGAAGCTAATGGTAAGATAGTTCGCGGGGCCAGTACCGTGTTTGCGAACGGAATTGCTGTTGGTTTGCATGTCAGCGACATCACTCCTCACCCTGGCGGAGGTAAGCATAATGCCTCTAAGACTACTGAAGGTAGTCCTAGCGTATTTGCTGATGGTGTCGCGGTCCTTCGTGTAGGTTCTGGGACTACATGTGGTCACAAAGTCAATCAGGGTAGTCCTGACGTGTTTGTGCCTTAGGATAAAAAATGGCTGATTCAGGAAAACAAAGTCCCTTAGGTGTTAATGTACTGGGATCGCTGCTAGCTAACGCCGGCTTCGTCATCAATCCAGTAGCACAATCTTATATGGGAATCAGTAGGACTAATGCCGGATACGCATTTGGTAGTATACTGAATAATACAGTACTGCATCTACTCACGTGGGCAATAAATGACGGATATGTTCGCGGTTGGTTTCCGGGAACAACGTTAACTACGACAACATATAACAATCTTATATCTATTGGTGCTGACACTATTCCTGCTCTAGGCAACTCGATGCCACCTACATATACTGTAACGGATCCTGCTGGTGTGTGGACTAATGCTGCACAAGCATACGGTTTACAGACCACAGGAAGTGCAGTTCTTCCTGGCCCTGCTACATCTGGTTATGGTAACTATAGTAATTCAATAGGAGATCCGCTTGAGGGGTATGGTGTTGTAGATCAACAACAAAATGCAACATGGTACCCTTATAATACAACTAATCCTAACAATTCGATCACGCAATGGGGATATATTAGACTTCATGCATTGCAGGCATGGAATGAATTTAACTGTAATGGTACTACTGTAAACACAACTACTCCGGAATATAAAGAATTTTGTGCATCATTTTCTAGTGCAGTTTCAGCAGCCGGTACTTCAAATCAAACGATCAGTACGGTTGTAAACTCAAATACCTTCTTAGACGGAACATACAGCAACATGGATGACCTCATGAGTGCTGATATATCTGGTGTAAATCTTTCCACTAAGGATTTTGGTACTGATCTAGAAAATTTAGGAAAGGCTATAGACCTAAAACAGATCGAGACGTTTGGTTTACCATCCAACCTACTCAGAACAATAGGTAAAAATTCAGCAGTCACGCAAGATTTGTCTTTGGCTCTTTTGGCTGCAGGATTAACCACTAAGGAAATATCTGACATTACGGGTGGAGTAACACCAAATGTATCTAAGGCACTAGAACAGAAAATCTATGGTGCATTTTTAATCATAACAGGTGAAAATTTAGCCCATGTTTTGGCACCTCTACAATGCGTGACACAAGGACTAAACTCCTTAGCGGATCTACTAAATCTAAAGATGTTGTTCCCTATCAGCTATTCAGCATTAACTGTTCCAATCTATAATGCTATCGCAGGAACAACCAACAGCAAAACTTACTACCTCATTTATCAAAATGGCGGCGTCAATGATGCACTAGACACTCCTGCTCTACAAGAATATGTAGGAACAATCATTCCTAGTGGTAAGCCTCCTATTTTTGATAAAGCATCTAATCCTGAAAATTATACGGAGCTTCCTAAAGGATTCGCCTCATACCTGCAGGACATTATTCCATACGATCAGGCATTAGCCGCAGGCGCATTCTCATATACGATGAGACAAATTAGAAACATTCAAAATGTTGACATACAAAAATTCGCTAAAGTAGTTAAGGGTATTGAAAATACATCTAATCTAAATTTAGTCAATGGCACCAGTAAACCTACGGATCAGACGCAGATAGATTTTGCGACTAGTGTTCAGGCGCTAGGCAGCGGCCCTAGTGGATCGCTCACGCTTTCAGACTTTTTTGGATGCATGTCGGGCCTCCCTTACCCATGGCAACTCATAGAACAGCGAATTCAAGAAGCACAAACTGATAACTTGGCTGCAATATATCGCGGATTATTTTTAGCTGTTACATGGGATCCGGCTATAGTAACAGTTCAATATACTACATATACTGTTGGTCCTCCGGGCCCACTCACTACATACTATCATGTTACCGGAGTAACGCTCACTCATCCAGGTGGTGGATATATTCGCGGTGATGCACCTGTGCCTACAATAACACTGTCTAACGGCGGAACCGCAGTAGCCACTGTCGAAACCGGTGAGTTTGCACAGTCAGTAGATCACGTTAATACAGGGTACGGGAGAGTAACATCAGTAACACTAACATCATCCGGTCCGGACTCCACGTCTATTCCTACCGTAACAATCGAATGCCCACCTACTAGTACATCGGGTGGAACTAATACACCAGCCGGAACAACTGGTTGGCCGAATCCAATGAATGCGGTAGTTCAGGGATATATCGATCAGGCTAATGCGGAAATAGCTTCTATCTTAGTAAACAAACCAGATGCTGCACAACACCTGAATGCGTACTGGAACATTTTAGGAACCCAACTAGCAAGAGAACAGCGAACTCGATACACTTATGCACCTCCTGTATCGGTCCCTAAAGACTTTTTCTTAAACGCATATCCTAGCACACAATCGTCCTTTGTAGATTCGCTACCTCAGATGGCACTAGACACTCGCCCTCATATGGCAGCACAGACATTAGAAGCAATTTCGGACTTGTCTACGGTCGGTGGTCAAAGCCTAGTAGCGCTACTGCGCCAAGAAAGAAATCAAGCCCGCTTGCAGCAAGTTGGTATTGATTTGGATAATAGTATTGCAGATGTTCTTCCAAATCAAATTGCGCTCACTACAAACGGAACAACATCGAATGCAGTTAATGGTATTCCAAGTTGCGGTACTGAATATACGTTCCCTGCATGGCCTTCTAATATAGACGACACTGGTAATACCATAACGCCTAAACCTGCAGGGATTTATACGTCTTCAGAAGGGTTTCAACAGATTTCAGGATCAGCACCCGGCGATATTACTCAGATTCTAAATTGTAATCCAAATCCGGTTGCCGGCACTGTCGTTCCTGCTGGCCCAGTCGTTACTCCGCCGAGCAGCGAAATAGTCATCATCGCTCCGGCGCCCGCATATGACCCTAATAATTTGCCACCGAATTTAGATCCAAATTACACTAGTACTACGTTGCTTCCGGCCACTCCTTCTATACCCGATGCAATTGCGCAGGTTACTGCTTGTAACTGTGATTGTTGGGTCAAATAAAATAGTTTGACATCATAGTTCATGTTTGTTATTTACGTATAACAACGGAGTACAATCATGTGGACACTCGCTAAGGTCAAGAACGGGTTTCATGACCTCCCCAACGAACGCTTTCATACGTTCGTCATTAAAAATGACGGAGAAATCGTAGGCGAACTTAAGTTCGACCGTGCCCGATGGAAGTCTGCCGGCGGTCCCGCATGGAAGGGTACTCTGTTCAAGACTTCTCTGCACAACAGAACTATGTCTTCTGGATGCACCGGTGTCACGTATTACAGCAAGAAGAAGGAAGACGTGCTTACCTGGTTTAAGACCGGTGAGGTTCGATAATGGTTGTTAAACCTCGATCACGTACTAAATCTCGATCTGCTCGAATTAAAGATTCTGAAAAGAAACTTAAAAAGATACACGAAGAGGTAACTGTTATTTGGCGCAATGCACCTAACCAAGCTGAAAAAATGGTGCTGCTTGATATACTTTCCGGATTGGATCATGCTATGTCAGCTATAAAATCCCACAAGGAAATTTCCAACTAAAATATCGTTTGGTAATTTTACGGTTGACATAATCTTTTCGTGAGTTTATTGTAAGAAATAATCAATTGAGGAGATATCGACGTGCTTACTCTATCTGACATCGACAACATGTTTCCTGAAACTCGGGAAGGTTCCGTGTATTCGGATCTGTTTAAGGACGTTAACGGATTCCGCCCGCGCGCCGAACTTGCTCAATTTGCAAATCTCAATGATTTCCGAAACAGCTGGGACGCTCTAGTAATTGATTTGGAAAACCAAATGGAGCAGGATCGCAAGGCTAAGCTAGCAGCGGTAGCCCGACTCAACAAGGATATCGAACTTCTTCGTACCTATTTCCCTCATGCTACTCAGTTGGATATGATGCGTTACCTCGCTGACGCCAACGGTTGCTACAGTGACAACCAGGGTTTCAGTTACTATGATTGGGAATTTTTGGACTACAAAATGGGCGTTAAGTATGGTACGTGTGAGGAATTGGCTAATGCTGAACGTTGATCGATTTGCATTTGGAGTCGGAATCCTTGGTATAATTTATTTTGGACTCCATCTGATGGTATCCTTAGTATTTCACCGCACACTAATGTAACGGAGATTTAACATGTGTGACGAATGTGACTGTGAGCACAAGACTATGGATTTTGATGGTTCTACTACCGAAAGTAAGAATCCAACAATTCTTTTTTGGAATAGACTAGGTATGGCTGCTATTATCTTCTCGCTCTGTATGGGCATTGGGTGCTGCACAGCAATTGCCAACCTTCATCAATAGTTATTATTTAAATAGTTAACATAAATATACTCACATATAAGGAGTATGTTTATGAAAAAGTTTTTTGCAGTAGTATCAATACTGCTAATATCTCTATGTCTTTATGATACAAGCTACGCATTTACACCTCGCGCACCTTTGCCTATTGCGAGTTGTTCAGTACATGCACCTTTTGGACCGCCGCAAAGCACTAAACCAGTTCAATCTATATGCCGTCAGGCATATCTGGTTGGGTATGACGCTAGTTCAAAAATACCAGAATACGTAGAGTGGACACTTACTCCGCAAGCTGCGTTAGGTTGTGTTGTGCGATCAAATGCATTTACCGCTGACCCATCTATAGCAGGCGGAGCAACGCCTAACGACTATGCAGGCTCCGGTTACGATAAGGGCCACATGGCGCCCGACGGCGACCAAAGTTGGAATCAACAAGTTGAGTATGAGTCATTTCTAATGACTAATATGACACCTCAGGCTCCTTCTCTCAATCGCGGGATTTGGAAATTGTTAGAAACTTCCTTTCGTGGTTGGGCGTTCCAACAGAACCGTCCATTCACCGCAATTTCCGGAGCAATCTATGCAGCTGGAGATAAAAAGATTGGGTCCGGCGTCGTTGTGCCTCATGCGTTCTACAAGATTGTCATTGATGATCAAACTGGAATGGTAGCAGGTTGGTATTTCCCTCATACGGCTCCGTATCCTAATTTAGGAAACGATCTAACTAAGTATCGTACATCTATTGCCGCTATTGAAAAGGAATCAGGTGTAATTGTAGCATTACCTAAGAATGCTCAGGAACTTCCGGTAGGAAAAGAATGGCCGGTTGATTTTGGTAAACTGACTGCTTCTAAGAAGGCAGCATGTGGACCAAGTGCGAGTGTAGACTAACAAAAATACAGGTGTTATTTCAATAGCACCTGTATTTTGCGCAATAAATAGCTTGAGAGGTGGCTGACATGAATCTAAACAATATGGGCGCCGGACGAAAGCTGTTAAATCAAATATTAATGCAAGGTAAGTTACGGACGATGGGTTGGTCTCCGCAGCAGCAGCAAGAAACACTTGCTAAACAAAAAAATCCACATAACCCTAAATCAAGGCCAACCAATCGTGAGTGATTCCGAAAGCAGACTTAAGAAATCTAAACGTAGAGCAGCGGCGAACACCGCAGCCAAGAAACAATACAGTATCGCAAAATCACATGGAATGAATCCTGATCCTAACAAAATGCATCGGTACGCAAAAATGCATTCTTTGAATTGCGGAGATCCAAATTGTATGATGTGTGGAAATCCTCGTAAGTTTTTCAATGAAATAACTATGCAGGAGAAAAAATTTATTGATGGTGTCGATTTTGGGTACAAAGACGATTGACTTTACGTCTAGTCGCTGATAAATTGTAGTTATCGATACAGAGAAGGCTCTGTACGAAACTAAGAGGCTACCTGTGAATAAGAAATCAGTATATGGTTTTCTAATCGAGTTCATCAAGGGTTTTGCAGTAGTTATGGTTCCTCTTATGTTATGGTTCCTCTTATTTGGTTCCGTGCTATCATGCCCTGGATGATTAACATTCACAACGACTTCGCGATCTTCGGCGCACTGCTGGGAACCATGCTCGTTGTGATTCTTACCGCAACACTAATCATTGAATTTGTGTTCAATATTATCAAACAACCTCAATCAAAGGACTAATCAAACTATGAATAACATTAAGACGGTTCTTATCGTCGGTGCTGCCGCTGCGGCTCTTGCTGCATGTGGTCAAGTGCAACCCGGATATGTTGGCCTTAAGGTTAATCAATATGGTTCAGGTTCTGGTGTTGACCCTAATGTTCTAGGTGTCGGTACGTATTTTACCCCAATGGGAACTCAAATTATCGAGTTTCCGGTTTATACTCAGCAATATATCTACACCGCTTCTAAGAATGAAGGCAAGGCTGTCAACGAAGAATTTACGTTCAATGACAAGCAAGGTCTGAATATGGGTGCCGACATTGCTGTAAGCTATTCGGTTGACTCTAGCAAGGCTCCGGTTCTTTATCAGAAGTTCCGCTCTACTGCCGAAGGTCTTGTCGAAAATCAAATTCGTAACGAAATTCGTAACGATCTGAACGACATTGCTTCTGCCTATGCGGTCGATGAAATCTTCGGTCCTAAGAAGAAGGAACTGTTGGATAAGGTGCAGGTTGAAGTCGCTGCTCACTTCAAGCCTTACGGTCTGAACATCGAGCGTCTGACTTGGGCGAATACTATTCGTATGCCCCAATCGATTCACGATCAAATCAACCAACGTATCGCTAACGAACAGCAAGCTAAGGCTGCTGAGGCTAACGTGATCACGGTTGAAGCCAATGCTCGCTCTGCGGTTGCTAAGGCTAAGGGTGAAGCTGATGCTAACGCACTGCTTGCTCAATCGATTAAGGCTAGCCCAGAACTCGTCAAGCTTCGTGCGATTGAAGCCTGGAAGGAAACTGGTGGTAAGATGCCGACTTATGTTGGCGCTGGGGCTGAAATCCCGATCATCGGCAATCTGATGAAGGGTAACTAGTATGGCCCGCATGCTATCGATGATTATCGGGCTTGCTTCTATCGTGGCGCTAGCGGGGTGTAATAAACCCGCTAGCGGTTCGTTTGTTCAGCAAGGCTCTGATACATCAAGCGATCCTTCAATCCCTGCTGATTACAAGCTAGCTAATCCATGCCCACCAGGAGTTCCTTCGGTTTACTTGCGCCCGGACGGGTCTTACGTGGTCAAGAACTCAGAAGATCATGATAACTTTATTGTGATCGCTCAGACACCAGAAGATTTCTGTAAGTCTTTCCAAAAGAACTAGTTATACATAATATGTGCTAAATACTTGACAATAAGAGGATTATTGCCATTTAGGACATAAAAAAATGAAGCACGCGAAGGCTATTTTACTAGCAGTTACCGCTATAGTTTCCACACTCACACTCACAGCTTGCTTTACATCTAGACAACAAACTGCAAACGCAGAAAATATTCCAAACAATCCTGACTACAATTGGGACGTTCGTCCGATTTTGTCACAAAATTGCTTTGCTTGTCACGGGCAAGGAACACAGAAGGCTGGTCTACGGTTAGACATACAAAAAGCCGCTTACGATTCCATACCAGAAGACAAAACCAAACACGCTTTTGTTCCGGGTAATCCTAGTAAAAGCGAGGCATTTAAACGCATTACTTCGACTGATGCAGACTACAGAATGCCACCTAAAGATTCTCATAAAACCCTGTCTGCACATGAAATCGCAATTATAAAGCGATGGATTGAACAAGGTGCTCACTATAAACAACACTGGGCATACATAACACCGACAGTAGTAAAGCCAGAAAGAACTAAATGGGACAAGCAAGCTGTCAACGCCATTGATCGATATATCTATGCCAAATTAGCTACAGAAGGGTTATCTCCTTCTGCGGAAGCGGACAAAGAAACGCTTATAAATCGTGTTTATCTAGACCTAACTGGACTTCCTCCCTCGCTTCAAGAAGTAGATGCATTTATCAATGACACCTCTCCTAATGCTTACGAGAAGATAGTAGATCATCTTTTATCATCTACCGAGTATGCAGAACGCCAAACAAATATTTGGATGGATGTTGCTCGGTATGCAGACAGCCGCGGAGGACTAAATGACGGGGAACGAGGAATCAGTTTCCCGTATCGTGATTGGGTCATCAATGCGTTTAAACGCAACATGCCTTATGATGAGTTTGTGACCTGGCAGCTTGCCGGCGATAAACTTAATAATGGTCATCCGACTCGTGAGCAATTACTTGCAAGTGCCTTCCTTAAAGAAGGTCGTCAAGATTCAGAGGGCGGATCAATTGATGAAGAATTTAGAACTAATTATGTCCAAGAAAGAACAGAATTAATAGGTAAAGACTTTTTGGGTCTAACCGTTGGGTGCGCCAAATGCCACAATCACAAATATGATGTGATTGCCCAATCAGATTACTATTCATTAGCTGGATTCTTTAATCAGATGGACGAGCGAGGACAAGGATCCGGTTCTCGTGGTACACCCGGCGGCGCCACAATCGAATGGCCGACTCCGCTGCAATCAAAAAGACTTGAGGCCGCCCATGCAATTACAGTAGCTAAAGAACAAGCTTATCAAGTTGCTTTACAATCTGCGCAGATCAATAAAATAGCATTAGACACAAACCGAACAACATTTATACAATCATCTATTCAAGCAGACACACAAGCCTATTATCCATTAGATGCAGGGTACAAAGATTCATTTGATGAACTGTACCTAGATCCGCAACCAACGGCACCTGGTGAACCTCTACCTAATCAAAAAAATAACTTTCCCGGATTAACTGCGGCTCAAGTTACTGCCATATTACAAAATAAAATTCTTGCAGATGTAAAGGTCGGTAAACCAACTCCTAGTATGACACCTAAAGATGATTCTATGTCTCCTAAAACCATCAAGTCTTCAGATATAAAGGACCCTAAAAAAGCACCCCTTCGCCGCTCACGATTCGGCGGTATGGACGGAGACATTGCTGCAATGAAGGCGGACCCTAATCTTCCGAGAATAGCTTCTCATGAAATCGATTGGGCTATGGAACAGCTTGTAGCATCCGGATTTACTGATGATCGTTTAGGAGACCCACAACGTATCATGAAACGTCAACTTCCACAATGGATTCATGAAGATTCACTGTTGTGGACAGATGCAGGGATTCAGGGTGAAAAGCGTGGATTTGTAAGTAATGTAAAGTTTGTTTCCGGTCACAAGGGACAGGGAATTCAACTAAAAGATTCAGTTTTTGCTGCGGACAAAAGTGTAGGTATGTTTGAAAGAACTCAACCATACACATTAGATTTTTGGTTGAAGCTTCCAAAGAAACCATATTACGACAATACTCGTCCATTAGGACCGTCTGCATCTATAATTTATAACAACGGCGGCATTGAAGGGCTTGGTTATGAATTAACCATGTCTAATAATAAAATGGCATATTCTATTACTCACCAAGCTCCAACCGACATGCTTAGAATTTCTACGATTCAAGATGTTCCCACAGGTCGTTGGGTTCATATAACTTCTACTTATGACGGTAACTCCAAAGCGGCTGGTATGCATCTATATTTTGATGGTGTAGAACAAAAAGCTCAAATTGATCATGACCACTTAACACGTAGCGCATTTCCGCGCGGCGGAAACAGTCAGTTTGTGAGTTATTTTGGGTTGTCTGCTGGAGTTAACTTTAATAGACCGGAATTAGTAGACGGCGCCATTGATGAGCTACGTGTGATTACACGGGCATTGACTCCTACGGAAATTACTTATCTGCAGGATCCTGCACTACTTAAACAAGTTCCGGCACAGCAAGCAATATCTGATATGAAGTTAATTATGGCTGAACTGGATCCTGCGGTTCAACGAGCCTGGCAAGAGATGACAGATGCACGACTTGCTGAACAACGCATAGAAACTCCGATCTATCGTGTCATGGTTGCAGGAGATCAGGCTATTCCTCGTAAAAACTTCGTGTTAGATCGTGGGGTCTATAACAGCTATCTACAAGAAGTAAAACCTCAGGCACCGAACCGAGTATTTGCATGGAACGAAACTTTACCTAGAGACCGTTTGGGACTAACTGAATGGATGTTTGATCCGAAAAATCCGCTCGTTGCTAGGGTTTATGTAAACCGCATATGGCAAAATCATTTCGGTACTGGTATAGTTCAAACGGTAGATGATTTTGGTACACAAGGAACTAATCCAACTCATTCGGAACTACTTGATTACCTAGCCGTAGAGTTTATTAGGTCTGGTTGGGATATAAAGCACATACAAAAACTAATAGTTATGTCTGCAACTTATCGTCAAAATTCTAATATTACGCATGACGCATTAGAAAAAGATCCACGAAATTTTCTTCTAGAACGAGGACCACGTTTTAGAATGCCAGCAGAAGTTATTCGTGATAATGCATTAGCTGCCTCTGGTCTGTTACTTAAGAAAGTGGGCGGAGATGCAGTATTCCCATATGCTCCAGATGCAATTTGGGATGGTGTAGCGCAAGGTGCGGTTATTTATCCTACAAATGAACCGGATGATCAAATGCACAGACGATCTATGTATACCTATATAAAGCGGAACTCACCAGTAGCCAACTTAGTACCGTTTGACATGCCAGATCGCTACAATGCACAAGTTCTACGTCCAGTGTCAACTACACCTCTGCAATCATTGGTTATGTTGAATGACGTTCAATTTATGGAAGCTTATCGTAAGCTATCTGAAAGAGCAATCAAGTCTTCTGCAAATCAAGATCAACAACTGATAACGATGTTCCGTTTGGCTGTTCGGCGCCATCCAAATGATAATGAACTATCAGTATTGAGGAAATATCGTGTTGCTGAAATTAGCAGAATGCAGAATTCCCCTGATGAAGTAAAAAAGATACTTTCTATGGGGGTTTCTCCTACCGATACTTCGATTGATCCGGCCCAACTCGCAGCAATGACTATGGTCACTGCAAGCGTCATGAATACCCCAGACGCATATACTTTGCACTAAGAGGAATAAACATGAATAATGATCCAAATGAATTAATAAATTTTGCCCGCCGGTCACTTTTAGGCACGAGTATGGGATTGGGTGTGATAGCCGGCGCCGAATTATTAGGTGCTACCAAATCACAAGCAGCCAGTGCTGCACCTTCCAGCGAGACTGGCCCAGATTTAGGTAAGTTAACTACAGGTCAATTTCCAGCAAGAGCAAAGCGTGTAATTGACATTCACATGAAAGGAGCAGTATCCCAAATTGATACTTTTGATTATAAGCCAGAAGTTATCAAGCGCCATGGGCAAGAAATTCCACCTTCTGTAAAGGGTCATGGCAAAATATCATCAATGTCTAATGGACAAACTTCTTTCCCTCTTATGGGTCCTATTGCTCCATATAAACAATATGGTCAATGTGGTCGTTGGGTTTCAGACCTAATGCCACATATAGGGTCTATATCAGATGATCTAACCTTCATTCATTCTATATGGACTCCCCAAGTTAATCACGATCCAGCAGACATTCTCATGCATACTGGGTTTCAATTAGCGGGCCGCCCTGCCGCTGGAGCATGGGTTAATTATGCATTAGGGACTGATAACTCTAATCTCCCTTCATATGTAGTCATGAAATCTCAGTTCCAATCAGCAGGGGTTGGCGCTACTCAGGCTACTTGGTCAGCAGGATTTTTGCCCTCTAATCACCAAGGTGTTGAATTTCGTTCTGGTAATTCTCCTGTTCTTTATGTAAGCAATCCAGATGGCATTAGTCGTGAAGAACGAAGAAGTCAAATTGATCTTATCGGTGAATTATCGCGCTATCAGTATCAGACGACCGATGACCCAGAAGTCTTAGCCAAAATTGCTCAATATGAAATGGCATATCGTATGCAAGATTCTGTACCTGAGGTAACTGATCTATCTGATGAACCACAATATATACTCGATATGTATGGTCCTCAGGTTCATCAACCAGGTAGCTTTGCTCGCAATTGCCTATTAACACGTCGTCTTATTGAACGCGGTGTTAAGTATGTCAACCTAATTCAAGTTGGATGGGATCACCATAATGGTATTGCCCGCCGACATCCTAGTGACTGTTGGGCAGTAGATCAGCCATCTGCTGCTTTGGTGACGGATTTAAAGCAGCGAGGACTTCTAGATGATACTCTTGTAACTTGGAAGGGTGAATTCGGTAGAACTGTATACGCGCAAGGAGGAATAAATCCAAACTGCGGGCGTGACCATCACGGAGGAAACTTTACGATGTGGATGGCCGGAGGCGGAACAAAACCTGGCATCGAATACGGCAAATCAGATGATTTCTCTTATAATGTTGTGGAAAATCCAGTAGAAGTTCACGATTTAAATGCTACTGTGTTATATCTTTTAGGAATTGATCACAAACAACTTACATACCATTATCAAGGTAGAGATTTCCGTTTAACTGATACTGCAGGTAAAGTAGTTCAAGGAATAATTGCTTAAGGCTTGACATTCAGCGTATATTATCGTATTATTCGTTACATAAGAGTTATGCGCGCCTGAGGCTGAATGGTTTCACAAGAGTCTCTAAAGCTCAAGATTGCAGGTTCAAATCCTGTCGGGCCCGCCACTCTTAAAATATATCTTGACTCCGTATACACCTTATAATAATGTGACTTATGGACATGATCACACAAGAACTGAAATCGCTGCACGAGGAATTCACTTCCCGTGTTTTTCAACTGCGTCTGGTTGACGGTGTTCGACGTGATTGGGCAGTTTCTTGGGCTCTGCTGCAAGATCAAAGTCCCGACTATGCCGAATGCTATGTTCCTCCGATCTTTCCGATTAAAGGACAAGACCTGCTGGAAACTGGTATGAAGCCTGGCAAGGAAGTTGGTCAACGGCTGCAAGTCATGCGTGATGCTTGGGTTAAATCTCGTTTTACTATGACTAAGGAAGACCTGCTGTCCCATAATAATTGACATATACTGCATTAAGTTGTAGTATATGTCATTATTATAAAGGAGACATTATGAGTGCTGACCTTCCTACGCTAGTCCCTAGCGTAGTCTTTAAGACTCGGGTTCGTGACGATAGTATCGAAGGACCCAATCCATATCGCTGGCAAGAAGTAACTTCATTTGACTATTTCGCAGGAAAGCGAGTTGTGCTATTTGCGCTGCCTGGAGCATTTACCCCTACTTGCTCTACTTACCAACTTCCGGGTTTTGAAAATAACTATCAACAATTTAAGGATTTGGGTATTGACGAAATCTACTGCTTGTCAGTGAACGATTCGTTCGTCATGAACAAGTGGGCTCAAGACCAAAATCTAAAGAACGTTAAGGTTATTCCGGATGGTTCTGGTGAATTCACTAGCAAGATGAACATGCTTGTTGCTAAGGATAATTTGGGTTTCGGTGTTCGTTCTTGGCGATATGCGGTAATCGTTGACAATGGACGCATTGAAAAGTGGTTTATTGAACCTGGCATCGAACACAATTGCGATACGGATCCCTACGGTGAATCTTCACCTGAAAACATCCTCGTATATCTGAAAAACTAACAACCGCGGACAAGCTTCGCATAAAAAAAGAAGAGGAAACCCGCATCATCTTTCTCTACGGTAGTGCAATACATAAGGCACTAGAGCGCAATGAATTCCAACATACTCCTTTTAAAACTACGACAGGAGGATGCGGTAATCCATGGGTAGTGTGTGATATGCTCGATAAGCAGGAAGTTGTATTTGCCCTATTGAAATACGATTTTCGAATCATGACGCCCAACGAACCTCTCTACAAAGAATACGATAAACGAGCCAAAACACTAGATTACGATGAAGCAGATTGGATTGATGAAGATGAAGACCTGTAAAATTTTCGTACCAACCTAGGTTTTCCATCAAATTAATAAGGCAATACGAGAATCGGGAATCAAACACCTGCCGTATCAAAAAAAGTTTGATGGGTACAACATTGAATTTATGACTAATGATCATCCTCTAATTTGTTATCTTATTCTTAAATACGACGTGAAATATGAAATATGAAATATGAAATGTCATAAATATACACAGTATGAAAGATTCAGTATGTCTGTAGTAATTTTGACCAAAAGAGAAAAGGATTATGAGAATGCTCGTCTCCTAGAAAGTTTTGCCAACCAAGGTATAAACGTACAGTTTGCCAATCCAGAAAACTTTGATTTAGTTGTTAGGCAAGGTATAGAAACTGGTATAAATTACAATGGATTGACCCTTGAGAAACCCAAACTTTTGTTGACTAGAACTGGATCAGGTACAAATGAGTTTGCAAGGGCTTTGATCAGACAGTTTGAAGAAGAAGGAACACCTTGTGTAAATTCCTCTGAGGGAATTGAGATTGCTAAAGATAAACTTAGAACATCACAATTACTAGTGAGCAATGGAATTCCAATTCCAAATACGATGCTAGTTAGGTTTCCAGTTGAAGTTGATATTGTAGATAGAAATATTGGTTGGCCTTGCATAGTAAAAGTGATTAGTGGAAGCTATGGTGAAGGTGTATATCTATGTGAAAGAAAAAAAGATTTCAAAAAGCTTATGGACTTCACTGATAGTCTAAAAAGTGCAAAAACCTTAATAGTACAAGAATACGTAGGACACCGCCCAGGTGAAGACCTCAGAGTGTTTGTTGTGGGCGGCAAGGTGATTGGGGCAATGAAACGTATTGCTCCAGTCGGTGACTTCCGTGCTAATATTTCAAATGGTGGTCACGGTGAAACATTTGAGGTCACCGACGAAATTGAATACATTGCGAGAGAGACTGCTAGAGTTTGCGGATTGCAAATTGCAGGGATAGACCTCTTGTTTGATGAAAACGGATTTAAAGTTTGTGAAGCAAACTCAGCTCCAGGCTTTGAGGGCTTCGAACGATATTGCAATATAAATGTAGCAGACCACATCGTAGGATTTGTTAACTTCAAGTTAAACGGGTTAACCCGCAATTGACACAAGTAAAATAAGGAACTAAAATGTCAAAGATGTATAAGAGTGAGGCTTCTTCTACGAAGGTAGATCACATTCAACCCATTACGGTTGAAAAACAAATCGAGCTACTTGAATCAAAGATTCGTAGACTAGCAGAGACAGTAGCTAATGTTCAGTCTGAGTTGGGCCTAATGCAGAGGCATTATCGCCGCCAAAAAACTGACATATCTAATTTAAATACTGCTGTTCGCAATAGATAAATAAATTTGTAGCATGGTGCTTGCTCCTTGATAGCGTTAGAGTAGTTGGGATATTGTCGAGACATCCGTGAACTACATTTTTATTTATCTTTGTTATTGACAATGGTTTGATGCTACTATATTATAGATATGTCAATCAGACATTTATGATGGAGAAAAGCTATTTCATTTTATTTAAAATCGGGCACGAATTGGCGCGTTACTTCTAAGGATGCGATGGATTTGCATGAGCATCTTCCAGCAGGCAACTACACGGTTGGTCAGGACATGCAAGGTAATTACGGGCTGGGCTGGTAAAAGAAAATGAACACTACGACGACATGCACGGAATGTGGCAATGGCCACTATGAGGAGTACATCCTCCCGGAGCACCTGGAGGATGTCGGCGGAATTGAGGTGTGCCTGAAAAACACCGTCCACGTGCGTCGCTGCGCTGGATGTGCGGACGAGATGACCATGATCCCGGACATGCGGGGTCTAGTGCGGACGGTGGCTGTGGCTCGTTGCCTGCTGCCGATCAAACTGAACGCGGGTGATATGCGTCTGCTGCGCCGTGCTTTGGACATGACGCAAAAGGAATTTGCCGAGACGATGGGTATCACGGCTGAGACAGCCTCTCGTTGGGAGAAGGATGGGGGAAAGGGTGTGGGTGACTATTCGGATCATCTTGTCCGCCACAACGCCTGCGCCCTGCTGGCTGCCGATGCCCCGGGTGAAGGAAAAGATCAACTACGACTATACTGCCCTGCTTTAGGAAAATAATGACTCGAAATTGGATTGATGACGTAAAGGGTACTATTCCGGAATATGCGGAATCTGTGGCTGAAACGCTACAATACTCCATAGATGATGCGGTAGCACAGTTAGATGAAATAACTGTTCACGGTTGTGCTCTTGCTGCTGCTACCGCAACTGCTAATGGTGGTTTGGCATTTGAAATTTCTATGAATGGTCCACTTTTCGGATCCGACGAAAGAGAAATAGCAAAGAAAGTAGCAGTGCTTCTAGTTATGGAAGCGACATGCATGTCATATCCTCAATATACTGGTGGATTGACCAATGATTGGAATCAACCAAATCACAACGCATATGCTTTTGCAGCAGCCATCGCTATGCAGCACGAAAAATTAATCAATTATTATTCGAGTCTGCTAACAAACGGCGGCATAAATGTTAAGGCAAAATCAGCAATTGTGAAAATTGCTGCTGCGATAGCCGCTATTGGTAAGATTACTTAATACCGATTAGCATAAAACGATTATACCCTCCGTCGGAGTATCTAATTTCTTTCGTCCCCGAAAAAAGATACTTTGATAGAGGGTATTTTTTTGTTAAGGCATCTAATGACTCATTAGGATTGACGCACTTCCAAATATCATCATTGTCAATGGTTACATCACTAGATTGAATACATACAAGTTTTCCGTAATCCAAATTTTCAAACCATTCATTTGTGGACATATGTTCAGGTGAACAGTTGACAACAATATCGAAAGAAGCTAAATCATACGTACTGGCGTCAGCAATGATGTTAGTGACAGTCGAGTCGATACACCAAGCATCGGTGATTCTGTCTGCAATAGGCTTCGTGCTTGCATCTATATCAATGCCCAAAATATGTTGATATAAATTAGGATTGCGTGTAAGAAGCATAAATGATAGTACGTTGTACCAACTACCTAAGATAGCAACTTTTGCGCTTTTAGGGACGTAGGGTTCAAGTTCATTGCAGAGCCAAAGTTTACTTTGAATCTGTCCGTGAGAAAATGCATCGAAATTCATAATCGTATTTATATGCAAAAAAGGCTTGACAACTGTTTTTAGAAGATGTATAAATAAGACTGTAGAGTTGATTGAAACGAAAGTTTGAAAAAACCGAAGTTAAAATTAACGTATTATTAACCAGGACTAAATAAGTTTAATATGAACAACACTTGTAACATATCGATGAAGCAGCATAACCAACTCTGGGGCCAATTAGCCTCATTGTGCGTCGTTGCGGATGCGGTATACCCTACAAGCATTCGCGGTACCTTTAATCTAAGAGAAGGGTTCCGGGATTAGATAAACAGTTCATATAAAACTAGTTTATTTGGTCCCTGGGAATCGAAAGATTTTCAGGGTTTTTTATTAGTTGGAGGCAAGAATCTCTGACAGTTAGGATGAAAGACCTAACACAAGTGCAAGTCGGAACGAGGCTGCAAAGCACTTTAAAAAATGAACGGGCGGTGTTAGGGATGAAATCTGCGGAGGTAACGCAGAAAGTAAAAACTTTCAGTGAAGGGCATTGTGACCCTTCGCAAGTGGGGCAGTCCGAAATGCTGGACAACATATCCTCGCTTGTCAATAAAAAGCTAACTATTATTATATGAAAACATAGGACTTAAACACAGTCACTGGGCTACGAACCTCGTTGAAGCAACACGTCAATGTGTTTTCTTATAATCATAGTATTCGTATATAAATATCAAGTATTATTGTCCCTTCGTCTAATGGTAAGACATCCGTTTTTGGTGCGGATTATCGAGGTTCGAGTCCTTGGGGGACAGCCAAATTATATGCCGTGTTAGCTCATACAACATACCTATTAATAGGCATAAATAACTGAGCTAGGACAAAGCTTATGCACGTATGTCACTGCGGTAAAGAGTTTGAAACGTTCCGTCAATTGAATGGACATAAAAGTGTTCATCGGGAAGGCGGAAGATACTCTATTAGTAGAGGTAGAGCCCGAACAAATATACCTTCGTGTTTGAAATGCGAGAAACAATGTGGCGTCAAGCAAAAGTTTTGTTCTAATAAATGTCAAGCAGAATACCAGTCTGCTGAAAAAATTAAAAATTGGTTGATAACCGGTGCATTTGATAGCATGGGTTTTCCGGCATGGGCGCGCCGAACTTTAATAGCGTTGCATGGAGCCAAATGTCAGTGGTGTAAATTAGAGCAATGGAACGATCTCCCAATCACACTAGAATGTGATCATTCAGATGGTAATCCTAATAACAATCATATAGATAATTTAAGGTTGCTTTGTCCAAACTGTCATAGTCAAACTGATTCCTTTAAAGGAAAAAACAGGGGAAATGGTCGAACGCACCGGTACAAAAATAAGCCGACGTAGCACAGTGGTAGTGCGCAGTCTTGGTAAGACTGAGGTCAAGGGTTCAATCCCCTTCGTCGGCACCATATTACGGATCCTTAGCTCAGCGGACTAGAGCATCGCGCTTCGGACGCGAGGGTCGGCAGTTCAAATCTGTCAGGATTCGCCAAATATAGCATATTAAAGTATGCAGTCATAGCTCAACGGATGAGAGCATCAGACTACGAATCTGAGGGTTGGGGGTTCGAATCCCTCTGATTGCGCCATTTATAGTATTGGTCCTAGGTGGTTTTCCTTGGTGGGAAAGGGTGTGACGTTCGAATCGTCTCTATAGGACTTGGGTGCCCCAAAAGCGGTTTGATTCCGCTAGCCAATACGACTTTATCATGCGCACTTCGTACAATAGTAGTACCGCTGTCTCCAAAGCAGCAGACGTGGGTTCGATTCCAATTAGACCCACCAAATTGCGCATTGCACACCAAAGTTTATGCCCCGACTATCAACTCACTTAGGTGATTATATAATTAGGATTGAGGGCCACCATAATACGGAGTGGGTAAGCAGATAGGATCTGTCTTCGCTTGGAAAGCGAAAGGTACCTTACGGGTATAGAGTTCGAATCTCTAACGCTCCGCCATAAGTTTATGCCCCTATCACGTATGTTTGGTATCCAACACCGAAAGTAATCGAGAGAAAGATAGAGTAGGGGCGACAGTTTATCGTCAGGTCCCGCAGCGGTAGCAGTTTACTAGTGACTGCCGGAGAGAAAATTTCCTGACGGCCAAATTATCAGGGTATAGCTCAGCCAGGTCGGAGCGCTCGTTTTGGAAACGAGAGGCGGAATCGTTCACGCAGGTTCGAATCCTGCTACCCTGACCATTTAACTACGGAGAGTTGACCGAGCGGCCGAAGGTGGCGGTCTCGAAAACCGACGTACTTAGAAATAAGTACCGGGGGTTCAAATCCCTCACTCTCCGCCAAATTTAATTGAGGGTTCGTCTAATAGTAGGATATTTGACTCTGAATCAGAAGATCCAGGTGCGAGTCCTGGCCCCTCATCCAACATACCAGCGAGGAAATATGAAACTGAAAATGTACTGCATCTTCGCTAAAGAAAGCGTAGACAAGATGAAAGGTAATCGCGGAAAGCTTGCTTCTATGGCAGGTCACGCATACCTTCATGCTTATTGGAATGCAGTTAGTCTTGAGGTTTCTTCGGACTGCAATCTTCAAGCAATCCAGTACAAGAACAGTGATCATGCGTATAAGATCACTCTTATTGTTGACACGGTAGCCGAACTAGAAGTGATTCAAGAGGCATACAAGAATGTATGCGGTGTCTCGTTAGTTAAAGACGCTGGGTTCACGGTATTCAACGAACCGACTGTTACTTGTTTAGGACTCGGTCCTATTCGAGAAGACTTGATCGGTGAAGATTTGAAAGCCTTGAAGCTATTCATGTAGAGAGGATACTCTCGTTGGTACCCTGCACAATGGTTCTGACGAGGAAGGGTAGTGTGCAGCTACCCGAGAGATTATGGGGACGTAAGTGGGCTTAACGCCGGGCTGGCAGTTCAGCAGGGAGGGTTCGATTCCCTCCGTCTCCACCAAAATAACTCGGCGGGTGAAGAACACCGTAAGTCCGCAGAATTCATGTTGCTCTAGTGTAGATGGTCTGCACGCGAGACCGAAAATCTCGAGGTTTCGGATCATTACCGAAGGGCAACACCATTTATGTCTCCTCAGGTTCATAGCGTGCTAAAGGCGTCAAGTCGCCGGGAGACACCATTTTTACTGTAGGTGATTATTGCAAGCCCTGCAGAATGAGATATACGGTTGAGGAGAAACTAGGCAGCACAATACTGCTATTAGTAAGCTTTTAAGGGGGTGACGGTCTCTAAAAATGAGGAACCCCAGTAAGTTTTATGCGAGTATGGCGGAATTGGTAGACGCACTGGTTTTAGGTACCAGCGCCGAAAGGCGTGGGGGTTCGACTCCCTCTACTCGCACCAATATATAATGCCCCGATGGTGGAATTGTCCAGGGTATAAATGATGTGGGGGCGTGGCGGAATGGTCTACGCGGCTGTCTCAAAAGCAGCTTCCGAAAGGATTGGGGGTTCGACTCCCTCCGCCCCTACCAAATTAGTTACATACCGGCTTCTGCTTTAAGTGCATCAAGCTGTCTATCGTAATCTTTAGCCCAACCCAAAATAGTCTGTTTTAGTCGAGAGAACACATCTCCTACAGCTTCTTTGATTGGCTTTACTGACATTGCAGGACTTTTTTGAGTCACTGTAACCATTTGCTTTTTAAGCCCCTCTAACACTACGATCAATTCAGGTGTTAGATGCTTCTCTAATTCAGTTAAAATATCTTTGTACTTTGGAGTTCTAGTTTCTTCCGGATCCTTAGTCAACGTAAAGATAAAGCTAAGAGTCTCAACAACTCTAGTGCGAACGGCATCTTCTGCGTCAAACAAATCACTCACATTTTCTTTAGCTTCATCCTTTACGGCAGCTTTAAGATATTTGACTTCTGATTCCAATTCATCAATTCTTGCAAGTTTTTGTGCAAGCTTTGTATATATTTGGCTATTATAGCTCTTAAGTCTAGCAATGACCTTTTTACCGTTAGGTTCGTCCTCGTACTCCAAATTAGGATTACGTGCTTCAAATAGGTTAAGTAGTTTACGAAAATCTGTAGTGTCCATATTCATATTTATCATTATATTCATATTTATCATTAGATAAATAATATGGGAGGATACTCTTATGAAAAAATTACTATGCATCGCTGTGCTTGCGTTAGCAGCATGTACGCCAAATTCAAGTTCACAAGTTGGCGCTGATGGTTATACTTTTAAACAAAAGCAGTACGAGAAGCACGAAGTTACGATTAAGATAGTTACATATAAATCACCTTCGGAATTAAACCGAGTAGTAGCAGGGTATCTCAATAAGAGTACTACGGCATCAGATCATAAAGTAAATTCTACTAACGTAGTAGCATTTAGCCTGCTGCAACCTCCTAGTTATGATACATGCACAATTCACATGATGGATCCTAGCGTGACTTACCAACCAGAGTTTGTTGGTCACGAATTTATCCATTGTATATACGGACAGTTTCACGGCGACAACACAGTAAATAACTAACGCCCTATTAGCTAAGAGGTATAGCAGCGCTTTCGTAAAGCGAAGGTCGGCAGTTCGATTCTGTCATGGGGCACCAAAAAATCTAAGTGTTTAGGTTGCGACATGTTAAATACATTCGGAGAAAATTTCGCATGTATACTGTTTATAGAATTACTAATTTGGTTAACAGCAAAACCTATATAGGAGTTCATAAGACCAACAAGCCAATGGATTCGTATTACGGGAGCGGAACTGCAATAAAAAACGCAATTTCAAAATATGGAAAAGAAAATTTTCGAAAGGAAATTCTTTTAATATCCGAAACCCGAACGGAAGCATATGATTTAGAACGAAAGCTAACCGAAAACTTTAACGAACATTCAAATTATAATATGAGATTGGGCGGAGTGGGAGGGTTTACCAAAGAGAGCGCCCTTAAGGGCGCTCTGGCAAGGATAGAAAAAACAACAGTAGAAGAACGCAGTCTTCTGGCCAAAAAAGCTTATTTAGAGTACGTCAGCAGAATGACGGAGGAAGAATATAGTTCCTATACGAACGCCATGCGAGAAAGAGCTAAAAAGGCGGGTTAGCGAATAAAGGTAAACCAAAAAATACGGATTCAGTTGAACACCAAGAAGCCAACAGAAAAAGATCATTAGCCTCTAAAAACAAAGTCAGAATAACTAACGGAGTGATTAACAAATCAATTTCGCCATTGGACGAAATTCCTATAGGATATAGAAAAGGTCTAACTCGTCGCAACCATAAAGAAAATAAAAAACCCGGTTGACAATTTTTTTATATCTGTTATGATAAAATTAAAGAAATATGCCCGTATAGCTCAGTGGTCAGTAGCGCAGGTCTCATAAACCTGGGGTCCTAGGTTCAAATCCTAGTGCGGGCACCATCATCTAAGAGGTACTCAAATGTCAGTTGCATGGAAAAAGATTCAACAAGAATTAGTGAATCTGTATTCGCAAGATCGTAGAGAAATCCTGCTGATGGTATCAGGAGGACCCGACAGTATGTTCATGCTAGATTTCTGCAATAATGCAGGCATCGGTTTTACTGTCTGTCATTTTCAGCACGGTATTCGAGACAACGATTATCTCGACAAGGAACTCATTCAGCAGTTTATTCAGGATAAACAGATTCAATGTAACTTTGTCGTTGGTTACGGAAAGGATCTCAAAGATTCTTCCAACCTTGAAGCAGAGGCCCGCAGTCAGCGTTGGGAGTTTGTGCGTAACTACAGAAAAACTCTTGGTAAAGAGGTTGTAGCGGTAACTGCACACCACCTCAATGACAATATCGAACAAGTGTTTTTGGACCTGATGCGGGGCGCCGCTCATTCGAATCTTGGACTTGCTAAGTTTAGATTTGACGAAAGCCTAGAATTTTTTAAATGCAAACCATTTCTTACGGTTCCGAAGTCTGTTATTTTAGAACAGTGCAATCGGCGCGGTATCCCCTTCATTGATGATATCACTAATCAAGACAATCACCATGAAAGAAATTGGTTGAGAAATGAAATCATTCCACAACTGATGAGTCGTAGAAATCTAGAGAAATCTATGCTCAATGCGTTAATTCACAACTATTGAAAGATAAAATACAATGACTAAGAAGACCGCGCTTGAAAAGGATTTGGACAAGCATACAAAGCTGTACGTGTCGCATACAGTCGAAGAAATGAAGCGATTGAGGCATTGGTTTGCCGGTTTTTCTGCTGCTGGCGGAAAGCTTCCGGCATGTGAACAAAGTTTTAGTGCCTGCCAAAAGGCACAAGTTATTCTTGACGACTATCTGGCCCTTATGGAAAAATACGGACCTAAATCCTAAATAAAATATGCCTAGGTGGCGGAATTGGTATAGCAGCGCTTTCGTAAAGCGAAGGCCGGCAGTTCAATCCTGTTCTAGGCACCAAATACGATTTACCTATAGAAAAATAATTACCTAAATTAGGTACTTAAATAGTATATAGGAGAAACTCATGAACACTAATACTAAACCTAATCGCAGAGCGGTCATCACTGACATAGATGGATATGTAGTGCTTTGCTACGAAAACGAAATTCTTAAGCGTACAATCGATCTTAAGGACAAGTCAATCTACTATGCAGAGTCCGCCGCCGAAAATTGGGAATCAGGTATTCTCAACGAATAGTCTATAAAATGGTTGACGCCGTTCGCCCATTTTGTTATATTAACTCATAAGATGAATTGAAGAAATTTCAAGGATTGAACATAGGGTTCAATAGAGAGAATGAACATATAGGATAAATACAGAAAAATAGGAGCAGTTATGGCGATTCTAGCCTTGGACGTTTCGGGTATTCCCCGAACTTGGGTATCTAACGACGATGCAATTTCTTATCACGCGAAGGGTCTTGTGGCCTGGTCGCTAGGTTCGGTAGTTGCTCGTTATCGTGGTGGCACGAGAAATGACGGTACCCAAAGCTATCTTGAAACTCCGAGTATCATCGCCATTAAGGGCACTGGTTTCGACTTCAAGAAGCACACGCATGTTATTCTGACGAACAAGACTTTGTTCGCTCGTGACCGTAGCGTCTGCGCCTATTGCGGTGATCATCACACGAGTCATCAATTCTTGAGTCGTGATCACATCAAGCCGCGGTTTCTTGGTGGCGAAGATGAATGGATGAACGTCGTAACTGCTTGTAAGCCTTGTAACCAAAAGAAGGGTTGTAAGACGTTGAAGCAGGCTGGTATGGAGTTGCTGTACGTACCGTACGAACCGTCACATTATGAACATTTGGTTCTCCAAAACCGCAGCATCCTTGCTGACCAAATGGATTACTTGATGTCCGGTATTCCAAAACACAGTAGAATTAGACTATATTTTTAATTTGCGACAGCGGTCGAAATGCCAAACTTGCATTCCTGATCTTTTACCGATCTTTTTGCAATGCGGGCACTCGACAATAACCTGAGATTCAAGTGCGGCTTGCTTCTTTCGAAGTTTTGCTGTACTTGAATCTTTTCTACCGAAGTTTGGATTTGCAGGTCCAATTTTACCGAACATAGGGTTTTTAGCCCCAGACATGTCAGCGTGATTATCGCTCATCTTCTGTTTACGTTCTTCGGTGTGTTTTACACCAAGTAATGCGTTAGCAATGTTTTTCTTACGCTCAACAGAGTGTGGTCCTACTTTTCTCCCTGTTAGCGTCGTGCTAGTTTTATCTCGTTGCGCTATAGATATAACTTTCCCTTTTTGTGAACATCCTATTTTCTTTTTGTGGTTTTCGGTTTTTTTCTTTCCTTTATGTGACGGAGGTTTGCCTCCTCCCGGTACTAAATTGTAGACATCGGACCTCATTATAAATGATTCATTAACTATTTCAGTTTCCTTAGACAACGCATCATGTTCCGTAGTAAACACATGTAGCGTTTCTCGTATAAATTTGTATCGCCCGTATTTCTTTATAGCCTTTAAGATACCTTTACCGCTACCTAAATATCCATCAAATGCGAAGGGGTCACTTTCTTGAAAATGATAACCCACGTAGATTTTGTTGTTGACAGTGTTAGTAGTTTTGTATATAATGTGAAACATGATTTATTTATCTAATCAATATGAGAATCTAATTTATGGTGTTTAATATCATTCCCTAGTAGCACAGTTGGTAGTTGCGTCGGACTGTTAATCCGAATGTCGTTCGTTCGAGCCGAACCTGGGGAGCCATTCTAACGGGGTGAGAGCCGTAAATAACTCCGCATAGGGTCATGGTTAACTCTATATTATTTAAGTTCGGTAGTGTAGTTAAACGATCAATAAATAGCAAGGCTGTCAGCGTTGACTAGTGTACTCTAGAGACGGCAAGAGCGGGTGAAGAATCGTCACTCCCGCCCGAACTACTCATCGTGTTTCTTAAGTAGTTCATGAATATCAGAATGAATAGCTTTGATTTCCTGTAACTCTTTTAATAAAGTTTCGTGATCTTCGTCTGCTCTTTTTTCTGTTTTTTCATTTAAGACCGCTTGACCTACCATAATTATACTAAGTAAAACTAACTGCAAGAAAGTCTGTGCTATCCAACTTATCAGAGTAGCGACCCCACCCTTAATAGCTTCGGGTAAACTGATAAACGCTATAATAGCAAAAAGGTAAGCACACCACATTGTGGCTACAGAATTTGTAATGAGTATGGCTATTGTCTTGTTGATATCATTTATTTTGTCAACAATAGGTTTTATATTCATTAGCTTTCCTTTTACGTATTTATAAATTTTCATGCATGGAACCATGCATATATACATGATAATGCCGGTATAGCTCATTCGAAAAATACGTAAAATACGCCCTTATAGCTCATCGGTAGAGCAGCGACCTTGTAAGTCGAAGGCAGGGGGTTCAATTCCCTCTTGGGGCACCATTTTTGCTCGTTTTCATATTTGAAAGATAAATAATTATTAATTAATAGAAAGTTTCAAAAATGAGTATGAGTAAAGCAGAATAGGCGGATTATAATCCGCTGCAATAACACTGCAAAAAAGCAAGATCGGATAAACTTGTATACAATCGATCCTAAACGGTGTATACATTGTAGTCAGATTTTAAAATATGAACATCGTCATAGATTGTTTTGCAATTCGTCTTGTTCTGCTGCCTGTAATAATGCTAAAAGAAAAATAATTTATACAAATATATGTGTTTACTGTAATAATAGTATTTCTAGTAAGGGCAAATATTGTAATAATAAATGTCAAAATGATCACATTTTTTCTTTAAAAATTAAACAGTGGTTAGATGAAAACCAAGCACCCGGGTTAGGTGCTATCCGTCGATACTTAAAAGAAACATTTGGTTATAAATGCACAGAATGCGGAATCAGTGATTACAATTCTAAACCTATAACATTAGAACTAGAACATAAAGACGGTAATAGTGATAACAATGCATTAGAAAATCTTTGTTTGCTATGTCCCAATTGTCATAGCCAAACACCTACTTATAAGGCCAAAAATAAAGGTAACGGTAGACACACTAGAAGACAACGTTATGCTGAAGGCAAAAGCTACTAATCCTTGGTGCCGGCACCAAACAAAGATAAATAGTCACGTAAGGAGACTCTTATGGCTAATTTTTTAAATATTTTTTCAGAAGCTAAAACAGAAGAAAAAAAGGCAATTCAGCTAGTAGATACGTTCGTAGAGGAAGTAGAGACTGACGCAAAGATTTTATTTGAACGGTCACGAAAACTTGCGATTGAAACCAATGCAGAAGTTAGTTTACTTAAAACACAGTTACAAGATGCATTGAAAAAGTCACGAGACGCGCACCAAGAAACAATTAATCAAGGTGCCCGAGCAATTGCAGATGCGGAAGCTGAAATTGCAAAGTTTAAGCAAATTATCATTGCACATACTTCTGATCTTGCAGCACAAACGGCTCAAATTCAAACTTCGGAACCAACCTAATTCTACTGTAAAATATCATCGAGAATGATCAAGTCAAGGGTTCAGAACCCTTGACTTTTTCTTTTGATAGTATAGAATAAGAAAACGATAAGAGATTAGTTAATGGCTCCATAGCTCAGCGGATTAGAGCCTGAACCTATTCGCGCCATTGTGTACAATATATGTCCCGGTCGTTTAATGGATAAGACAAGAGTCTTCTAAACTCTGAATGGGAGTTCGATTCTCTCTCGGGACGCCAAAATATAACTTGACACAGAATAAAAATTGTGTCATAGTAGAAAACTAAATACTTTTACGAAATACAAGGGGACATAGCTCATCTGGTAGAGCGACTGGTTTGCATCCAGTAGGTGGCGGGTTCGAGTCCTGTTGTCTCCACCAATATTAGGGTCTGCTACGGGATTAATGTAGCAGAGCAATTGAGAGGGAAAA